AGGAATTGATATTGATTTTACTCGTACTTCAGAGGGCTTAAAAATTAGTTAGGCTTCGGCGATTTAGTTATATAATGAGTTAAGAGATATTGATGCTGTTGCATCGTAGATTGTATTTAATTAGTTGAATGAATCATTACAAGAAAGTAATGAGCATTATAGAACATCTACAGATATACTTGCTAGAATATAGTATTTGTCTAATGAAATTAATAGTTCAAATAATACAACTACTGATGCTCGTATACAGCAATATAGAGAAGAGTTGGAATTGGCTAGAGAAATTTTAGCAGTGCGTTCTACATCTGAAGATGATTCATTTAACTTTATGTCAGGTAATATTCCGGGTGCTCAAAATAATCCATTAAATTATGCTAGAGATTGGATGTCAGCATTCACATTAGTTAGAGATGCTTTTAAATCCTCTAAGAGTAATAAAGATGTTGGCTTTATTGATTATGAAAGTTGGTATAATATTGCTAATGAAATTAATAATTTAGCCGCGTTAAGTGGTCCAATTTAGGTTGGTGCTTTACGTTTTGATGGTAGTTTAGAGAGTGCTGCGGCCGCAATTGAAGCTGGTTGTAATGCACTTGAAACTGTTAGTACTGGTGAATTAAAAGTTAATTTAATGAATGTTGGTATTGGTATTTCATCTGGCGCTGATTTAATGAGCGATGGAATAAATAGCGGTATTTAGGCTGTTGCTGAAGCATAGATAAGAATGCTTGATGGTCTAATTAGTATGATGGAATTAATTGTTGCTATGGAAGAACTTGGAGATATTGACGTTGAAGGCAATGGTATTGATTTTAGTGATTTATTTGCTTTAGATGATAATAACCGTCGTGATTATGATCATTTTGCTGAAACTTATGAAACAATGAGACAGAATATTATTAATATGATTACTGAAGGTAGTGAAGAATATAATCAAGACTTAGCTAGAATAGCCAATAGCACTCAAATAGGAAGATTTACTTTAGCTCGAATATTTGGGATGGATGAAGCAACGTTACGAGAAAGCTTAAGTGAAGGCGAACAAGCCGCGTATGCAGCAATGTTAGAAGCTTTATATAGGGCCGCAATTTCTGGAGATTATGATTTAGATCATATTTATGAAAGTATGAGAGAGATTTTATAGGATTCCGTACCGAACGGAGGAATAATTTCACTCACGATTGGTGATATTACTTATAGAATTGGGGCTAATTCAATTGCCACCATTGATTGGAGTACTGATAGCACTTAGGCAATTGTTGATGCTTTTGCGCGAGATAAAGGAATAACAGACCCTCAATAGGCTTAGCAAGAATTATAGTAGTTAGTTGAAACTCAAGGGCCTATTGATGTTGGAGATTTAAAATATGTTTACGCCTTGGAAAATAAAATACAATTAAATGCTGATGGTCAAATTGATGCAGTTTAGGTAAATGGGCGTTGGATAAGAAGAAATAATTCTACTGATTTTACAGCGGCAATGGTTGATTTTGCTCTTGAGTAGGTTAATTTAAGTCGTGGATAGAATGAGTATGCGTTAGAGAACGGTATTGCCACCATGCAAATTACAATGGGGGAATCAAGCGTTGCAGTTTAGGTAGATACTAATACTTTAGCGGTTAAGTATCGTTCGAGCGATGGCGCATGGTGTGATAGTTAGGATGAATTTTTAAGTCATGAATGGGATTATTATTAGAAAACTACTCCAGAAAACGTTCGATTAACACGAGATCAATTTATATATCAAACTTTTGGTATTCCGCTTTCTATTACGCCACAATTTACCGTTCGTAGTAATGGTAGTGTTATTGATAGTAATGAGATAGCAAATAATCAAGCATTATAGGATACGTTACGTGATATTTTTAACCGCGGGCGTGAAGGTATTGCACAATATTTCCGTGCTAATATGCATAATAATTAGAATGGAAGTTATACTGTTGATTTAGGTGATTTTGCTTATACTTTTAATGCAACAGGTGATGAAGCAGCTGCGCGGGCTTTTGAACAAATGCTTGGTCGCAACTTTGGAGTAGATACAGATTTATTAAATACTATTACTCGCGGTATCGTTGATGCTAGTAGCTCTATAATTAATGAATTATCTGATGTTGATCCAGAAGGATTAGAAGGCGCAGCCGCCGCCTTACAGAGTATATTACAAAGTTTAACTGGTATTTCTAATATTGATTATGCGGATATTCTTTCACGGTTATCACTTATTAGTGGTACGAGTACGGAAGTACAAGGAGCGAGCACGGAAGCGCACAGGGCGCATGCGCCTGCTGATGAATATGAGATAACTCATGGGAGGTCTTCTGAAACACCGCCTGAATCTCCTAAACAAAATATTAAAGCACACGCAACTGCTATAGCACGTGTGGAAGCGGAACAAGCGGCTAGATAGCGTGCTATAGATGCTGCAGTACAAAAAGCTGCAGAAGAGGCTCGTGCAAGACAAGCTACTACAAGTGCATTAGCAGAAGTGGCCGATGCACCGGATTCAATTTTTGTTACATTTGAGCCTGCTGAAGATAATGCTGGTGATGATTCATCTCCGTCAGATACAACAATAGAAGTTGGCGGTGTTTATTCAGTCGATGACTTAAGAGCTGCTGGTTTTCAATATTAGGAAACTACCGGTTCTTATGTAAATCCAGGAGAAGGTCTTTTTACTATATATGATGCCTCAACTCAATTATAGCGCGTAATAGCATTTGCTACTGACGCTGTTGGTGACGCTACTGACGCTGTTGGTGACGCTACTGACGCTGTTGGTGACGCAGAAGAGCCGGCTGCTCCTGCTGAAGAGCCTGCTGAAACTCCTCCTGAAGAATAGTAGATTAAATTAAGTGATTTATTTGACATAAATAGTCGCGGATTTCAACTAGATCAACAATATTATGAAGAGAGACAAGTTAATCTTTTAAGCGGGTTAGAATATGAACTAACGATACCTCTTCGTGGCGATAGCACAGAAACTTTAGCAGATGCAATTAGCAGTTATTTTTCTGGTTAGATTAATTTTGAATAGTTATAGGAAAAAATGATACCTGCACATAGCTTTGATTTAATGGATTATATTACTTATTATGCTAATAATGTTGGAGCAGATCAATCAATTTCTATAGAACGTATGGAAGAAATAGTAAAAGACATTTAGGCAGCGTTCGAAGGAATTAATATAGAGGGTGAATATAATTATTTTAATCCAGATATATTTGAAAATATAGGTTCTGATGCTGATGCCGCGTCATCTGGTATTCAAAAGTTATCTGCTAATTTAAAACAATTAGTAGCTAAACCATATAATTTCCATGCAACTGTAAGTGTACGATTTGATACTGACTCTAAGGGCGCAGCGGTTGTTAGTGGCAGAAACTAGTCTTTCTCCATAGGCGGTGCGTTGGCAAAAGGTACTTCAACTCTTATGGGTGAATTGGGTCCTGAAATGGTAGTTTCAAATGGTAGTTATTATTTAGTTGGCCAAAATGGTGCTGAATTTGTAGATTTAGCGGATGATGCTATAGTATTTAATCATTTACAAACTGAACGTTTGTTAAGAAGTGGTTCTGGCAGTCGCGGCAAGCCTATTACAAATGAGCGCAATGCCGTTTCATTTGCGAAAGGTAATACTTCTGGTCCTGCTATGGCTAGCGCTTCTTCCGCACTAGCAGCATTAAAGCAATTACGGGCTATGTGGCAATCATTACTTAATTCTTCTTTAACTGACCTCGCTCAACTTGGCGGTGGAGGCGGAGGTGGCAAGAATAAGGATGCCGGCTTTGTAAGAGATCTTGAAAGATGGTATAATTTATTAAGACAAATTGCTGATTTGGAAAAAGATATTACACATCAAGAAACATTACGTAAGAAATTAGAATCTGATCGTATTATTGATGGTAAAGCTTATTATAAGAGTCAAAAAGAGTCATTAAAATTATTAGATGATGAAATGACTAGATAGCACGAATTAGCATATTTATAGGCAGAATATTATGAGAGAAGGCAAGAAGAGTTAAAAAATTCTAAACTCAATACTATATTTACCTTTGATGAAAATGGATTATTACAATTAGTAGAAGATTAGACCTATACATTTGGACAAGGAACTAAATATGAATTTACTGGAACTGGTTTTGAAGCATTCTCTAAAATTTATGAACGAGATGCCGATACTGGTGCGCCAATATATACTGCTGAAGAGCAATATGAAATGGCTAAAGCTTTTGGTTGGGAAGAATATATGAAATATGACTCTTCTGGTAAAGAAATTGATCTTTCCAAGGATGAAGGTTATGCTAATGCAGTAAAAGCTTTAAGTGATAAATTTGACGGTACTTAGAAAGAATTTGAAGAACTTTATGATGAACGTAAAGATTTGGATAAGGAACTATTAGAAAATGCTAATAAACGTAATGAAGTATTATAGAAGATTGTTGATAATCAAGTATCATTAGAAAATCATATTTTAAGTGCTATTGAAAATATGCGTCAACGTATTATTGATAATGCTAAAAATGAAAAAGATGCTATTCAAGAATCTGCTGATAAGTTCTTAGATGGATTAAATAATTCCTTATAGAAAGAACGTCAGTTATATGAAAATTCTTAGAGTGATAATGAGCTTAATAGAATGCGTAGACAATTAGCAATACTTCAACGGTCTGGCGGCTCTGCTTCTCAAATTCGGTCACTATAGCAAGATATTGCTTCTCGTGAACAAGACCAATATTTCAATGCATAGCAAGAATAGATTGATGCTATTCAAGAGGCTTCTAATGCTGAAATAGAACGTTTAGATCACGAAATCTCTATTATGGAAGAACAGCTTGCTTATGAGAAAGAGCACGGGTTATTATGGAATGATGTTTACGTTGTAATGCAACAAACACCAGAAGAAATTGAGTAGTTTTTACTTACAAATTCTAAGGATTTAGAAGGTAAGTCAACTCTTCAAATTGCTGAAGATTTAAGATCGCTTAGATCTGAAATTGAACAATGGGTTAGTCGTAGAGATGATACTGAAGATGTTGTTGCGGCAGAACCTGAACATAATTGGGACACATATTATCCTGCGGCTAAAAATAACTTCAATTTAAATGAAGAAACTGATGCAGAAGTAATTGCAGAAGCCAAATAGGCTTATGAGGAACGATATAATGAAACTGGTGATGAAACTTAGGCTGCTGCCGCAGCGGATGCTGTATTTAAAGCACGGCTTGGTGATCGTAGAAATAATAATATCAATAATGAAAATATGAATGATGATAATTCTTCATATGGTAATGGTAATGGTAATGGAAATACTGGTATAATTATTTTGCATAGAAAAGCAAAAAATGGGGCAACCACTTTTCTGATATTACTTTATAGAGAAAAGCTGGGACATCAATTAATTTTCTTTCTATAGCATTAGCAAATTAGCCACAGGGATATGGTTTGGTATTTGTTACTCCTACTGGTGAAAAAAGAGTAGTTGGGGGTCGAACTTTGGTTGGTACTGGTTATTATATGCCTAACAATGCAATTATTACTACCAATACTAATGCTACTACAGACACCAATGCTAACAATACTTCTACATTATATTCAAAATAGGATTATAGAAAAAGTAAAGCATTTTCTTCTGGTGGTCTTGCTGATTATACTGGTCTTGCAATGGTTCACGGCACTCCGCAAGATCCGGAAGCTTTCCTTAATGCTGAAGAAACTCATATGTGGCGCGACAAAATACTTGGCGGTAACAGTGGTTCTTTAACTTCTATGTTAATCGACTTTTAGAATATGATGGCTGGTATGGTTAATTCTGAAGACTATAGTGGTATTGGCACTGGTTCTGGCATTAATATTGAAAACGCAACTGTTAATATGAACGCGACAATCTCCAATGACTACGATGCTCGTCGTGCGGCGGACACCGTAATGGAAGAAATGGTACGCATTGCGCGTAAAACAACCGCACAACAAGCAAGGAGGTAATGGAGTATGAGTAATTTAATCGGCCACGAAGAGTGGTCTAATAAGCCAGCCCATACTTAGGTTTACCTAGCAACTCACGATGGGGCAGACAAACGTCTGCCCCATCGTGAGCGTTCTTTTATAAGTTTTACTTATGGCGGCAAACATATTGAAGATTTTTCACTTATTGCTACTATAAATGGAGATAGGATGGAACGCTAGTTGTATGGTGAATTTAATGATTTAACATCTACTTATGATGTTATAGATGGACAATTTTATTGGGGCAGTCATTTTAATAATAATACATTAAGTTTATAGTTATCTACTGATGAAATAACTGAGTAGAAACTATAGGAATTTAAAGCGTGGTTTAGACCAGGCCCGGGTAAAGAATTGATATTAGCAGAATATCCTAATAGAGGTATTATTGCTCGTGTTAGTAAAGCACCTGAATATCATATGTTGCCTTTTGAAAAAAGAGTTTAGCAAAAATTTAATAATATTATATATGAAGTTAGTACAACTGTATATCGTGGAGATATTAATTTAGAATTTATAATGGATGACCCATTTTGGTATTCTATTTATAATGTTTTACCAACTTATGGGCAGGATGGCGCAGAAGACTGGTTTAAAACATTGGGGATAAATTTAACTGGCGATGCAGCCGCCAATTCACTAATGGCTAATAAAGACTATTTAAAAATTATTTTAGAAGATGGTGTTCCTGCGCAAGAGATGTTTGATAATGTAACATAGCTAATTACTGGTAATATAAAAAATAATGTTAGTACACATCCTAGGGTTGGCGGTGGCAATTATAGTGGAACTGTTGTTAAAGTTGGTGATAGATTATTTAGTAGCAGTTTAATTATTACTTCTAATAATAATCTTCCAAGCGCTTATTTATATTACGCAGGAAACGCGCCAGCGCCAACCGCTCTTTCATTTGAAATTACTCCTCAAATTGATACTGTAAATGGTAACTATATTAGTAATCCATTAAATAAATTATATAAACAAGCATACGAAAAAAGCACAGGAACAACTGTTAATTGGCCAAATTATAATAAAATTGTAGTTGGAAAATAGGAATTCTAGTTTACTACTCCAAGTATATATACCGGATATAATTAGGCTTTAAGTATTATTAGTTCTTGTGAAATTGGTGAATCAATTGTAGATATTCGTATTAAATTAATTGAGGGTGTTAATGAATATTACAGCCGTGCTTTTGCTTTAGGTACTCTTGAATATTTAGCTCAAAATAATGTTAGTGTAGTAGATTCTACTACTTCAAATATTAAAGGTAATTTTAAACAAGCGTTTAGTTTATAGATGAAGAAATTTTTAGTAGGTCCATCTGGAAATACAATTTCTCCTGCTACTTTTACTTTTGATTCTAAAACAGGGATTGCCACCGGTACTTTTAATATATATGAATATGATGATAATTTAGACGTAGTTTCAAGTGGTACTCATCAAGAAAATGTTGGAGATATGATATATAATAAATACTTATATTTAGATGAAACAAATCGTTATAATGATGTAGGAAAAATTACAACAGAAGAGTGTACTCCGATTTCTACTGATTATCCTACAGCATTAAATAATTTTGATATTCAGTATAAACATATGTATTTATAATGAGTAAAAGGAGGAGACTAAATAATGAGAATTGTACGTGATTATGAAGTCTCTATATGGACGCTTCAGGACAGTTTCATAACTGTCCTGAAGCCCTATGGTATAGAGCTAAAGGGGCAAATACAAGATCCCGATTTAAAAATAGTAGATGATGGTACTTTAGAATTTACATTTAAATTGCCTATGTATTATTCATTAAATGATACTATTTTACAAAATCCATTATGGGCTAATATTATAAATGGTGTTATTATCGCCAATATGAGAAAAGCCAAAATTATTTTTAAGAAAGATATAAGGCCGAAAGTATATGAATTTCTTATTACTAAATTGACTGAAAAGCACGAAAACGATTAGTTAATGTGTGAAGTTACTTGTGAGGGTTTGGCTTTCCACGAACTTGGGAAAATTGGTTATAAAATCGCGCTTGAAGCTGATGACTTAATTGAAGAAAATTATTAGTGGTTTAAAGGAACTGTAGAATATGCTGATAATGAACCTGTAGGTATACGCGGAGAAGATGGTAAATTATATCCTCTTGAAGAACCTCGTGGTACTTTATAGTATTGGAATGATAAAGTATTTAAGTTGTCTAATGGGAATTGGAAATGGAATTGGACTTACGAAATTAATATGAATTATGCCAATAATCCAGGTAAACAATTCGATATTCATAAAGTATATGAAGATAATTATGTATCATCTTGGAGTTATGATTAGGCAAGTAATCTTGTGACAGCAATGGCATATGAAGATGCGTAGGAAAAGGAACGCACTGTTGATTTGACAGAAAGTAATGTGTATAATTTAACATAGGATTTGGCGAAAGAATTTGGGGTCTTTTGCCGCTATGAATATGAACACGACGATAATTTTCATATTTGCGGCCGCAAGGTTATCTATTACAATAACTTTATAATGGAAGAAGAAGGCGCGATTGATATTACTTATCCTTATAATGCTAGTACAATAAGTCGTGAAAGTGATAGTACTGATTTAGTAACTAAATTATATATTTAGAGTGATAGTAATGATGATAATGGAGAACCTATTACTATTGTTAATTCTTCTGCTAATAAAACAAGAGAAGATTATATATTAAATTTTGATTATTTGTGGTAGGTTGGCGCTATTACTCAAGAATAGTACGTGGCCGCAAGATAGTTTGAAACAGATATATATAATATTAATATGGCGTTAATTCCAATTCAAAATTAGATTATAGCTTTAGAAGATGAATTACCAGAACTAGAAGCAAAGGAAACTACTCTATAGCGTTCTATTAATTTAGATTAGGAACGCATTGGAGCGGCGGATGATTTATTAAATGCTTTAACCGATAATACTGGTATTTTACACGTTACAGCCGATAATCCTAAGATTCATACTATTATTACCTCTAAAGAATCAGACGGTAGTATCAAAACTTATATTACAATTACGGAATTAGGAATTATTTTTTCTACTTTAAAAGTTTATAAGGAATATAATAATTCAACCCATATTCTTTCAACATAGTATACTGTTTCTCCAAAATATGATGAATTTTAGAATTTAACTGAAATTTATAATTTTGTAGGATTTAATCCAAATTTAAATGAATCTGCTCGTGTATATATGACATATGATTATGAGCCGCATTTATATTATGAGCGAGTTAAATAGATATGGCGTCAAAGGATGAATGAAGATAATAGGCAATTAGAAGAAGTAAAAGATAGATTAGCAGAAATTCGTTCATTACTTAATGGCAATGAAGAGTAGGAGACTATTGGTCTTTATGCTCAAGAAGAAGCCTTATTAACAGAAAAATCATTAACTTTATCTAGATTTGAGCGTATTATGGGTGCGGCTTTGCGTGAAGGTTATTGGCAGCCGGAAAGTTATAATGATTATGGTGATAAACATTTAAATAATTATAGTTGCTAGAATGTTATAGCTTATATTGATACTAACAATAATAATACTAAAGAAAATTATTTAGATGAAAATAATGATACTGCGGTAGAAACAAAATTTATTTATGATTAGGAGCCATTTGATGGTGAAGCATTAAGTTATACTAAATCATTTACAATAGATGATGGGCCAAATATTTATTATCCTTGCATTAAAATTACTGGTCAAATTTTAGATTTTGTACAAGCACATCCAGATGATTTTAGTATTATTTTTTATGACGTAACTGATTTGGATGCTAATCATAGAACCGATGTATATAGAAAAATATACCATATTGGTTCATAGTGTGAGTATGGCTTTATTAGAGAAAATGATACAGCTATTCCTGTAATTATTGTTACAGGTGCCATAAATGATAATCTTACAAATATACAATTAAAAAGTATGGTTGGTGAAGTGAGCGGCGCAGATACCTGTTTAGCAGTTATTGATCCATTAACCGCAACTGTTGAGGAAGCTAATGGAAATCGTATTATTCAATCAGTTTCTAATAGTGATTGGTGCTCTTATACTTTAAGATCTAATAGTAATTATAATATTAATGAAAATGATGCTAGGGATGCAACAATAATTGTTTTTAATACAACAACTATGTTATATCCACGTATTCAAATTAATAGTTTAAATTTAAGAACAGATAATGATGAAATTTTAGTTAAATATAATGATAATAATTTAGTAAATTATGAAGATTACTAGTTACTAATTAGAGATAATAGTTATTATATTACTTTAAAACCCGAGATTTTTGCGCGTTATGGATATAATGGAAGTGGAAAAATCTAGTATATAACATCAAACGCAAATACAATGATTTATTTAGATGCTTTATAGGTTAGTAAAGAAAATTCGCGGCCAAAAGTATCATATTTTGTGACTGTCAATGCAGTTAATAAAAATTTTATTGATGAAGCTTATAATTATTTGGGATATATAGCTCATATTAATGATAGAGAATTAAAATTTGAAAATGTTCAGGGTTATGTATCAGAGCTTCATTTAAAATTAGATAAGCCTCAAGAAGACGAGGTCACAATTAAAAATTATAAAACCAAATTTGAAGATTTATTTACTACAATAGTGGCATCAACTGAATAGATGCAGAAAAATTCAACTACTATTGCTAATGCTGGTGCAATATTTAATGCGCAAGGTGAATTAATTGCTAGCTCATTAGAAAAGAGTATTATGAAAGTTAATTTACAAGATGCTTTCTCGAAAGGTACACTTACTTGGAGTGAGACTGAAGGTATTTGGGCCATAAGCGATAGTGGTGTTGTTGCTATGAGTGGCGGTGGTATTTTTACTGCAACATAGAAGAATGCTGATGGTACTTGGCAATGGAATACTGGTATTATTCCTTCTGGTATTAATGCTAATTTAATTACTAGTGGCCAGTTAGATACAAATAGAATCAAGGTATATGCTGGCGACGAATTAAGATTCTAGCTTAATAGTGATGGATTGTTTGCTTATCGAACAGTATTTGATATGTAGGATTATTCAGAACATTTTGAAATAAATAATGATGGTTAGGATGCACATATAGTACAAAATGGAATTGATTATAATTAGTATGTTGTTCATAATAGTCAAGGATTATTCTTAACGGCAGGTGTTGGCGCGCCAGTTGGTTATAAAGATAATGCTTTAATTCGTGTATCAGCTAGTGATTATTTTTATAGCGAGCCTGGATAGCATACATCAAGTGAAATTAGTGCAATTAAACAAATAGATCGTGTTGCTATTAGTTGGGACGGATTAACTTTAAGAAATTATGAAGGTAGAAAAGTATTTTATGCTGATCCTGATACTGGTGATTTAAAAATTGAAGGTCGAATTACTGCTACTGGTGGAACGTTTACTGGTGATATTGTTGCTACTAGTTTTATATTAGCTAATAATGAAACAGTAACAAGTTAGCTGAATAATATTATTGCTAATTCGTCTACAATTGGAACTATTAATAATAATATTGCAGCGATTAATGCTATTAGCGCAGTTATACACTATGCTATTCATACTTCCGGAATTAATTATCCAACTGATAGTAGTGCTTGGAAAACTACAGTTTAGTAGACTACTGATGCAAAACCTTGGTTATGGACAAGAACAACTACAACCTATAGTAGTGGCTCAACTTCTCAATCATATTCCGTGTCTTATAAAGGAAAAGACGGGGCTAATGGTAGTCAAGGAGAAGCAGGACAAGCAGGAACTTCTGTAGTTTCAATTACTCCGTTATATTATTTAAAAAAGGCTGGTAGTAATAATGCTGTTCCTTCCGCTCCTACAATAAATAATAATATAACAATAGAAACTACTGATTAGGGGGCAAATCATTGGACTATTGTTATACCAGCTTATCCAAATGATGGTAATTTATATTATTATTTTAAATGCGAAAAAACTGAATTTTCTTCTGGCAACCCACAATTTTCAACTGTAACAGTTGATTACGGGACAACATACGCCATAAATACAGCTACAGATGCAAGTCAAACAGCGGCGAGTGCCGCTTCTGCGAATGAAGGAATGTCGGCATATGGTATTGTTGGACGAAATTCAACTGTTTGGACAAATAAAGATGCAAATGGATGGCCAATATGGAATAGTACATCATATGGTTTAATTCTTGGTAATAATTCAAATTATCCATTATTAATTGGTTCTAATAGTGGAATTACAATCGCTAGCGTTAAACCTAATTATACTGGAACTAATAGTAGTGGAAACGCAGCAGTAGTACTAAATTCATCTGGTATAGGATTACGAGGAGCTACTATTTCGTTAAACACTTCTAATAATGAAAATGTTTTAGCGTTAGGAACTGCTGGTATTACATTAGCTTCAAATGCTGGTATTTCTTTAAGTAGTGGTAATATAAATTTAGCAGGTGGTAATATTGCTCTTAGTGGCGGCAGCATTGCATTAAATGAGTTACATTAGGATACTACAACTAATAAATGGGCAAAAGAAGAATTTAATTTAAATGAAAATGGATTATCATTAAATTATTCTACTTCTAATACTGAAAACGGAACTTATAATAGTACGGCAAGTATTATTATGGATGAAGCTGGTCTTTCATTATCTGGTAATAATATTAAAATTAATGATAGACCAATATGGAGTCATGAAAATATTGTTATTATGAATCCAAATGTTTCTTCAGATGATCCAAATAATGGATGGCGTAAATCAATTGCTTCCATAGAAACTCATATGGCAAATAGTAGCGACTGGATTTTAATTGTTCCTAATTATAATGCTAATATTAGTAATGATACGCCTATTTCTGCTACTAGCTCTGGAAACAGTGATTCTATTAATACTAGTGGTAATTTTTATATGACTAATGGTTTAGGAAATAGTTCTTCTGGTTATAGATATGTATTACATTTTTATATGCAAGGCCCTGTAAGAGCTTCTACAGCGGGCTATTCTTAGTTAACTAGTTTTTCAATGAGTTTTACTAATGCTTCTAATCAAAATACAATTACATTTGGTATGCCTTCATCTACAATTAATTGGGGTGTAAATGGAGCGAGTAAAGAAATAACTATAAGTATAGCCTCAAGTGATAAACATATTTTTGTTAATGAAACTACAATTAATTGGACTTTAAATGCTGCAATTACGGTTGGAGGCGGAGGAACGATATCTACACATAGATGTAAAATTACAGATTTAACATTAACAGGATATGCACAAGGCACCGATGGTAGAACAGTATGTGATGTATATTATTATACATAAAAAATAAGCCCCTCCCATTACTGGGAGGGGCTCTTATTTTTATTCCTCAATAAAGGCTCCAAAGCTAACCATTTGCTGTGGTGTAAACATTATATCATCTAAATCATATAACTTTAGTTTATCGCCATTAATAGTAATAGTGTTTTCAAGTAAATCCTTTAATTCACTATTAAATTCTTCAATCTTATCCTGCTCAATATAAGTATTACCATTTTCGTCAGTCTTAATCTCGCCATTTTCATCCTTCGCGGCGTATAGTTTTACGAGATTAATTCGCGCGGTTTCAAAAGTCTCACTTTCTGCTTGTACTTCACGAAGCAATCTTGCGACTCTAAATGCTACCTTGCTTTTTAGCTGCTTACTTGCTAAATCTCTTAGAGTAGGAATGCTATCAATCATTTCCTGAACAGTTAATTCAATCATATATCTTCTCCCCATTGTAACTTATTATTTTTCAATTTGCCGCACCAATATTTTCCAATACATATAGCATCAGCTTCATCCTATGTACAGCTCTACCCATACCACACCATAACTTTTTCTTGCGCAGCTTTCTTTTTGTTTTCACGATGCGCGTCACCGCTACTTATACCGCAGTACTTACGCCATTCACTAGGATAAACTAAATCGCTATCAATGGATTTTTCAAATAATGTATCCATTATTACACCTTGTAAATTAGCAAGCACACGATAAGTTTCAACCTAGAAAGATGAATTGCCGCCATAAGTTTGCAGCTATATATGTTCTATTCCTACAAAATCTGGCTCCCATTCATCAATAGCGGCTAAAAGCCAATGTTTTACTTCATTAATGCGGCTAGTAGCGTTATCTTCAGCTTTTGTCTTAAAAGTACCATAACTAACTAACACTTTGTTATCATAAATAGCATAGCCAGTTATATTGGTGGCAGCATCTAATGCTAATATTCTTTGCGTGTTCGCTTCTTTGGCGGGCACTTTATTTTTTTTGCCCTTGAAAGGGTCGCCCGCAAAGCACTATTCACATAGCATATGCTTGCGCCAGTTAGCATAAGTTTGTAGCTAACGATGACCTTGTGGGCAAATCATTTCAAGTTCTGTATTTAAATTCTTATATGTATCAGAGACTAAAACCCAATGTTCTGATTCTAAATGATTTTTTACAGTATATATATTTATTGGCATTACTTACCAGTGGAACCGAATCCACCCTCGCCTCGTGAAGTTTCATCCAAAGTATCAACTACTTGAGGCTTAAACTGATGAACTGGCATCACAATCATTTGTGCGATACGATCGCCCTTATGAATTCTATAATCAGAATCAGAATGGTTATCATACATTACGCCAATTTCACCGCGATACTCGCTATCAATAACACCAACACTATTGCTTAGCCGCAAACCAGTTCTCATACCAATGCTAGAACGTGGTAGAATATAAGCAGCCCAACCTTCTGGTAGAGCAATTCTTAATCCAGTATGAACTACATTAGATAATGAATGAGGCGGCAATGTCATATCTTCTAGAGCATAAATATCGGCCGCAGCATCGGTACTATGTGCATAAGTTGGAATATGCGCGTCTTCTTCTAGCTTTACAGGAAGAACAAAATCGTGTGAATTATAATGCTCATCAATAGCATTAAATATATCATTCATAAAATTTGAAATGACCTTTAAGAGTGTTCTCTTATGCTCGCTGGGCTGAAGCTCATCAATATAATCAGTTAATGCTGTGCGCCCTGACTTAATCAAGGTTTCAACATAACTGCGAGTATAATTTTGAGAACTAAATAAAGTTAATGTTTCATTAATTACATTCTCTTTAATATTAGGAGTAATTGCACCTTCAAGCATTCCTCGAATGATGTCAACATTTTGATCATTTAATCCATCTTCTGGAAGCGCCATAATTTGATTTATTAATTCTACAATTGGATCAAGTTCCTAGGAAGTTTGTGTCCAATCTTGGAATAGATTTACTTCACTCATAATTCTCCCCTCACTCATCAAAAGTCTTCTCAATTGTTACAACAGCCCAGCTATCAATAATCTCGCCCTTAGACTTCTTGGTCTTTAGCACGTAGCCAGACTTTGTAAGCGTGTAGCCTTCTGCATTCTGGCTACTCTTAAACTCATCAATCAGCCGCATAGCTTCATCTTCATCATTTACCCTATAAACATCAGTTGTCTTCATCAGCATCTTCATAATTTTCGTGCTCCTTTTTCTCATTTAATATTCTTAGTTTTTCAATTAAGTCAATATAATTTAATTTCTTTGCTGTATCTGTGATTGAACTAAGTTGCTAGCGGCCTTTCTTACCGCCCTTTTTAGCTAGCTTGCGCCGCTACTTTCTATTCAACTTAATTCCCATCTTTTCTCCAAGGAAATCTTTTAGATTATCAATAGCATTTTTATCATCTACTACTGCTTCATCTATAAGTAAATCTTTTTCTTCTGCCATTTTAACCGCCCTCTTTGCGATTGTATCCAAATTCTTGTGTCTTAAAGAAGTCTATATAATATTTCTCTAAATCACTCAAATCATCTTTATCGCAATATATTATATATTCAATAGACCAATTCCAGAAACCAGTGCGTAATATCTCGTGATGAACGAACTAATCTGCTATTGATTTAATTCCTATGCTTGATTTAAAGTGGTCTTGAATACGTTTCTTAATATCTGTACTTTTTCCTATATAGGCTTTCCCGCTATCTATATTAGTTAATTTATAAATACCGGGTTCTGCTTTAATTCCTACTCGTTTAAGTGTTTCATCTAAATACGGCTTAACATATTCAGCCCAAACTAATTTACTAATAATGTCTGGATGTTGAACCTTTTTGGCAACTGTATTAAGTAAGAAATCAATATCATCTCTAAATTCTTCTGGAAGATAAATCGTATAGAATAATTTCTACTATTTATCTTTTTCATACTGTTTTAGTGGCTCTAATAGTGCTTCATATTTTTGCTACTCATACGCGGCCGCATTTTCACAAGATTTTATCTTATCTTGTAATTCTTTTACAACTTCTGCAGTAGCCTATTTAGCTAATTCTGACTATTCTTCACAGTTTTTCAGAACCTCTTGCAATGCCTTTTCATAAACTTCTTTTTTATTATTAAGTTCATACTCTAAAGCATTTAGCCGTGTGGCTCGTTGTGTCTCTATATAATCAGTTATTTCTGTAGTGCTTTGATAGAGAGCTTCACGATACTAATCCTATGCTGCGGCAGTATCGGTTTGAAGTTTATTAAGTTGCTATTCGCGCATATTAACTTCTTGCTCTAATTTACTACACTATAATTTTGCACTATATAATTGTGTGCCTATTTCTTGTAATTCTTTTCTTTCCTATTCTATATTAGCTCTATCACTTTTAACTTTATGATTAAGTCTAATAATTAGAATAATAATTACAACACACAACGCTCCAATTATGCCATACAGCACTACACATTCGCCACCTCTTTTCTTTATACTTTATTATAACATAAAGTTTCATAAAAGTCAAATATTTTACATTTCATCTTTTATGTATAATCCACAATGACAAGACTAGCCTACTTTTATCTGTTCGCGCATTTCTTTACAAATGCATCTATATTCTTCTTTACCTTTACTGTCTAAAACACAGGGACAATAGCCTTCATTCATTTTTAATCCTTCGCGAATAAAATAAGCAAGTTGAATATCTGGTGTAACATGCATTTTCATACTATCAACTCCGCGTATTGATTACTAGATGCTAAATTTACTCCTAAAACTTCATCATAATGAGGCTCTTGGTTCATTATATAGCGGCCATACTTAATAATAATGTTGCCATACTCTTGAAGTAAATCAAGACATTTAATTTCATTTTTGTTATAACCTGTATAAATAATTATTGGATCTTTACAATCCATACCATAGCGAATAAATTCTATAAAATCTAATAGTTGCGGCTCACTATCAAATGGCTCTAATCCTTGTAGGCAGAAGCCCTTAGTTAATGGATTGCTTTTATATAAATCCCAAAGTGTGTGCTCACTAACGTTAATATCAGGTTCAGCCGCAAGTTTGCTATTTTGGCAAACTTGGCAGCCATTTAATTTATCACACTTAAAATCACAAGTGGGACATTCTAGTGTCATTACTGGCTCTTTATAGTTAGTGAAATCACAATCAATTATTCCTTTAAGTTTCATATTTTTTCTCCATATGTTCAAGACATATTTTTACTTGATTTTTCCATTGCTCTTCTTTTTCTTTTTTTATTGTATAATTAGAGCACTAAGTTCGCCAGCAAGTTTCAAAAGGCGCGCCCAACATACATTCATTACAACTTTTCCTTACTTCTATTAAGGGGCACCAATCTGGCTTTCCACTATATTGATAATCATCTAATTCCCAAGCTTTGTTTTCCTTTATATGACCATGACAATAATTGAATTCATCATCCAATAATGGACAATCAAAACAATTTTTGGGTAATTTTATATCATATTCAATTCTTATCATTCAAATGCTCCCATTGCCGCATCTTAAATTCGGCTTTTCTTTCTTTAGACCAAGACTTAATAGGTGTGTAGAAGCCTACAATTCTTGTGTATTCGGTCTCAACGTCTCCGTCGCAAATAGGACACTTGGTACCGTAGAAAGCGTGATTGTGCGCGCAAGCCTGAATTTTAGTATTAAAAGCGAAATATGTTAGCCCCTGATCCGCAATATAATTTACTGCTTCCCAAGCCTTCTCAAAACTATCAAATGGAGCATCAATGTTTAGATGAGCAATACTACCGCCATTACAATAGCTGTCAAATAGAGAAGCAATACGGATACGTTCGGCCATCGTAGTCTTAATGCCTAGTGGGATAAACTGATTGCCGTATAGCGGCAAATCTTTTACAACCGTTTCTGGGAATAAAAACTCATCTGCTAATTGCATCTTAGCTGCTGCAGACTCACCGGGAATTTGCTCTAGGTTAATCTTATAATCCTTATCTGCTGCGAAATTATCTTTTACAGCGTGAATCATTTCAAAAATGCGTTTACCAAACTTGTCGGCCGCTTCTGTATAATAAGTATTGCCTAGTTCATCAGTTCTTGTATAGCCGAAGGTCTTCATTGTTTCATAGACACCAATGATACCAACGGTATTATAGAGATGGTCAAAATCTACGATGCCCTTTGTGAAGTTTGGTAGTAGTCCTTTCTCTACATTACGGACAATAATGTTGCGAACACAATCAAGCGCTTTACAATCAAGTTCTACTAATTCCTTTAAGGCAATAAGATATTCATCTTCATCACCAGGATATTCAAGTGCAAGGCGCGCAAGATTAACTGTTGAAACTTTAACAGAACCAACTTTAAGGGCCGTGCCGCCAATACTATTGAAGTATCCAAGGTCTTCAATGTTACTCTTTAAACGGCAGCAATTACTTAATGAATTGACGCTATCGTCAATGAAAAGATTACTATCGCTCCAAAGACGGTTATGCTCAATGCCCCAGCGGGCGAAGTCAATATCTGCGAACTTGCCATCCTTACGAAGAAGGCTGATTGTTAATACTGGGAATGTAAACATATTATGCTTTCTAATTTCAGCAATTGTTTCCATAAAGACCTTTTGGAAGTCTTGGATGCCCTGTAATTCATCAATCATAAATGTCTCATCCGGGAACATTGAACCTCCAAATAATGCCTCAAGATAAGCCATATCAAATACAGAACAGTTTGTAAAAGCGCTCTGCATACCATCTCTTACATAGGGCTGATTTACAGCATATACAAAACGCTGGATTTGCTGACGGGCATAATATTCAGGAGACTTTGTAGCATAGCCATTCTCACAATCTTTCTTCCAGAAATAATACATATATGGAATAAGATTGGGTAGTCCAACAGCACCGGAGCTGCGGTTTGCCGCAAAGCTAATAAATTCTTTTACAAAATCTACAAAGGTAGATAAATGCTTTGGAGGCTCCGCGTTGAAATTATTTAGGAAGAACAAGCCCTTTTCTGCTACATCCTTCAAATCGTAAGCAAAGCAGTAATGAATATATGTTGAAGTATCGGCGTCGTGCATATATAGTGCCTTAGTCCATTCTTTTTCAAGCCATTCATTCGCGGCCTGAAAGCCATAACGCTTATTCATTTCATAATAAATCTTATTAAAAGCTAATAGCTTACGATGCGGCTTTGGCATTTCATTCATTAGTGTCCGCATATCTTTATTGCCAACATTTGAGTTGCCATCAACAGAAACATCAGCAACTGTATCCTTATCAATAAAATTATCAATAAAATCGGTATATGATAACTGCTTATCACCAAAGCCATTTAGATAAGCCATTTCTTCTCCATACTTTTCGCTCATCCGGTTATAGGCAGTTTGGAAATTCTTATTTAATCTAACTTTAATATCCATACTTATCCCTCCGGTTGAGCTTTAATCCAATCGTTCATTTCGGTTGGAGAAGTAAAAGTTGTTCCATCCTCTAGCACCATTACGGGTAGCCGCTGAATCCCCTTTTCCATTAGCGGCTTAATGTCGTGCGTTTCATCATAAGGAATATTTTTCTTGCTTAACTTCATTTTAATCATTTTACACGTCCCGCAAGTAGGGCTAGTATATAACTTTATCATATAATATCACTCCAAATTCTTCCCACAGTAGGGGCATTTATTATCTACCATTACAAAATTATGTTTAGTGCTAAAATGCGGGCACTGTTCTTGCAAATCTTTTAGCTCATTAAAAATATTTCTCACATCTTCATTTAGCACCATATTTGACGCTGCTACCTTTAGCCGCTAATTCAAACTTTCGTGCTTTGAAATAATTTCATCCATCGTCATACTCTCCACACTCCTCGCTTTGATAAGTCGTTATAAGTTTGTGTAAATAAGTCGGCGGCAGAAGGATGAAGTTTGAGTAATATTTTTTTCTCGTCCATTACCGCCATTTTGCGTAATAATCTATCATTTATACTACTATTTGGATTTGTTAAGTGGCTCCAATATGCCACAAGTTGTAATAGATTTATAATACTTGTTGTAGTTCCTATTTTAGGGGGGATATATTTCAATTTAATTGGTATCTTACACGCCCAGAATGAGTATAAGAGATTTAATTTGTAAATTAAATCTTTATAATATTGTAAATTAGTTTGGAACGTGCCGCCAATAGGAATATAGACTGCTGTGCTTTTATTTATATCAGCTAAAAACATATTCTAATATTTTTTTAACATATATCCTACTTCGTTTAGCGGCACCTCTGTGTCTAATAGAATATCATTAGAGCGAGTAATTTTGGAATAGTTTCGTAATTTAAAATACTATGATAATGTTTTACAAACAATAGGATGAATACTATGGATGCCTCTTACTTTTCTATTTGTTGCCTCTTGTATTGTATCTTCCCAATCATATGAGAAGAAATCAACATCATATAAATATAATAATTTATTTGATTTTATTGAAGGCATTGGAAGCTTTTCTTCACCAGCATAGCGGCGATAATATGTGCTATCTAATAGCTAATTGATAACCGCCGTTTTAATGCCATCATCGTATTTCTCTTTTAAGAAATTCTTATAAATCCAAGTTTTAGGTAATGTAAAATCAATAATTGAATTTTGAAATGGAATATATTCTCCATTCGTAAATCCTGTGCCGCCATAAACAACATTGGGCTAGCGCTTTAATACATCTGGAATAATTGGGTCAAACTATTCACTAAAACAATATATTACATCATAGCCTTCCATTATGGGGTCTTTTAAAGATATAAGATTACAGAACAGATTTTCTTCTGTTCTGTAATAAGTGGCTAATTTCATTATTTCTAAATTAGGAGGGCATAGATTTATAGACTTTTCAGTCTATAAATCTAAATCTATTAAACCTATCATATTATCCCTCCTTGCGGTCAAATTGGAACTTTAATTGTCCATCCTTTGAAACTTCTGTAATCTTTGAGATTACTGGGAATGAAGATGAACGATATTTCTTTGGAATGAAGTCCGCGCCACGTCTAATTCCCTGAATCATTAGAAGTGTTCCACGCTTGAACCACGAAGGTTCAACAACGTGCTTTTTGCCATCTTCTCCAATTTGAGAAATCTGTTTATCATATAGAGCAAACTGGTTCTTATATACCTTTACACTTACTACTCCGCTTGGAGTTAAAAGTGTAACCGTATTCTTCATCTTACTCTTATCAATTACAGTTCCAACAATTCTCGCTAACTTATAAGTTTTAATTTCATCACCAGTTTTACTAGTGAAAACATTATCAATTTCTGGTTCCTCTGGAAGTTCAAAGAAATCATCATAATACTTACTAGCGGCCGCGAGTTCATGTTCGTGAGAATAGAATGAAACTGATTCCATCTCCCAATGACCAATATTACCTTGTGCATATTTGTCTTCTACTTCTTTATACAAAGAATCATTAAGAGCTTTTAACATTTCATCTTTATGCTCTTTCAAATATACTCTCATTGGTTCCATTCCACGACTATACAGATTATCCCAAGTCTTTACTCCAATGCTTACACCATTATCAATGTAATCGGCGGAGAAATGATTGGAGATAAAGTTGATTGCACTCTCATTTAATTGATACTCAACTTTTGCCTTTTGAGATTTTAAGAACTTATTAAACAAGAACAACTTCGCATAATAACTCATCTCATCTGGAATAAGTTCTTTTGTAATCAACATCTGCATATTTTGAAGTGTTAGCCGCTGCTTCTTATCAGCAATACTTTCAAGATACTTTTTCATAATTTCTTCTCTTGGAAGATTTTCTAATGTATCAAATGCTCCGCACTTAATAAGATTAATCATTTGAACCTTATTAACTTTTACCTTTGATAAGAAATCTTCCATTGAACTATATGGACGGTTTGCCATTATATCTTTAATTGTAGATGCTGACAAACGCGTGATGCCGCGCAATCCATAAAGAATGGTGTTATCTTTTACAACTGGTGTAAAAGTAAATGAAGAAGAATTGATATTCGGTGCAGCTACCTTAATACCATAGTTTCCAAATTTACCAATGGCCGCCGCAACTTTACCATAATCTACTGTCCTTGTCTTTTCTTTCTTCTTTTCTTCTTTTACATCCTCGTCAATATCATTTTCTTCTTCCCATTCTTCCAGTTCTTCTTCATCCTCATCCTCGTCTGCTTCATTTTCTACAATTAACGATGCTTCTCCATCGTCATCATATTCAACTTCAGTGGCTCCGCCGCTATCTACAATCAAGTTTGCAGTGTTCCAGAAGATTGTTGGATATTTATATGCCAAATTCATTTCTTGTAGAGCAATCATAGAATATGAATACGTATGGGCTGCATTAAATCCATATCCACGGCTTAACGCGATTTCTACTTTCCATACATAATTACAGAACTTTTCACTTAACTTCTTTTCTTTTACTCTTTCAAAAAACTTAACTTCAAGTTCCTCATATTCCTTTGGGTTCTTTTTTGCAATTGACTTACGAAGTTTATCGGCAAACTGTAAGTCCCAACCACCGCATTCTGGCAACTGAACTAACTGCATAAATTGCTCTTGGGTAATAGACAAACCATTTGAGATGTCTAGTTCTCTATGAAGAATTGCTCGTTCTTCATCAGTCAAACCATACATCTTCATTTCTCTATCCCACGCATCAGGAACATTCCTGAATCGCGTATATTTATCTAGCGGAGACTCAGCTCCTTTTTCAGTCGCCATTAGACGAATAACCGAGTTTAAGATGGCTAATTCATCAACCGTTCTTGGATGAGTAAGAGCAATACCACGGACACCGCTCTGCTGTTCCATCTGGAACAACGATACAATTTCGTGGTTTTGAACCATATCCCACATCTTATCATCAGTTCGTTCAATTTTATATACATTCAGTGCATTCATGTATGTTTCGCGCAAATTCTTACCCGCTTGAACGTATCCTTGCTCTACCAGCAAATCCAAACAAGTATGAATTTTATCCGCGGCTTCAACTGAAAGCAAGTCCATTTTAATCTCTGAAACTGCTTCCAAATTATGAAGCTCAAACTGTGTAATAACAGTTCCATCAGGCGCTCTCATTAATGCGCTAGCTTCTGTAAAGTTCTTATCTTTGAATACTACACCACCAGCGTGAATGCCGACACCACAAATCAATCCTTCAATTTTGCTGGCAACTTCCCACCATCTATCATATTTATTAATTTCATTAATAAATGTCTGGTTGGGCTCAATCCCATTTTCTGGGTCTCCATAATACATTTGAGATAATGTATAAGTTGCTCCACGTTCTGCGCTAATAAGATTTGATACATATTGCGCTTCATCAACATCAATACCTAAACCGCGTGCTGCGGTCTGGACAGCTGACTTAGATTTTTCAACTCTAAACGTTGCTACATTTGATACACGATTTGCGCCATATACTTTTCTTAAATGCGCTAATACCTGATCACGCTTTGAGCCCTCAATATCTACATCAATATCAAGAACTGATACACGAGCTGGGTTCAAGAATCTCCAAGGATAAGTCTTTGTGTTTTCTCTTAGACAATTAATTTGAATAATGTCCAATACATACAGAAGAACAAATCCCATACCGGAACCACGCGCCGGAAGAACTAATGTTCCCGCATTCCAACATTCATCTATAATCTTTTGAAGGTTCAAAAAATATGCTGACCATCTAGCATTATTTACTTCACTAGACTCCCAAGTCATTTCAAGACATTCATTAATTGCTTGATATGCTTTTTCATTTTGTAAATCTTGATGTCGTTCAATACCATCAATTATTGCATACACCAAGATATTATCAGAACTATGTGGTGAATAAATAAACTTTTTGATTGCTGGCATCTTACTAATTGCATCAACAATCTTTTCATCACCTGGGTCATAATAAGTTCGCCAAGGAAGCTGAGGAATCTCTAGCGGCCGCAAGATACTAAAATCTTCGCATTCATCCTTAATATGACGAATCCAATAATAAGCAGTCTCAATCTCTTCTTCACTTAAATATGGGAAGAAACTTCTAATTTCCTCATCCTTCATCATATAAGTAGTTGCATAGAAACTTCTAACCTCACGTTCGCCTTCCTGCGCATTTAGAAAAGCTTCGTGGATTGGCGCATCTTCTGGCCTTCCATAATGACTATCTGTTGTAATAATATATGGAAGTTTTAGTTCTTCTGCAATCTTTAAAAGTTGCTTATTAACAAAAATCTGCTCTTTATTGTTAGAAGGCTGCATCTCAAGATAGAAATTGCCCCTTCCAAAAATATCTTCAATATATAAACACCAACGCTTAGCCGTTGTATAAAATTCTTCATCACCGGTTTCCATATATTGAAGCAAAAATCTATCAAGCTGCGAACCAAGACAAGCACTTGATGCAATCAAATGACCTTGATTTGGCTTTACAATTTCTTTTAAATCTTGATAGTAGGTTGGCCGCCTACGAAGTCTGCGGCTCATATACGAACGCATCCACGCACGAGTTGATAGTTCGCAGATTTGATGATAGCCAACTAAATCCTTACAAAGAAGAATAAAGTGAAAATATCTATCCTTTGTTCTATCAAAGTTCTTTGCGTTCAAACCATTTCGTGTAAGATAAATCTCATTACCACGGATAAGTTTGAAATCTGGATGCTTTTCTTTGACTTTCTTATAATATTGTTCAGCTTTAATATAACTAGAAATAGTTTCGTGGTCTGTAATTGCTACGCCTTCGTGGCCTAATTCTACTGCTAAATCTATAAGACCTTGTACAGTATTAATACAATCACGTAAAGTTTCATTGCTATAATCAGTGTGATTATGCAGACTCATAGGATATAAACTCACTCTACCACTCCTCCTTCTAATTATATTATAATACAATTTTTATTTTTTGTCAATATTATTTTCTTGCTCTTCTAATATTAAACATATAAGATAAATAGCAATTGCTAGCACTATTATTTCAAAAATCATATTTATGACTATCATCCTTTAATTCATAATCATCAATAAATAGCTGAACTGTGGTGCGGCCGCCCCAACTATTAAGATTGGCGCGACCATATGCTGTAAGTAGTTTAGTTTTATCTTCTAATACTTCCATAGCAAAGTCCGGATCCTTAAAACGCACATAATCAATTCCATTATAGGAAATCTTTGTGCTATCTTTATTCTGTCCCATTAGGAACGGAGAACCGAGTGGAATGCCTTCTACTACAAATTTTACCTCATCAATATGGTTGCCGAAGAACTCTGGGTGTGAAGCTAGTGTGGCCATCAAATCAGCATTATTGGGGTCATTAGCATTTAGAATATAATCGACTATATAACAGTTTTCAAAATCCTCAGCTTTTAGATTTGAATTAGCATACTGTAGAAGTTGCTCAATTCTATTACCATTGATGCCGAAGCCGCAAGCATTATCGTGGCCGGCCGCATAATCAATTAGACTGCTCTGCTCTAGGAATGCCTTAAAACTTGGAAGACCATTAAAGTTGCTATCACTTCTAATACTTCCCTGGACTTTATTTAACTCATTGCGGCGGCCAATCATACAAGGTTTATGATACTTAGATACAATTGCCATCGCAATTAGACCGGTTAGTTCCTGTGGAATATTATCTTCTTCATCAACTTCCACAATAATGATGTTATTAGAAAGTAAATCATTCTTTTGAATCTTAAAATCAATTAATTCAATTGCTTTCTCCTTCAACTTATCTTGTCGCGACTTAGCATTTTTGCCAACGCGAGCTGTCTGCTCTGCGGCTGTCTCAATTTCACCAGCCTTCGCGCCACGCTTTGTACTTTGGCAGGGTCTATCTGGTTCAATAAAACAATAGAACATTGTTTCTTTTTCTGCCATACTGCCTACGCGAGTAATAGCATTAATTAGTGGAGCAATATAGAAAGCAATATCAATAGGAGTTAAACCTACATATGGATATACTGCTTTATCCTTTAATGAGAATGACTGTGATTCTACTAATGTGCTAATGCCCTTGTTTTTAATATTAGCTAAACCAGTAAGCATTAGATAATTAGTCTCAACATTAGTTCTATCCATAACATCAGCAATTTCACCAAGTGCTACTAAATCTAAATAATTTGTAGCTAGCGGTTCAACAAGCTCTAGCGTATCATCTAATACTTCACAAAACTTATATACTACACCGGCTCCACACAATGACTTATTTGCATATTTAGGAGACAACTGATTATTAATTATAATTGTATTCGGTTCCTTGCTGATAATAGGTTCGCCGCTATCATTATAAAGCTGTTCGTGATGGTCTAGAATCAAACAATCCATATTTAGTTCCTTTAAACGGCGATGCTCTTCTACATCATAACTAGCAGAATCAGGACAAATAACTAAATCATAAATAGGATTAATTTCAATCTTATCAATTACATCACTTAAACCGTGCTGCTTATGTTCGTGAATCATAAAATTGAGTTTAGCATCTGGGAAAACCTTTTTAATATAGAGCCATAGGATACTAGAACTTGTAAATCCATCAGCGTCTTGGTCTACAATAAAGAGAATATTATGATCCGCTCGCAAGTGTTTTAGCAGCATTTCAGCACCGGCTTCAATATTTTCTAAATCATATGGGTTCAATTCACAGGAAAAAGTTGGTGCCACAAAGTCAGCAATATCTTCTACTCCTCTATTACGGAGAATTGCTTCTAGGGCATGATTTGGGTCTGTTGTAAAATGACTTCTTAGTTTATATCTCATACGCATTACCTTACCTTTACTCTATTCTTTAATAAATATTCATATATATCTCGGCCCTTATCAAATGGAGAATCTTTCTCCTCTAATAAATTTTCATAATCCCATATATATGAAAAAGATGCTTGCGTGTTATATTTCTTACAAATTTCTTCTAACTTGCGGCGATAAGCCTTACCTTTTTCATCATAGCTTTCTGTATATTCTTTATCAAGAGCGATAATAATTTCATTTACTCCCAATTGATTTGTTAATAAACTAATATGATATTTATTTATATTGGAGCCACAACACGCAACACAATTGCTCCATTCACCATAATAACCGTCATCCAACAATACAGACTTTTCTGCTTCCGCAATGACAGCTACTCGCCGCTTCTTTATTGCTTCTTTATGTTCATAAATACCATACAAATTAAATTGAAGCTGATGAGAATACATTGTTTTACCAATTTGAACTGGACGATATTTACCATAGTTTTCTATTTCTGCTCGTTCTAGGGCTCGGCCGCGAATGCCGATCAATCGTCCATTTATATCATAATGGGGGATAATAATTTTATTTTGTCCAATTGAGAAGCGAATATTGAACTTATCCATAGCTTGCGGCAAAATGCCATCTGCCAGCCAGCTGGGATGATAATATTTTATAAAATAATTAATTGTTCCCGCTGGATATTCTGGTAGTTCTGGAATATTATTTGTATATTTATATTTATCTAAATCTAATGTATATTCGCTTTCATCATAATCAATATGGACTATATCGTGCTTAATACACGACAACACATATTCTTTTGCTTCTACATCATTTACTTCTCTATTAAAGTTCAACGCGCAGAACTTTTGATAGAGCCTAAAGATAGACATCGCTTCATTACACTCGGTATAACATCTAAAAATTTTATGATCGTGATACCAATACAATTTCATACTCGCAGTTTCGTGTAATGGATTATGACAAATAGTTGGACAAATAATATATTCACGTTCTTGATTAACAACAATTTGATCCACGCCCAAACTCGTTAAAAAATACTCTACATCTTTTAATGTAAGAGAATTAATAATATCAAATGTAGTTAGATTTATTTTATCTAACTCTGTATCCAAATTGCGTAATGTTGTAATCATTTATTTTCCCCGCCAATCTTCTATTTTAATAAACTTACAATCTTCAAATATGTCAATTACATTTCCTAATGGCTGATTATCTGCAGAAGTAATAAACAAATCCTTTCTCCGGCCGGTGCCTAGATTAAGATTAATCCAGATACGAACATTCTTATAACGTCCGCGTCTCATTTTGTAAATATCAAGAATATGAGTTGGCTTTTGTGTCTCGTCATCTACATATTCTGCGGCAATATATCCTTGACGCACTGCTGACTTTAAAGTTGGAACTAAACTGTTCCAAGTCTTCGGCCCAATCTTTGTCATTACATATGCCATATCCGCTTTATCAGCTATACTTTTCGCGCCACGAATACTCATTTCATTCTTAAACTCGCCATCATCATCCATCGCACTCATATTTACCTGAGTTGCTGAAAAGATAAATAGATGATAATCTTTTGCGAGCTGCTTTAGCTGATTAGCCATCATCATTAGAATACTATCTTCACGTAGATTATTATGAGCAAACTGTGCTACCATACTTGAAGTTGAATGAATGTAGTCAAAGAAACAATACTTAATATGCTCTAATGTCGCATACTTTTTAATTGTCACTTGAACATTTACCAGGTTCGGTTCGCTTATTTCTTCAATGATAAAATACTCACGATATTTATCAATAATTTTTGCCGCATACCTTACTCTTCTTTCTTCATCCCAGTCATATTTACCAGTAAGAATATGGTCTTCATTTACTCCAGACAAGTATGCCAACATAATTGTTTGAAGTTCCTCTTTATCCATCTCAGTTACGATGAATAATGTCTTTCGTGGCTTTCTAAATTCACCATTATAATCAACTTCTTCAACAAAACACTCTTCTTCAAAAGACCATCGTTCTGGAAACGCGATATGACACGCATCAAATACCGATGTTCTCGTTTTACCAGAACCACTTGAACTTGACTTCAAATAAAAACATCCTTCACGCGCACCACGGCAAACAGTACTAAAAATTGAACCCTCTAAACTGGGTCCAATACTTGGACTTGTCTTTAATTCATCAATTAGTTCTGCCAATCCTTCCGCCGGATCTCCTTTTAAATGTCCGCCATTTAGATAATCATTTCTAATGACATTATATTTACTTTCAATTGTGTTTAGAATATCCTCCAAACTTGATTCATCAAAATGCTGCTGGACTTCAATTTCTTGGATAGGATTTTGTATATCCTTATCCTCCAAATAATATTCACTAATATCATATTTTTCTTCACGAAGTCGCCGCAACAATGAATACTTTTTTAGACTGTTGTATGATGACTTAAAGTTGCTCGGTTGAGCATTTTCATAACTTTCTTTAAGAAAGTCTAATCCGTGTTCCTTTTGATATGTAATATAACTTGCGCTATGCTTCTCCATTTCCATATCTACATCCATTGGAGTAAGCACCTGTGCGCCGGCTTCATACAATAGTTTTATAATCGCAAAACTATATCTTGCACACTTTACGTCAAAATCTTTCGCATTAATATCTGTATATTCCAACAAAAGCGACGGATTCAGCATCAAACAGCCTATCACATTTTGATACGCTCTTTTATCTGATAGAACCACTCATCTCACCGCCTTAATCTTCTAACCATTCATCAAGATTAATAGCGTTTTTATCTTCTTTTTTATTTTCTCTTACTGGCACTACATATTTTTGAATCTTCTGGCTCATAGCATCAATGATTTTCTGTGCGTTATATTCTTCTGCAGACTTATGTCTTTTCATTCTTTCAACCATAGTTGGATTAACAAGATAAAGAGATTCAGACAATTTCTTCTTGTGTTCTACATTATAAATATAATCTAAACAATCTACAATTACATCATCTGTATATCCATAATTCTCTTGTAGTCGTTTACGCTCAGCCCAAATACGAGGTCCTGGCGCCTTCAATCCAAAAATGGAACATACCTTATAACTAAAACGCTCACGCGCCTGCTTTTCAGCTAAACATTTAGGACAATAATTATAGCCTGTGTTTGCGGTTGGAGACGCATAATATACAAGTTCTTCACTTCTAAATTCTTGCTTACAACCATAACATTTCTTTATAGCTCTACCCGCCATACGAACATCTCCTTCTAATAGTCTATAATTATTATAACATAAAATTCATATTTTGTCAAATAAAAAGACCCTTACGGGTCTTAATTGTTAGATCAGGTCTTTCATTTCTGAAATGAAGAGTTCAAGCAAATCTGCCTGTGAAGGCACTGCCTGACTTAACTTGAAGTCCTCGGTGCCAAACACCTTGCGGATAATATCACGCATAATGTTGAGATGCTGATCTTTCTCTTCATCAGTAGTAGTATCATTAAGATACTTCATCCAGATAGCCTTCGCTTCTTCCATAATTTCTGGGAATGGGCGGTCCTTAATCTGGGCGAACTCGGTGTGGTCTGTTACCTGCGCGCCATCGCGTTCAACCGCCATATCAATCGCGGAGCCAATAGCATCTACAAGCTCCTGATAACCAAACTTAATTTTTGGAGCGAGATACTGATAGCGGCTGCCCGCAAATACGGTTGGAGTTGAACGAGTATATAGAAAGCGCTCTGAGGTTCCATCGTTGTTCATTTGAACCTGTAAGTATCCAATAATATCAACAATAGAGTTGATAATTGTATAGCACTGATTGGGTAGGTCAGGCGCAACTGCGGTAATTGTATTTCCTTCCTCGTCCTGCATTTCTGTAGGCTTTTCTTTACTATGGGCGATGAAAAGAATGCCAAAGCCAAGAAGAGTAATTTCACGCCAGCATTCTGCGAACTCATTTCTTAACATACCCCAACCTTGTCCCCAAGGAATATCTCTAATTGACTCTACGCCTTCACGCTGGCATACATACTTTTCACAAAGCTGCCACGCGATAGACGCAGTATCAACAACAATAGTGTCATACATTTCACGAGCCTGCGGCTTACGCAGCTGCGAAAGAACCTTCTTAAAATCAGACCACCGTAGGATTGGTACGCTGCGGATACCTGCGAGCGCATTAGTGCCCTACTCAAAGTTTAGGAACAATCCACGTGGTAGCTGACTACCGAACGTAGATTTACCAGTTTTAGGCTGGCCATAAATCAGGATGTATTTACCCTTTAAATCACGAGAAATTTTAGATGGTTCAAGAGAGAAAATATCCAAATCCATAATCATCACACTCCTGTGAAAGTATAGTTAGGATTACTCCCAACTATACTTAGAAGCGGATGTAGCAGCTGCCGCGGGCTTCGGCTGAGTAGCCTCAGTCTGCATCTGCTCAATAAGAGCCTTACGCACATTAAATGCCTTCTTAATATCAGTAGGATCATATGCGAACTCTTCCTCATGTCCCTCATCATCACCCTTGGTGATAATAAGTTCGCGGACAAAACGAGTGGTAGTCTCGGGAATATCCTCACCCCAAGAACTAGTCTTACCGCTAGACTTCTCCTCCTGAGAGGTTACACGAATGCGGCCAACGGTGCCAATTGTATCATTGACATTCCAATTGCGGCTAATAAATTCAACCGCTTCAGGCTGCTCAACGATGAACTCAAGTACATCAAGCTTGCCACCATACTGTACAAGGCCACCCTTGATTACAAGACGACCAGTTGGATCACCCTCACGATCAACCTCATCGTGCATATCCATAATGAAAATCTCTTCCTGGAAAGTAGCTACATCGCTTGCGCTAGTAGTTCCAATGAAAGAAGTGTTAATCTGCCAACCATTGATTAGCTGGCCGCTCTTAGATACGAAATTGTTCTCACGAAGAGTTGCTCCGCTGACACGAACAGTATCCGCATCATCAATACCTACATTCTGCGCAGTCTTCATCTTCTTGAGATTCTGGATCTGCTCAAACGCAGGATTTACCTTATTAGTCTTGGTATACTGGGTCGCAAACATACTTAGCGGAATCTCGCTAACTTCCTCACGACCACCAAAAGTCTGGTTCACACGAACGGTTAGAGATGCGCGCTCATACTTGCGGCCATCACTAAGAGTTCCGCTACCTAGCGTAACATCCATTAGCTTACCGACGATATTTACCTTGTTGTTAGCTTCTGTCATAATGTTCTTACTCATAAACTTTTACCTCTTTCTTTTTAATGTGTATTTTTTCTTTACAACTTTATTATATTATAAATTTGACAAAAAGTCAAGATATAAAAACGACGGTTCCAATTTTAGGAACCGCCGCCTTTATCTCAAGATTACTCGCCAGCGGCTTCCTTTGCGGCCTTAGCAGCGGCACGAGCAGCAGCGCGCTCAGCCTTTGCGGCTTCCTTCGCGGCTAGCTTCTCAGCTTCTGCGGCAACAGGATCATAGGCTAGACCGGCCTCAGTTAGGGTGTGATACTTCACAACCTTGGTTACGGCCTTACGGGTCTCAGTAGCGGGGGTCACCTCAACGGTTTCCTCACGGGTATTCTCAGCTAGCTTATTCTTAACTAGAGCATTCATAGTGCCAGTTACGGCGGGGATAGAAATGCCTAGAGCCTCAGCAATCTCAGCCTTGCTAAATTCCTTACCATAGTTCTTCTTTAGAAAATTTAGTACTAGTTCACTATTTACGGTCATAATGATCAATCTCCTTTGTTTTGTTTTTTATTATTTTATTTTGTAAAGCGGTAAGGGTTTCCTTTTCCTCTTCCTCTTTATGTATTTATTATACCAGATATTTTTATATTTGTCAAATATTTATCTCCATCAAATGCTCAATAATTTTTAGAGCCCTTTTCCCTTTGACAATTATATTATAACATATTTTTTATAAAAGTCAAATACTAAACAATTCGTTTGCTAATGTATTTGCTTCTTCGTCTGTCTTGGTCTCGTTCATAATTCGCTGTAGCTTGGCGCTAACATTTGTCTGGTAACCATCAATAGTCTTCTTTAGATTGGTAATCTTATCTTGAAGGTTATTGACAATAATATAGACGCCAGTTAGTAGCTTGATATAATCATTGCGCTCAAGCGCAACTTCCTCTGCGTTGAACTTTTCTGTGAGGGCGGCAAAGTCATCTCGCATAATTTGCGCAGTCTTTTCGCCTTCATCATCGTTATGGTTATGGTCATATTCCATAACCTGCTCAGCGAGTAGTTCAACCGCGTGAGCGAGTTCCTTAAATAGGTTCTAATATTCCTTATTCATAACCATTCCTCACATAATTTCAATTGTAGTATTTGAGTTGCGAGCATCAATAATGAGTAAGCCGCTAGTCATTCGGTTTTGAATAGGAATAGTGCTTACATCAATTACTACTGCTTTGTTATTCGCTGAAATGAATAACTTTTCTTGGTCATCCGGAACCGCATATACGAGGGCCAAAGTCTCATTTTTTAGAGACATTACCTGATTACCTTTGATGCCTTTTGAAGTTATTGGAAAGTCAGCAATTGAAGTAATCTTGCCCTTGCCATTATTAGTGATGGAAAGAATACCTTTATAAGTAGTCCCATTTCTAATAATTGTTGCGGTCTGGATGCTTTCATTTTTATCCAACTTAATTGCGCGAACTCCCTTTGTTGTCCGGCCAGTAGAACTTACTTCTGTTAAATCGTAGAAATTGTAATTACCGCTACTGGATACAATAAACATCTTATCGCTATCATCCATAGATAGATAAGCGCCAATTAGTTTATCGCCATCTTCCAACTTCACTGCGGGAGTGCCCCTCTTTGCGCGCACGCGATATTCTTCTGTATGGCTCTTTTTGATGTAACCATTTTTACTAATAGTAACTAAATGATGGTATGCGTAGAAAGAGGTGCCATCAATTAGAAGAATAACCTTTTCATTATCCTGCGGCGTAATCATCTCGTAGATTGAATAGTCCTTATTTAGATTTAGATCGCTAATTGAGAAACTATACATTCTACCGCTCGTAGTGAATGCCAATACGCTACCAAGATTAGTAGTATAAAGAGTATTCATAAGATTAGCATTCTTTGGTGGCTTGATATTTACGCCTTTACGACCACGCTTGCCGCCCTGAAGTTCGTCTTTTTCGACGATACGAAGAACGTCGTTATCAAAGAGCATAATACCGACTTCCTTCTCTTGGGGCAATTCTACTTCAGCATCGGCGGCGAGCGTGTTCTGGAGTGATGTACGGCGGGGGTCGCCGTATTGGATGGAAACCGCCTCAAGTGACTTAATGAGTTCTTCATCAAGTGCAGAGGGGGTATTTAATAAGTGTTGATACTTCTCAATATCTTGTACAAGTTGCGCCTGCTCATTAGTTAATTTTACAATATCCAGTCGAGTAAGCGAAGATAGTTTCATCGCTAGAATTGCCTTAGCTTGTTCTTCATTGAATTCATATACTGAAATGAGTTTTTCTGAAGCTTCAGCAGGATTAGCAGAAGACCTAATAAGCGCGACAATCTCGTCAATAATTGAGTACGCCTTAATTAAACCATCTACGATATTTTTTCGCGCTAATGCTTTATCCAAATCATATTGGATAATATTGCGCTTACACTGCCTGATGTGAGTAATATACGCTTCACAGGCTGCTCTCCATCCAAATACCTTTGGAAAGCGACCCTGATCTAGTAAGACCATATTAATTGAGAACCAGTTTTCAAGAGAAGTGTCTTTATATAGCTTCTCCATCATACGATTAGGATTAATCCCTTTTGTGAGATAAATCCTAATGTCTGCTTCTTTCTTTGTATGGTCTACTACGCGTTCAATTCCGTAGTCTGGATGCTCTGAAGTAATTTCAGCAAGTTGGTCAATTACTGTATTAGTAAAAACACTGTATGGCAGTTCAGTCGCTCGAATCATATTTTGATCCGGAATATATTCCAAATGAGCACGAATACGAGCGGACTCTCCCTTTCCTGCTCTTAGAGACTCTTTAACTGCGGCCGCATTTGTAATCGTTCCACCGCACGGAAAATCCGGAGCACAATAGATTTCATCAAATGTTGCGTTTGGATTTCTAATAAGAGTGATAAGAGCCTGATTGACTTCCTTTAGATTGAATGTTGGAACACTGGTGGCTAATGCAACCGCAATACCGGAGCATCCATTCACAATATTCCAGAAGCCAATGGATGGGAACACAGAAGGAATAAGTTCAGTATCATCGTAGTTGTTATAATACTGGTCTCCAATTGCGTTCTTCTTTAGTCCATCAAATAGCACATTACTAATTTCTGCCGCTTTCATTTCTACATAACGAGCGGCAGCGTGACTATCAGGAGAAGTTGGGTTACCAAAGTTACCCTGAACTGCTTCAAGAGGATAACGATAAGACCAAGGACGTGCGGCTCGAATAAAGGTATCATACATTGCGGCATCGCCATGAACATATGACTGGCTCATTGCGGCGGCTACAGACTTCTGCGCCTTCTGGTACTTATCCTTATAAGTTAGCTTATTGCTATATTGTGCATATAGCCCTTGCCGCAGGCCGATTTTTATCATATCACGCACGTCGGGGATAGCTCTTTCCTGTGCTACAGATGCGCCATAGGCAAGAAAAGCATCCTCAATTGATTTTTGAAAGTCGGTTTCATAAATCAATTCTCATCATCCTCCTTTTTATATATTATATCATAAATTTGAAATAAGTCAATTATCTGTTGATTATACTAAAATCAACATTGTCAAACAAGAACTGTCTTCTACCTTCAACTTCCGGACCCATAAGCATTTGAATACTTTCAGCCGCTAGTTCTACATCGTGAATTGAAAGAACCTCAAGGCGCCGTTCAGTAGGATGAAGCATCGAACGCTCCATATCATCGCTGCTCAACTCGCCCAAGCCTTTGGCCCTCGTAATTTCCCAATTCTCGCGTCCTTTTCTAATTTTCGCAAGCTCTTCATCATTATAAGCAAATAACTTACTATTGCCTTTTTCAATCTTATAAAGAGGAGCCCGGAGCCAACAAAGTCTATTTTCAAGAATAAACTTTGGCATAAGGACATAAAACATTGTAGAGATTAGACACATAATAGAATAGCCATCAACGTCACCATCGGTTGCGATAGCTACTTTACCATAATTAAGTTTGCGGCCATTGTAGCGTTCCTGAATGCCGCAACCAAGCGCCATAATGATGTCACTAATTTCTTGGTTCTCAAGACATTCATCAAGCGGATGCTTTAAAAGATTCTTTACTTTACCGCGCACGGCATAAAGCGCTTCCTTATTAACATCACGTGCAGGCATTAGACCGCCAAGTGCTGAATTACCCTCGCAGATAATTAGCATTGAGTCTTGGCCGTGTTTCTCGCAATCTTTGAATTTGTCAGAAGAAGTAATCTTCTGCTTCTTTTGTTCAGTTTCTTTTTTTTCAAGATTAAGAACTGCATTGCGGGCACGTTCTGCCGCGGCTTCTGCTTTCTCTACTTTCTTCAGCATTTCTACAATAGTAGTAAATTCTGAAGGATATTTTACATACATATCCTTTAGAGCATTAGTGAAAGCAGTAGTCGCAAGAGTACGAAGTGATGGATTGTTGATCTTTGTCTTAGTCTGGTTAGCAAATGAAGGATTTTCTACTTTACAATTAATTACATAAAATAGATTATTACGAATATATTCGCCTTCAAAATCTTGACCAGATAGAGTATTAAAGGTTTTTGTGATGGCACTTCGGGCGCCAGTTACTGGAGTTCCAAGTTCTGGGCAACGAAGACCATTTACGAAGACATACGGCATCTCGCGGCGGCTACCCCATTGAAAAGCAATTTCTACTTGGTCAGTACCATCAGTTGCTGAGCCGGTAATAATATGCTTTTGAAGAGGTTTTGTAACTTGCTCAGCTACAAAATCTACAATACCGTTTTTAGCACAATATGTTTTTGTATCATTTCCATTAGAAACTACAAATTCAATTCCTGGATAGAGATACGAAATATCTTGGATGTCTTTACAAATGCGTGTAAAGTCATAACCAATTTTACCATTAGAGAATACTTCCCAATCTGGTACAAAATAAATATCAGTACCAGATTTTTCATTCTTGGCAGAAGATTCTTTATAGGTATTTAATTCTCCTTTAGAAAAGGTTGCGATTGCTTTTTTCCCATCTCTATAACTGGTAACTTCAAAATAATAAGAAGAAAGACATACACAACTTCCGCCAATACCATTTAATCCTGAGGCATTCTTATAGGCATCGTGGTCAAATTTTCCACCAGTATGAGATTTAGTAAAAATAGATACGAGTACATTTTCACCATTTTCTCTAATACCGAATGGAACTCCACGGCCATAGTCACGAACACGAATACCATTAGTAGTTGGATAAAGAGTAATTTCAATCTTCTTACCATAACCAGCAAGAGCTTCATCAGTACTATTATTGATGATTTCTTTAAGGGCCTGATACGTGCCTTCAATATCATCTGATCCCAAATACATCTGAATACGCTGTCTTACACCTTCTTTAAAAGTAAGACTTTCAATTGAGTTAATATCGTAAGCCACTTTATCAGCCTCCTTTTCCTTATAATAATATTATACCATAAGTTAGAAAAAAGTCAAGTTTTAATTACTTGACTTATTACTTTCATCAATTCTAATAACTTCATCGCCCATAATAAGAATAATTTCTTGATTAAGTCCAGTAGATAGCCGCATTAGAATTTCTTTAAGCGTTTTTACATCTTTTTCAATAGCATCTATATCAATGGTATAACTAATTTTAATGTATGGATATTCAGCCATTTTCATCATCCCTCCAATTATCTTTTACATAAGCATACAATACGCTATTTAGTAGATAGCAACGAATTAGGCTATCAAGTGTTTTTGGCAAATTGTCTTTATCTAAATGATGATAATTAGTGTCAAAATCAAAATCATAAATTGCTTCAAATAGAATGTCTAAATTATGGCACAAATATTCTTCACAATTAGAATTACTATCATAACCGAAGCCGCCGTTTCCGGTTATTACATCTTCGCCCCATAGTTCTTCTTCTAATTTTTCAGCAACTTCTTCTATATCATCACCATAGCTATGTAGATCAATGCTATTAGTTGCTATGTAATCATCAATATCGCCATACATAGCATCATAATAATCGTACTTCTTCATTTTAATCCTCCGTAAATGTAATTCCTTGAAGGTCAAGTCCGTGTTCTTTAGATAGAGCATCGAGGAATAATTCTGCCTTCTGGATGTAAAAAGGTTCGCCGAAATAGTAATTACCGTCAATTAGGTCTTGATAATTAATAATATGCACATCATAGAAGCCATAAGCATTTGCCTTTACTTTTAGTGCTTCCTTATTTTCCGCAAGTACAGTGCCTTGAACCTTATTCGCGGCCTCAAGTAGTAGTTTTGTCTTACCTGTATTGCGGGCGCCAATTAGTTTAATCATTGTTTTCTCTCTCCTCAACTCTATAAATATTTGTGTATGGTTCCTTACTTAAAATATCATATTGTCTATAAAATTCATTAAAGTTTATAGTATCATCTACTTGTATAACATAAGTTGTTTTTCCGTTAGGAACATCTTCTGGAAGTATAACAGAACAAACTATACTTATAAGTACTATAATTGAGCATATGACAGCAGGAATTTCTTTATTATCCATCATTAATATAACTACTCCAGCTACACCGCCAACAATACCAATTAATGATAATATAAACCAGAACGATGGAGACATTGAAGGATAACTATCTAATATCTACATAATAATTTCTCCTTTTTCTTCTATTATATCATAGTTTTTGAAAATTGTCAAATTTTTATTATGTTGGCGGCCGCCAACCATATTTTTATTTGATATTTATATTTTATATTATTATTTATATTTATATTATATTTATATTACTTACACAATTTTCGTGGAATGTTCCACGATTTTTGTGGCATATCCACGATTTTTGTCCCTATGAATGGCACGATTTTCGTGGAATATTGCCACGATTTTCGTGTCCATCAATACCACTTTTTTCGTGGCATCATTCGTCTTCACCTTCATCCCAATCATTCTTATTTTTTAATGTTTCATAATCAATAGGAAGAACTGGAGTAAAAGTATATACATTAGGTTTGCCATCTACTGGTTGAATATATCCTTTTAACTCTAATTCTTTTCGCGCAGAAGTAGCACCATTTTCTCCTAAGCCTAATTCCTTACGAATTGCCGCAGGAGAATAGTAAAACTGTGTTGGCTTACCGTACCAACGAAGTAAATATCTCCATACCTTAAAAGTATTGCCGTTGAGATTACGCATTGCGGCGGCTTCATATTTGAAATCAATAGGCTGAATAAATCTATTTTTACTTCCTGCTTTATGAAGTATTTGTTCTAAATTGGTTAAAACCAATTTTAATTGGTTGGCATAATTCATATTATACACCTCGTTTATTTGTTTATATGTTTAGGTTATTTCTTTTTTGTAATTAGTGGACGTAATGCTTCTCTAAATTCTACACTATCTTCAAAATAATATACCATATATCGTGGATCTTTATGATTTTTATCCATTTTTACAACTTTAAATCCTTGCTTTTCTAATTCATTTGCTACTTTCATATTAAATACAGCATAAAGCGCCATAATTACTCCTCCATTAGTTTTTCTATTTTTTCTAATAAATAAATAGATGGATTAGTTCTTCCATTAATAACTTTATTGAAATGTGAGCGTGAGACTTCTAATATTTTTGCGACTTCTTGTTGTGTATATCCATTTTTCCACATCCAATCAATAAAGTGATCACATATTTCTTTTACATTATTATGTGTTTGTGTCATTCAATCACACACCTCCAGTAAAAACAATATTACCTATCTATAATAGATAGGTAATATATTTAAAGTAAATCTATAATAAATTCTTTACCAATCGCATTCAAAGAATACGTGAAGCCCACGAGCTTCCCATTCATCAAACTTATAATAAATGCGGCAAAGAGACTGAACAGTTCCAAAGTCATCAAAATAGTCAGGGTTGGCAATAGAAAAGTCAAGCATTTCCTTTACTTCGGCCTTGGTAAGACGAATATATTCACCGCATTCATAATCGTGAGTAAAAGACATAGCATTGTAGAGATCCCAAAACTTGCGAGAATAATAGATCTCTACGACTGGAGCGGTGTCTTCCTCATCACCATCGTTGTAGTAATCGTATTCGGTAAAACCGAAATCCCCGTGGTAGTAAGCGTTGATATCCTCGGCCCGCCGCGCACGCCACATATTCATATCCATACCCATACTCAGCACTTCCTTTCCTTTTCTTCAATTATATTATACACTAATTTTAAAAAAAGTCAAATAAAAAGGAGCCAAATTTTGGCTCCTTGAAATTATGCTACAATATACATTACAACGAACAATGCCGCCAAGAAATACATCAAAATTGGGATTTCCTTAAACTTGCCGCGAATGACCTTTAGTAGAACATAAGAAATTAGACCAAATCCAATACCATCACTAATTGAATAAGAGAATGGCATCATTGTAATTGTTAAGAAAGCGGGAATAGCAATTTCCATATCGCTCCAATCAATATGAATTACATTCTTCATCATAAAGATACCAACGATAATTAGAGCGGGAGCGGTTGCGGCGGAAGGTACAATACCAGCAATTGGCGCAAATAAGCAAGCTAGCGCAAATAGAACACCTGTTACAATAGAGGCTAGACCCGTACGAGCGCCGGTCGCGACACCAGTAGAACTCTCAACGAATGTAGTTACAGTGCTAGTGCCTAATAGAGATCCGGTACAAGTAGCAATAGCATCAGCAGTTAGGGCGCGAGACATATCTTTGCTCTTCATATTACCATCTTCATCTAGCATATCGCAACCGGCCGCGCATCCAGTAAGAGTACCAACAGTATCAAAGCAGTCACACATACATAGAGTTAGAATGGATGTAATTAGCGGGAAGATGCCTAGGGCGGTTAGGCCAGTAAATGAGAGTTGGAAGAATGTTGGTGCGAGTGAGAGATTTTCAAAATTGAAAGTTACAGCTGTACTAGTGACGCCAAGAGGAATACCGATAACTGTAGTTGCAATAATGGAATATAGAATTGCACCACGAATCTTAAATACAAGTAAAATAGCTGTAATTGCTAGACCAATTAGGGCTAATAGTGGAGCGCCACTTGTAATTGCGCCAAGGTCAAGTAGATTGTTATTAGCAGTTACAATACCTGCATTAATTAAACCAATTAGAGCAATAAAGAGACCAATACCTACGCTAATTGCGCGCTTGAGCTGCGCTGGAATTGCCTCAATAATCTTGTTACGTAGTGGAGATAGAGTAATACCTAGGAAGATTAGACCACTAATAAAGGTAATAGCTAGGCACTGCTGCCAAGTATAACCAATCTTCATACATAGAGTATATGTGAATAGCGCATTAATACCTAGACCCGGAGCCTGCGCGAACGGCACATTAGCCATAAAGGCTGTGAGTAGTGTGCCTACTGCGGCACTAATACAAGTAGCTAATGTTAGCGCAGTATAATCCATTCCAGTTGCGCCTAGAATGGAGGGATTTACAAAGATAATATAGGCCATAGCCATAAAGGTTACAAGGCCGCCAATAATTTCGCGGCCAATTGTAGAACCGCGTTCAGTGATATGAAAATGCTTATCTAGAAATGCTGTCATAAAATTAATGCTCCTTATTTCTTAAAATTAGATTTAAAATGATACCTACAAACATAGCAAGTGCTGTGGTCCCAATACTTACTACGCCAAAATTACATACAACACCAGAGACGCCAATGGTTAAAATTGAGGCAATAATTGTCACAACCTTATTATCGTTTAGGTCAAGATTATTGTCTTTAATAGTACGAACACCAGAAAGGGTAATATAGCCATATAAAATAGCCGCGCAACCACCAAAAATAGCGGATGGTAGTGATACAAGTAGTGCCTGTAGCGGGCCAAAGAAGGCTGCTACGCCCATAATAATTGCGGCAAGTGTAATTACATACTTAGAGCAAATCTTACTAAAGCCAGTTGTGCCTACACTTTCACCGTAAGAAGTGTTAGGAATAGAGCCAATTAGAGTACCAAAAGCGGTAGCAATACCATCACCAATTAGAGTATGGCCAACACCGGGATTTTGGGTTAGATCAGTACCAATAACTGCACTAAGTGCCTTATGGTCTGAAATATGCTCACATAGGCAAACCAATGAGAGTGGTGCAAATAGTAAGAGAATCTGTGGCATTGTACTCCAATCAAAGTTAGCAAAATCAAGATGGAAGAATGCAAAATCTGGCATCTGGAAAATCTGTAAATTATGGAAAGGTTCAAAATTGACAATTGGAATGCCGCATAGTGTAAGAATTACAGAAATACCATATACAATAAAAATTGAAAATAGGAATGGTAAGTTTTTAATAAAACCTTTTCCATAATGTGAAATGAGAGCAGTTACAGCTAAAGTTAGCATACCAAGTCCAAAACCAATGAGACTATATTCACCATTTACTTGGAAGTAAGTTGGTAGGAATGTAGCAAGGTTTAGACCAATTACCATAACGACAGGACCAATAACGTATGGTGGTAGCAACTTATTAATCCAAGCTGTTCCGCACTTATTAATTACTAAACCTACAATACAGTAGATTAGACATACAATAACGCCGCCAATTAGAACAGCAGTGAAATTAGGTGCAGTGCCTAGTGTTAAAGCGCCAATGACGGCTGCCACGAAACCGCCAGAGGAACTAATAAACATAGGGCTTTGGCCACGAGTGCATAACTGATAAATAAGAGTACCAATTGCCGCACCTACCATTGCTGGAGCAATAGGCACTCCGCAGATAGAAGGAATTAGTACTGTAGCAACAAAGCAAGCAATTACTTGCTGGAATGCGGCAACAATTAGTCGCCGAATGGGTAGTCTATCATTAATATCATAAAGCATATTTATTCTCCTTTATCCTCATAATAATCATCCCAATCAATTTCTTGAAATGTTATATTATTTAAATCTATATGATGTATAAGCATAATTTCCATAGGCCCATATGGAACTTGTCCTGTAATTGTTAATGTATCATCAAAGTCTCTCCATTCATATTCTTTAGGGCAAAAACCTCTATAATGAATTAATACGTCATCTCTGGGATATACATATTCTTTAAATTCACGACGAGTTAAATTGTAAATTGATATACATTGATAATCGCCAGATGTGACAATAAATTCTTCATTATATTGTTTTACATACAAAAGAGGAGGGGTATCTGGGCAATTACGAGCAAATGTAAAGTATTCTTCTCTGTCTGAAAGAACTTGAATTTCAATTTTATCGTAATGCTGTTTCTGGTCTTTTGTCCAATATCTCCAAGTTAGCTGGCGAATATGATATGGTGAAGGTTTGTCATATTGGTCTAATATAGGTTCAATTTTTGTTGCGATTAAAGTGTGTGTATTATGATTAATTAGAACCGGATGATTCATTCGCCTCACTTCCATATTGTTCTTTTAAGAGAGGAATGATTTCATCAAATGAATTATGTAGTGTATGATCTTGCGTGGCATACAAAATCATACCATAAAGCATTTGATTAATTGAGAAGCTTCGCCGCCAATCTTTCTCATTAAGATGATTTGTACGGATGTCAAAATAATGAGCATAATTAGCCTTTCTATCAATTCGTAAGATTTCATTCATCATTTGATTCAAAATTTTTTTCCAATCTGGCTCATCATTATCCATTGCGGTTATAAAAACGTCAAGTAATTTTTCGCACATATACTTCCATCCATAAAGAACGCCCATTTCGCACATTGTGCCAATAGCTGACTGTTCTGGACAAAGCACGGTATAATCGCTATTCCAAAGCCGCTCAATATCGGCTTCACAAATCTTTTCTGCTAGATGATTATTTTCTTCTTCTGTCATATTAGATTTGTCATTAATAGACTTGTTCATTACAGGACTATATACAGAACCGGGGATACCCGCTTCTTTAAACTTATCATACTCATACTGGCGCGCTAAATTAGAACCAAAAGTCATAATATCGCCGCCGAGATAACCGAGTGGCTTATTTTGTTCCATATTAAAAATACCTCGTTTTTTCTTTATTATAACATAATTTTCCAATCTTGTCAAATATTATTGTCCCCACTATTCTGCGATAGCTTTTGCTATTCCCGGGAATGTTTTACTGCGCCATTTACTTCTTTCTTTTTTAGACTTACCAATAAATTGCATATCCATATGCCAAGAACTATAGCCGCTATGGCCAGTAGAACTATCTGTAATATCTGGGTCTACCATATCAGTTGGTTTTAGCGCGGGTAAATTTTTTAGCCACAAGCAAGTAGTTTTGCGCTCTGGATCACCAAACCAGAATGGTTGAATAATTTGATCCGGTTTGCGATAATGTGTATTCATATATCCTACTGGATTCTCGACACATATGCGGTCACACTTAGCGTTAATAAATTTAAGAAAAAATTCTACAGCATCTTCGCGCTGTTTAATTCTCTCTAATGCTTTTTCACCATACTTTTCTACATTGAACCATCTATTACCAGATACTGTGAGATAAGTACAGGGCGGGTGGGCAATAAGTAAATCCCACTGACCGTATATGGTATGCTCGGTGCCATCCATAGTTTTAAAAGTACAATTACCATTTATATATGGCAGTACATCTCCAAGTATATGCCATTCAGGATGCTCGCCAGATGGCTCATCAATATCACAAGAATAACATTCATTTCCTAATTTACGCATTTCAATAGTTATTCTCTAAGACTCTTCGCAAGCTACTAATACTTTCATATAATCTCTCCTATAAACGAAAATATGCGGGGTAAGTCATTAGACTTACCCCATTTAGTTATCTTGGCGGAATAATTTTATCGCACAATTGTGGAATTGGGCCACGCTCTGATTTTAATAATTTTACAGTTCCAAATAATGGGTCGCCGACTAAATTATCTAGCATAGCTCTAATACCATTATTCTATTCAAATCGTGGGCTATCAATTTGTGCAACATCGCCACAGAATATAATTTCGCCGCCATCTTCAACGCGGCTAAGTAATAATGTTACTAATTTATCATTTAAATTTTCACATTCATCACAAAAGATGATACCTTTTATAGAACGACCTCTAATATGAGAAATAGGGAATATTTCAATAATGCCATCATCAATAAGTTGGTCCAGCATCATTTGACCGCCTAAATGGTCAGCTATTACTCCACCCCACATACTCATCTTTTGCCGCACATCTCCTGGCACAAAGCCAATGTCCTTTGTATCAGCAACAATAATATTATTACGAATAAAAGTAATTTTAGGCTAGCGGCCGCGGGCTACTTGTTCTAATGCGTAATTTAAAGCCAATAATGTTTTACCGCTACCCCAAGCAGAAGTAAGTAGCTTTACTTTTATGTCTTGGTTTTGTAGCAAATGTATTGCCATTTTTTGCTCTAAATTCCTAGGTTTAATTACTTCGCCAGTATATACATTTTTAATATCTTTACAATTTAATGGTGTGTATTCGTGTCCGTTCCAGAATAATACATCTTTTAATTCTTCTCCTACAAAAATTTCAGCAAAAGAATTTGTTGGACATTTTAATGTATTCATTGTTGGGCACTAATATAGTTGCGCCATTTGCTAAGTAGTTGGATAATATTTTCCCCATCCACAATATTCAGTATGCTCAATATGTGGTTGTTCAATTTCTCCTAAATAAATAGCTTGTATTTCCGGCACCTATTTAGCAATCAAAAACTAAGCGCCATCGGCGGTCATAAAAAATACTTCATCTTTATGATTCTTTAATGCCGCGGCCTCTGCTATTAGCCAATGATCGTGTATATCTTGTAAAAATGGATATTTTTTAAATTTCTTTTTACAATTAATATCAGCAGTAATAAAATGTATATCTTTTGATGTAATAAGATCTCGCACAGCTTGCCGTGCGAGATACTTAGTTTTCTCATCTTTTTGTGAAGTTTTTATATTTTCAAGTTCCATTAATACAATAGGACTAATATATACGTTTTCAAATCTCTTATAAGCCCCATTGAGCACCGCAGAAGTATCTAAAAAGTTTATATTCATTCAGCATCAACACCATAAATTTTATCCACGAGATTATACTTCTTCATCTCATCAGCGGATAAAAACCATTGGTGCCTAGCGTGGGTATCATATTCTTCTGCGGTAATGTTAGTATTATCAATGATGAATTTACGAATGTCTTCATCTACCTTGTTATTAAAAGCCATAATATCATTAGCGGTTTTAGCCTCACTGGCGCTTAATGCCACATATCCATCGTGAATTAACGCATAAGTGCTTGGGAAGCAGAAACGAGTTACATTTTCGTTATTGCCGCCGCCAGCTAGAATTACAGCCGCCATAGACGCAGCATAACCAGGAACAATAATATGTAGCGGCTTCTTATACTGGCTAATATACTAAGCGAGGAAAAATCCGTCTGATACACAACCTCCTTGTGAATTTAATATAAGCGTCACAGGGCGCGTATCACTGTCATTTTCCCAATCTCTCATTGGTAGATAAATCATCTCTACAATACGTTCATCAATTTCTGTATTGAGAATAAGGGTTCGATTATCATTCATTTGATGATAATACTGATACATTACAGGGTCTAATCCAGATGTATCATCTTGGACTAGGAAATTGAAATCTGGGTCCATATTTGCCCTCCTCCCATCTCAATGAGACAGTTTTATAATAATTAAGAAATAATTTTTTCAAGAGTACAATCTTCCGGGTTCAAATCATCCTTACGAATACGTTTAATATAAGGATGACGAATGGAAATACCAGTGCCATCTTTAGCGGCATTTGCGGTTGAAACCATCATACCACCAATAGTTAGCGGGCACATATACCAATTTTCAAAATTATCTCGTAGTTCTGCTTTAAGTTCATCTGTTAGGCCAGCTACTTTACAGAGCTGAATTGGGTCACCTTTACGGTTAAAAACGCTTACATAAATAGCTCCGGGATAATTATAATAATAATTTTTAGTAACTGGAGTGTAAGCGCCGCCGGTTCTATATTCACCAAAATATTCACCATATACTAGTTTACTCGTTCTAGCTTCTTCCCAGAATGGCCAAGAAGTAAGTTCCTTACCAGTATAAAGTTTAGTTGGCTTTTCAACATCTGTAATGAAGCAATCAATATCAGATGAAATTTCTTGTTTTACCTTACAAGTAGTCCAAGCACTTGAACGCTTATCGGGGGTATATAGGATGCCTTTCTTATAGCATACAGCTCCTTCACCGCCGCGTTCAAAAATTTTTAGAATTTCATCAAAGAATGTTTCATCCATTTGATGATAAGTAATGCCTTTTACAAGTGGAGAATTAATACGTTTTACAACATCAGGAATAAACTGAACACGATATTCAATAGGTTTGTCTAGAAACTCTTCGCCATCTAGCGCCAGCACATCAAAGATGCGCCATTCCAGCTTTACGTCCTTTTGACGAGCGCGAGCCTTATCAACTAGACATCTAGTAATGCTACCAACATCCTTATCAATGCCGCCGGGTAAATATATTTCTCCAAGGATTACAGTTGTATTTTGGAAGGCGTTTAATACATTATCCCAGAAAAATACTTTATCTTGCAGCTCTGAATAAGTTCCAGTAACTTTACTAATACCACGAGTTTGAAGCGCATTTCTGTCTGGCGTAATAACCGCACGACTAAAATTGCCATCAAACTTCTCGCTCCATAGATATTTACCACTAGCCGCCATATCTTCAAGATGCTGTTGCCGCACTTCAGGAGACATAGCGCTAGTTGGAGCCCAATACTTCATTACTCCAAGTTCAAACCAATTTGTCATTCTCTTTCTCCTATCTTCTCTAAAAATTCAATAGCTGAATCTTTCATACCAGCGAATGGGCCAATATTATCGACATACCAATCAAGACAATAATCATCTAGATCAACTTCTGAAGGATGATTACGCTGTTCTTCTGTTAGCAATGGATTTTCCCATATTTCGCCATCATCTGTGTAACGGCGAATACCAACAGATACGCACTTACCTTTATTAAACTTCTTTACTCTTTTTAATTCATTTAAGAAACGAAGGTCTGGAATTAAAGCGTAATCCCAATCGTTCTCTGTTGCTTTAATGAATTGCGCTACCAAATCAGCCCAATAGTTTTTAAACACAGAGCGCACTTCATTCGTGCCCATCTGTTGAAGTAGCTGGCGGCCGCTAATATCCTTTTCGCCATTCCATTTATAATATAGCTTGGCATATTCTTTTACCATATCGGCAAAATGAATAACTAAAATACGCTGGCCATCTGCCTCTAATACTTCCTGTAAAAATTTTGCAAATGTATCCTTGCCGGATCCACTTTTACCGCTAATTAGAATTATCTTCTTCATTCTTCATTTCCTCCAATTTGAGTTGTACATAAAAATCTACAAACTCCTATACAGCAGGGGAACATGCTGCTCTATATTCTTCAATGCGCTTGATAGTTTTTGGAACATCATTTAGCATAAATGCAGTATCAATAGCAAGTCTTGTAATATGTTTATCAAAATCTGAAATATCTGTAAATAATTCAGTCATTTCTTTTTACCTATCGCCTTTTGTAGAATATTAAAAAATGTTTGAACTTCTTCTTGTGTTTCAAGAACAATTTTTTGAACGGGTTTTGCTGCACGTCTATCTTCATTGGCTGGCATATTATAAACATAATATTCATAAATGCCATCTGCATTTAGATATTGCTCGGCGATTAGCATACCATCTCGATTAGCATAAATTTTAAGACTTGCTGTTTCATCATCATTTTCAATATGCTCTGTGTGCATATTTTGCGGGATAAGCTACTTGACAAAACCTACATACTCATCCCGGGTTACACTATATAATTCTTCTCTCATATCTTATCCTCGCCAATTTATTTTTAGTTCTTGTGCTTCGTTTTGCGCTAGTTCATCGCATTTTTCATTCCAGAAAACGCCATTGTGCCCTTCTACTTTTTTGAAGTAGAACCACACATTTTCAAAATATGGAATAATATCAATCCATAGATCTTGATTGGCGACTTCTTTTTTAGCCGCATTGCGCCAACCATTTCGCCGCCAATTTTCATACCAGCGCTGCGAATAGCAATTGATAGCGTATGCTGAATCACTGTAAATAATTACAGCTTGACTTTCTTTACGATGTTCTGCCGCATAAATGAGAGCCTGGCGGATAGCTTGAAGTTCCATTCGTTGATTGGTTGTATCAAGTTCTCCGCCAGTTTTATAATAGACTTGCTGACTATCTTCAACAGCGATGTAAGCCCATCCACCAAAATTCTTATTAGCTATTTTCTTACAAGAACCGTCAGTGTAAATTTCCAGTGGAATTACTCGCTCTTTGCTTCGTCTATCCATAATTTTTCTCCTTTCTTCATATAATTTATTATAGCATAAAATATGAAAAAAGGCAAATATTAGGCTTCAGGTTCTTCCTTAACCTCTTCAGGTTCTTCCTTAACCTCTTCAAGTTTCTTTTCTAGCTCTAATTCAGGTAAGCCGCCAATGCTAGTTAGAAGACTTAAAATACCTGCTAAAGCAGAAGCGGAAGCTACCATTACCCAATTAACCTGATCTAGAACTGCGGTAGTGCCGATAGTAGCAATAGCAGTTTGTGCTACGGTCTTAATTGCACGAATACCGGCTGCGATTAACCATTTCTTAAAATTCATATGAATCACTCCTTTATATTATTCTTCGGAGATTTTGTTCTCCTTTTTATATTTATCGAAAAGATCATTAATGTACTCTATTTCCAGCTTAAATACACCATTCTTTTCTTTAGTTTTTGCAAGTAGATCCTCATATTTATCATTTAGTTTGATAATATGACGAAATTCGTCAAATGTATGTTCTTGTCCATTGCGACAAGATCTAGCAAAATCAAGGACCTCCCAACGGATGCGGTCTTTTTCATTTGTATAAATTTGTTTTTGGATATCGTCAATAGTTTTATTCATATCTTCAACTTGTTTAGATACATCTTTCGTAATAATTTTCCCTAACCAGTTGAAGAGAGAAGTAATTGGGTTCCATTTTATCGGGGATATTTGGATGAAAATGGATAGAATAATAATTACTTGTACTATATTGGAAGATAGCCAGTTGAGAATTTCATTCTCATTCATAAGATTTCACCTCCGTGGGGCTTATCCCCGATATATATGTAGAGAAAAGTAGAAAATATTATTTTATATTAAAACTATTCTATAAATTATTAAGAATATCTAACATTCCGGCCATAAATAAGAATTGAATAGTAATTTGTTTCTCTGCCGCGGTAGCAGCGGCTTTGAATCTTTCTGGTAACGACCCTGAATCAGGAATTAAACTTTCTGAAGCGTTATTATTAATTACTACACGATTACGTACTTTTACAGTATGAATATCTGATGGTAACTTATGATAAAATTGTAATAAGCTTTGATAAATATTATATAGAATATAAGAAGATGGTACATATGTTAAATTTAAATAATATAATCCCAGAGTTTTTGGGCCACTAAAATTTTCTATATTTACCTGTTCTTTCATATCCTATAAATATTTTTTACCTATTGAAAATCCTTCATCAAACATGATCATTGCTGCGCCTCCTAGTAAATATGCTTCTAATGAATCTTTTAAATGAGATCCGATAGCACTAGGGGCACAATTTAAAATTGCAAATAATAAAGCATCTTTATCATATGGAGATATTCCGCCAAGTTCGTACATTTTTGTAATATTATTTACAACGGCTTCAGGAGCTCCGCTGCCGCCTAAAGAACCGCCATGGTATCCGATTTCATTATTATATAATGAATAATCTTTAACACTAATACCGCCAACTAACGTATTATTTAATTTATTTAATACAGCTGCTCTAATATCTTCATCTGCATTGATGTCAGATAAATATTTTTCAATAAGGTCAATTAACGTCTTCATATCTTCTATATATGTTTTTTCTGCTAATTCTACGTCTGTAGCACCGCCGCCTGCATCATGATAATGTTTAACAAAATTACCTAACGTTTGTTCAAGATACTAATTTATTGTATTATTTATATCTGTAATTAAGGGTTTTATAGAAGCTTCAGTTTCTTTTTCTAATAAGGTCTAAATATCTGTTTGAGTATCTAAAATAAAAGTAACGTCATCTTTCATATTTAAACTACCAGGTAGTTTACCAGTAATCATTCCTGGAATATTTTCTTCAATATGGTTAGCCGCCAATAACTCAGCCATAGTGTTTTTACTAATAGTTAATTTACATCCATTAGCAAATTCAGGCAATATAGCCTCTAAAGGGTTCTCCATGAAAGATAAAGTTTTTTGTATTTGTCTATTAGAAAAAAATTTTATTTTATCTGTATTTTCTGTTAATTCACTATAAATTTGACCATTAACTTCTCTATTAGAAAAAGCATTTTTGATATTTTCTCGTAAACTTGCATTAAATTCTCTTCTTTTTTTAGCAATTGTTTCCTCCTTTGCAGTTCCTTGAGCAATTAATCTTTTTAAATTTTTCCATTTGTTTAATAACTCTTGATTTTTATCATATTTATTTATTATTTGTTCAGCATTCGTTGCAGTTTCTAATAATTGACTTAAATTTTCTCTAACATGTAGCATTGCGATTTCTTCAAAAGACTCACGTTTCCCTCCATGAGTAAAAGCGCCACTTGCAGGAGTAATAATATCTTTATGTAAATTAGTAATTTTTAATGCGTCTTCTAGTCTTTGTATTACTAATTCTGTTAATTTATTCGTATGTTCACCTTTATGATGACCTTGATCTTTTGTAATAGTATCACTAACAATATTTAAAATTAATTTAGTTAAATTAGAGCCTACAACAGTAATAGTTTTATCATTTTTATATTTTTCGTACTGTCGATACACTAATTGTTTAAACTATTCTGAATCACTTAAAGATGATAATAATTTATTAACACGTTCTGCATAATATTGGCTATTTGATTTAATATAAGCACTAATAAAAGTATCATCTATACGAATAGTACGCATTAGTTTTCCAGCATTTATATTATAATTTTTAGGAGACGTAATATAATTATGAATAACACTCTATTTTTCTTCTTTTGTTAAAGATAAGAAATTTTTATTTAAATGGGAGATATTATTTAAAGAAGTTTTAATATTTTCTTGCATGGTAGTTAAGTCTCCGTGATTTTGAATAAAGTTTATAAAAGCAATAATATTGCTATAATCATCTTCAGTAATAGAAGTCCCATCTTGCATTTTTTCTAAGATACTTGTAATATTATTAAACTAATTGTTTTCTTTTAGAATACTTAAATTAGATTTTAAAAACATTCTTTCTGAATTTAACAGCATCTAGTGCCAAGATTGTAGCATATTAAGATACGCATCAATTTGTTGCGTAAAATTTTCATATTCGTCACCATTTGTATCGTTTGAATTTAACGTATGATTAGTTTTAAAATTACTTAAACGTGATTGACCTATATCATAAATTTCTCTATTTTTATTATATAAGCTACTAAAAAAAATATATCTGCCCTAACTTAGCCATGAAAAGTCTTCTTTACTCATTTCTTCACCCCGCAAATAAAAAGAAACCCGCTTTTTAGCGGGCTTCAAGATTTCTCAATTTTCTCTTCAACTTATTGATAATTCCCATATTACCAACTTCATTGCGAGCCATTAGTAACTTAATTCTATATTCATACTTGAGCCTTAATAGTTCTTTATTCATCACTTTCTACCTCTTTTAAGTCCTTTAGATAATAGTAATAGTCCTCCGCCCAACGTTCAACATCTTCTTCCTCATAATCAATTCCATAAGTACCTTCTTCGTGGCCACGTTGGCAAGCCATTTCATACGCCTCATCCCATAAGGCATCATAATCAATCGGCAATTTCTTTCCTCCATACATCTTGAATTGCATCAAAATCTTTGAACATACCGCAATCATATTTTTCGTATAGATTATAATAGCATACAGTAAGATAAAATTTATCCATTTTAGGCTGATAAACTTCATCTAGAAGTAGACATTTCCAATTAGGCTCTAGAGAACAAATCTTATCCCAAACGCTATTCATAGTACGATAACCACGACGAGACATTTCTTGTCGCACGTAGTAAGCATATGAGATAAAATGGTCATAACTATAATCCATTACGAAATTAACAAGTACATGATTAGGAGTGCCATTTTTCTGGATGGCGCCCGCGATGCTACTAAGTTCGCGCCATTGCGCTACAAGCTGTTCTCGCGGTAGGACAGAAATTAGTTTAGTATGCCAAAGTCTCATAATTACCTCTCATATAGTCTAAAATTAGGGCCACGACCAACTACACGATACACACTTACATCACCGCCAGCACTAATAACAAACTCACTAGTTGGCTCACCACGACCTCTATAAATGCCGCGATCTTCAATAATACGATCGGCGGGTGAATGTTCAAAAAGATATTGCTTATGCTTTTCGTGAAGTGTATCTACTGGTGCTTGTGTCATAGATTTTCTCCTTTCTTTATTCTATAATTATTATAACATGAATTAGAAAAAAGTCAAGGTTTTATCCTTGACTTACAAATTAAGAGTGATACTTTAGAAGAAAACTATTACTTACAGCTTTAAAAGATTTAGAGCCATCAGTAGAACGGAATACGATACCTTCGCGAGGTAAATTATCCAGACAAGATTTACCTTCTGCATAAGTAAGAATAGCATCTACATTTTCAAATTGATTAATTTTCATCTTACAATTAAGCACAGGCACGCATTCAATTCCATATGGATCGAGAATATCAATCATTTCAAGAGTTCCTACACGACCGCGAGATGAGAAAATTAGATTAAATGCTAGAAAATCGTGTTCACCGCAGAGAGAGTAATCTCGCCGCTGGATACCATCACCAAAAGTTTCACCTTGAATGGTAATCCATTCTTCATTAGGATAAGCGGCCAACAAATTAGATAGTACCTTGAACATATCATATTGCTTAGCCATTTCCCAGTATACATTGGTATCATAATAGCATTCTTTACTTTCTTCTCCAAAGCATACATTGCGGGAACAGACATAGAAAGATTTATGTCTAAATTTACCACGCTTCATAGAGAAAGTAGTGCTAGTTCCATCAATCTTCTCAGTGGCAATCCAATCACCATCATCATTTAGAATCCAAGGCATATTTTGCACTCGCTCTTCATCGGTCTTTTGAACCCAAGAAGGCCAACCATTCTTCTTATCTTTCTTTTTACCAAAGAAGAAAAACATCACTTTGCGGCCAAAATTATGTTTCATCATCCACTTAGCCCAAGATTTCTTGAAAATTTCGGGATGACGAGCGGCCATTTTCTTATACTTATCTACAGTAGGAGCCTTACGCTGATTGTCTTCTTCATCGGCGTAAGTTACGCCAAGTTGTTTAGTCAGGAAGCGGGATTCATCAAGAGGATTATGCCATTCTTCTCCATCATAAATCATCATCACTCCACAATTTAGTCCTATGTGCCAACCAAAATCTTCGGCGTGCATAAGCAAACCTTGTGAAAGAGTCTTACACATCTTCAGCGTTTTTACCTTATAATGCCGCTTCTCAAGGAAAGCAAAGCATTCTTTATCAGAAGGCACGCGGGAATCAATTTCAAAGTAGATAGCCGGATCACCTACATTAAATTGACCCTTCTGAACAATAACACGCCAGCCGCCAACAATAGCGTGTTCAACACGGTCATATCCGAGGATGGGTTCAATACCATCAATAATTCCTACATAAGCTAATTCGCGTTCCTGTTTTGAATTTAACATATTTTAACTCCTTACCACAAATCTTCACTATATAATTCACTAGTCACTAATTTAAAATCTGACACTTGACGGCATCGTTTAGCTTCTTTCATGGCTTCTAAACGGCTCATATATTCATCATGCTCATTTAAGAAACCCTGTCCTAATTCTTTAAAATCTCTAATAGTATATCCAAAATTATGTAAAATCTGAAAAGCATCGCAATGTCGATGGCATGGAATAATAATTTCTTTTTGTTGTTTATTATCAAAGATTTTAACTGCTGCTCTCGTTACCATTAGGAATCTTAGCCTCCGAACTCATCTGCCAATGAAAGAACTCGCTCCAGCTGCCAACATCATAATGCCGCCAGCCATCTTCATCCCAAATGCGAGTATAATAGCTCTTGTAATTATGCTCATCGAGAAATCTCTTGATAGCAATAGCAACATCAACCTTGTTAGCGCATTCCGCAATAGGGCGCCATACACCGTGACTATTCTCAAAATACAGAGTCATATTCATCATCCTTTCATTTTGCAGTAGTAAACGACAGTCTGCTTCACATCATTATATTCCTTGTGCTCCTTGACCTTCATGCGCATCACGCACTTAAAGCCAACTTCAAGGTTTTTGGAAGCAGTAATCCAAACATATTCGTTGCCATCAGTATCTTCCATAATATGGACGCGGCTTTCACCAAAGCGGCCATTAACAGGAACATTCTTCTTAATGGTAACTTCGCGCTCAAGCCAATCACCGACTTCACCCTGATATTCACTCTTGCTCTGATCATCAAGTAGTTCGTGAATGAGCTTGCGGACTTCGGCTTCATCGCGCATAGTCAGGTCTTCCGGATCATCGGGATTGTGAACATCCTCCCACTTGAGGACAACAGGAGTAATTTCAGCGGGAAGATTAACAATCTCAAGCTTAGAAGGGCAGAACCAGCCGAACAGGAGATTAAACCGAGCACGGCAGGGATTGGTTTCATGAGCCCAATCATTAAGAATGGTGTTATCACCCTTGAAAAGAGTGATGAAACCAGCTTCACCAAAGCCAAAGGCATTACGAGCCGCGAACTTCACACGCCGCTCTTCAACCTTCACAGCTTTGGCCGCAGCACGCTTTTCAGCCGCGCGGTCAAGAGCTTCACGCTGTTTGTCAGTATACCAGCGGACTTCCTTGATTTCATAGCCACAACCGCGGCAAGCAAGACAACGAGTGCCATCCATAGGATTATAGGAATACTGGCCGGAGCCGCCACACCGATGGCACGGACCTTTCACCCGCACATAAAGCTTTTTAGCATCGCCATCATGCGCATAAGGCTCGCCCATAATTTCCATATTCTCATAAGATTTAGCGACTGCCATCCTATAATCTCCCCTTTCCTCTTTACATTTATATTATACTATAAATTTAAAAAAAGTCAAGAAATTAATCTTGACTTTCTTCGGAGGTGAAATTTTTATGATAATCTTTATTTAACATGATTGGAAGCTAGCCTAATTGATTCCATCTATTTCGTATATCCGTAGTAATTTCGTCTAGATGAACAGGCTTACAATCGTGCGAATCAAGTCCAACATGATAAATAAATGGGTTTTCAGGAAATAGCCAGTTAGAAGTTTGATGTGAATGACCATGTAGGGAAATAATATGCTGCGAAAAATGCTTATCATCAAAATTAGCAGTAAGAACTGGATAATGGCAACAAAAGAAATTTAGTTTGCCGAACTTTAAAAGTTCGCTAGTGTGTATAATATTAGTTACCTTGCCAGTTTCGTAGATGTCGCTAATTTTCTGCAATGTATCGTGATTGCCGCGAATTAAAAATATATTACCGTTTAGTCTTTTTAGGATATTAACATCATAATGTCCCATTAATACATCGCCGAGATGATAGACAGTATCTTCTTCTTGGACTACCTCGTTCCATCGTTCTACTATCGCTTCATTCATTTCCATAGTGGTAGTAAAACCGCGAGGTTCGTAAATGAATGATTGCTCGTGAAAGAAATGTGTATCGCTTGTAAACCAAATGTTATTCATTTTGGTTCGCCATTAATCCACCAAACTCCTACTGCTCGCTCATCTTCCAATTTATAAGCGTCAGTTACGGGCGGATGAAATTTGTCGGCCATTTCTTTTACGATTTCGTCTGGTACTCGAGAACGGCCAGTGCGCTTGCTGTTACGATAGAGGCATACCTGTAGTGAAGGAGCGCATACCACATATACGATGCGATAATCCGTAATATATTTGTCAATAGCATTTGTAAGCTTTTTACGTGACCAGATGTTGAGATGAGTCGCATCCGCTACCACTGTTTCAAAATGATGAAGATGATGCACAAGAGTTTTTACAAATTCGTTAAATACTTCAGCCTCATGGTCAAAATACTGTTCATTATCATCCAGCATCATGAAACGAATATTATCACGAGATACTGTTACATCTGCACGAAGAAAATTCCGTGCAAAATAAGTTTTACCAGACCCCGGAATACCGCACATAATATACAATGTAGGCATACTTATCTCCTTTCTACAATTATATTATACATCAATTTCGTCAAAAGTCAAATCTTCAAGTTGGTCATCCATTTCTTCTTGTCTGCGGCGGTCCGCAATGGTTAAATTATGCGATCCATGATAGAAGGCGTATATGCCTTTATTGTTAGATTTTCTCGCGCACATTGGACAAGAGCAATGAATTTTATTTTTACTATATTGGTGCAGATTATCATAATAATCGGGATATAAATTACGCTTACGAATAGCCTTTGTCCAATCATTATGACGTCGTTCAGCTGTTTCGCGCATAGTATCACCACCTTATAAGATTGACGGGCACGGTAGGATTTGAACCCACGGATGTTCATCACATCAACGGTTTTCAAGACCGCCGCCTTAAACCACTCGGCCACATGCCCATAAGCTGAGGATGATGGAATCGAACCATCGCTACCCGGGTCAAAGCCGTGTGTACTCGCCGTTATACGAATCCTCATTAAATTGCGCTTTCAAAAGCGAAAACGCATAGCACCATCAGGGTAGTAGCCGCCGCTAGTCATATTTATAAGATAAGTATCCATTGGGTGTTCAGACACAAAGTAAAGAACACCAAGAACGCTCTTGGCATTTACTCTATAAGTGCCATCTTCACTTTCAAGAATAAACTTATCAGTCCAAGTATTTAGACTATTTACTAGCGAGACTACATCATTCTGGCTTAAAATACGAATACGTAATCTATCCATAATCATTCTCCTTTACAACCAGCATTGAACTGGTTTTGTTTCACAAGTAATAGTAATTGGTCTATTGTATGTTATCCACCAAGGAACTTCTTCATATATAGGTGTAGTTGTAGATGGATATGGCTCAGTTAATGGAGTAGTCGTATTTGGTTGAACAACTGTAGGCGAAGATTTACCAACACAATTTACACAGCTACGTACAAATGGAGACATTACTGCTCCACACTAAGGGCAACGCCATCCCTCTAACATCGAAGTATTTTCTTTATTTTCCATAGAATCATCTCCTTAAAGCGCAGATGGAAGGATTTGAACCTTCGGTACCGATGAAAGTACGACGGTTTAGCAAACCGCTGCTTTAGACCACTCAGCCACATCTGCATAACGTCAATAGGATTTGTTTTGCCGCGTACGATCGGTCGGTTGAGTATTAAGTCTAATAACCGCTCAAGACTCCTATTGATTAATGAAGGGCTCAAGGTACCTACTTCCTCGGTTTTGAGGAGGTTATTAACGAGCCCATTGCCCCGTGGTACGCTTGCTCGTCAGCAGAGGCGTCGGCAGCTTATAATATTAAATGCTTGTTTCGGGAATACATCCCCTGCGGTCAAGCGAAACCTACAAGGTGGACCCGGGCCTCTCAGCCAGCCCAATGGAAGTTTTACAGACTTCTAACTACTGGTAGGGTAACTTTTGGGACCCGTATACAGGTATTACCGCATTGCACCAGAGAGAGGACGCTTTTAACTCCTCCCCAAAGCACCATAGCGGATTTGAACCGCCAACTACTGCTTGGAAGGCAGGAATGTTGCCATTACACTAATGGTGCGTGGTGCGGCTTCACGTCACCGCAACGACATATGGGTTCTTGCGCAGGCTAACCTCTTTTGTTCTAAAAGCCACTGGTACCCTCGGTGGGATGTGCGCCCACGATGTTTCTTGTGTAGTAGTTTTTGAGACTACCCCGTCTCACTAGCTGCGGCACGAGGGCATAATGCGGCGTTTCCGCCGCGTAGAGAAAGGGAGGTGTTTTGATTATAAGTACGGGTAGCCGGACTTGAACCGGCACGCCCAGAGGGCAACAGATTTTCCTACTACTCCATATTACTATGGCCGCTTACACGTTGTAGTCTGGACTATGTCTTCACCATATCTTATGATTTAGGTGGCTGGTATATAGTCTCTACACATTTAGGTTTTAAACCATTTAGCTCGGCGTTATCCCATAAGGACTTTCACCGAATTAGCCAGCATTCACTCAGAAAGTTTCCTATTCTAGTGCTCTTTTTATTAAAGTCTGTGGCGTCTGCCTATTCCGCCATACCCGCATATGCGGCTTTCGCCGCGATTACTCTTCAGTTAGTCCATTAAGAACCTCTTCAGCATATACAACTTCATCCCATTCCTCAACGGTAATACTATATACATTCTTAGGCCCATAATATTCCCGAACCTTTTCGACTGCTTTGCCCCAAGACTTTGCGGCGACAAGACCAGTATCATCAAGATTCTTATTTTCAACTTCATCCCAGTAATGAACCTTATACTTAAACATAATAATCCTCCAAATTAAATCCTTCTTGTACTGCCCATTCTACAATGCGATCGTAGTTTTCTTCTTCCCACGCTTGTTCTGCGTCTGCGATTGCCGCGAGTACAAATCCAAATGGAGCTGTACCCCAATAATTAATTAAATCTTTAAAGAGTCGGTCAATATCAACAGAGGTCATTATAACTTTCTTCACCGAACATCTCATCTACGCTAGATTCTGCAAAACCTAGACATAGCGCAAAATAACGGCACATACGATGAAGCGCTTCAAGCGGCATATCCTGATCTACATCAAAACCAAGACTTACAGCCTGCTGATAGCTATCCTCATCAGGATACAGATTAAACTCGATGCGATTCTTGATTACCCTAGGCTTCATATAAATGCTCCTTTCCTTTTGTTCAATTATATTATATCATAATTTTTATAATTGTCAAATACTACTTTTGTTAAATTCCTGAGGTTCAATACCATTCATTTGAAGCCATATCCATAGTGGCAAACGCTCGCTACAATGATTCTGCGGTGTCTCATATACAATGAGAGCAAAATCTACATCCTCAAATCCTTCTTCAGCACAAATCTTATCGTGTAATTTTTGTAATGAGTTCATAAATTGATTAAAATCAATTTCATCTAGTTGCCGCTGATATACATTTAGAAACTCACAATCTTGTGGATGTTTAGGGCTACATTTTCCATTACATAAACCTTCACACGCGGCTCCGGGTTTAAGGGGCGGGCAGTCTATAACAATGACACCTCTTGCGTCTTTACCTAGTGGCCGCCATTTAGGAGGCCAAATTGTAGTATTTAAACCAATAAGATTGGTAGGAAAATGACGTACCATAGCCCAATAAGAAGTGTAAATTTTCATTCTTCGCTCCATTTAATTCGTTCTGGTTCTTTAAATATAATTTGAGCAGGGCAAAATTCACTTTCTCCATAATGATAATATGCACGCCATCTATCATCCCAATCTTCTCCCACTCCTTCGAGACAGAAAAGAAATTTAGGAAAAATAAGTGAAAGATTTTTCATATCATCATTATATTCATACCATTTTGCAGAATCATAAGTATAAAATGAAGCAAGTTTAATTTTCTCTAAATATTCACCACTATCTAAAGCATAGTATATAACGCCAATTTGTTTTAGTGCATTTTGCAATTCTTCAAATCTTTCTTTATTTTCAACGCCTTTTACATCAAGATTATAACTAGTATAGTATCCCATAATTATCTCCTTTCATAGTCCCCAATGCTCCAATGATTTAGGTTCTTCTTTTTGCACATACTTACCAGTTCTCCAATCGCCTTCCCATTCAAAGTACCAACGATTGGGGCAATATGGATAGCATCCAAATCCAGTTTCAATTACCATTGCGGCTGGATAGCTACCCTCATAAATATCACAGCAATTTTCTTTTACACATTGAATAGCATCATCTTTATTTTCATAATAAGCTGGTGTGTCATAGTCTGGTGGAAAATTGTCATCTTCTTTTGGTAAATTACAAAATGTAATTACACGATAAAAAACTTTTTCTTTGTTTTTTAGTAAAAAACAACTATGATCCATATTACATACATGGCAATAATGATATTCTGCTTGATCTTCTAAAAAGTGTTGGCAATGCTCACAAATATTTGCTATCATATTTTCTCCTTTTAATAAAAAAATGCGCCGGAAGAGTTGCGGATACTACTCGGCCTCTTTCTTGTAGGGCTCTTCCACCATAAGGTTCCCAACGGCGCTAAATGCTGATAGGCATGTTTTTATCTACACTCAGCTATGCAGATTGTGACAGGTTTCATGCCATCCTGTTGGTCTGGGTGGTGAGATTTGAACTCACGACCCTCAGATCCCGTGAAAATCCAGAGAATCGAACTCTGATATAAAGCATTACCGTTATGCTAGATTTTCAAATCTGATGCGCTACCAAACTGCGCTACACCCAGATACAAGAAGCGTTTTCACGCTTCTAAAATGCGACTGTGTTATTACACCAAATTATTTTACCTTTTGTCCACCGCACATCATACTTATAGGACAATTTTTGTAGCCCATAATACATTTCGCACGAATGGAGGCATATAAACTCTTTAGCTGATGGCTACTTCTAAGCCTACAGTGTCGCGACGGCCCCGCTGGGATTCGAACCCAGACAACCTCCGTCAGAGGGATATTACGGTTTTCTTCACCACATTGTTTTCACATCGTGGTCCGGACTTTATCTTCATCTGTTCTAGATGTGCCGTGTAAAGTCTCTACACACGGATTTCTCCTTGCTCGGGGTTAGCAGTTAAGCTTTCACCGAATTAGCGGCATTTTCACTTATACGTCTCCATATAAGGCTCCAATTAAGGCTAGAGACCGGTGTTGTACCATTCAACTACGGGGCTATTTCATCTGTTGCCTATCAGCGACCTCACAACTTCTATCTGCCTACCGTTCCCACCCTTTACAGCGCTAACTTTATTCGTGGGAGAACTCGCTGATTTCCTACTTTCTATATATATTATATCAAATTTTTTATCAAAAGTCAAATAAAAGCATTGTCTAAACTCATATACGCTTCATCTTCATCATTGCCGCATTCATCACACCAAGGGGCAATCCACCCGCGGCTTAATTTAGTAGCAGGCTTGCCGCATTTAATACAAGTGCGAGCACTTAAATTTTCATATTTTTCAAGAATATCTTGAATGCGTTTGGTGCTAAAATTATCATACCATCTTAAAGTGCCATATTTTTCTTTAATTTGGTCAACGCGATACTCATCAAGAAGCTTTTCGCCACCTTCATCAAGCAAAGCTTGTTTAATTTCAAAGCACAATTGTTCACCAAAAGCATCACGCCATCCATCTGGCATATCATCAAGTTCTGTATATTCATAGTTCCATTCTGGCGGATACTCATCAGGATTACCGGGCCAGTAACCTTTTTCGCCACAGTTAATACGCTTGCCGCTGAAGCGATTGAAGGGAATAAGGAAGGGATATGTGTCGCAGAGACGCTTATTTTCTTCAATATCAAACATATTATGCCTCCTAAAATTGAAAGCCGAATTCGGGACTCGGACCCGTATCTACCGCTTACAAGGCGGTGGCTCTAGCCAATTGAGCTAATTCGGCATAATGCGGGCGAGGATTTGCACCTCGCATACGAGATCAGGCAGCTCTCGCTCGCCAGTTTTATTCGTCCCTTTACGACTCAGCCTGTGATTTGGAACTACGACGTCTACCTATTCCGCCACCGCATTTTAAGGATTATGGCCACTCGCCAAGAGGCATGCCAAGATTGGCGCGTTCAACATTAGTGTTATAGTATACACCAGCGGTTGCGGGGCCAGTTAGAAGTTCATCAGCAATGGTTTCATATAGTGTGCTGATAACGCCGTGGCAATCGTTTAGATTGTCAGCCGCGAACTGTACTACACAGTTGTTAAATACTACATAAGTAGTGTCAAACCACTGATAGCCTTCCTCAACAGGGCATACGGAATAAGCATAAGAAGGATTGCCCTTGAAAGCTACATCAAATAGCTCGACCTTGCTGGTGAAAGCACGATTGCTTGGCGTGCCATCAACAACAACCTTTAGGCTAACATTGCCAAAGTTAATTTCTTCTGGAAGAATCTGAAGTAGTGCTGTAACCTTATCGCCATTATTACAGGATAGAACTACAGTTGGATGGGAACCAGAGAAATCGCAATTAAAAGCAATCTGTGGGTCTCCATCAAATAGAGCTTCTAGCTTTCTAATAGCAATAGTCCAAGGTGGTAGAATCTTTAGTCTTGTATCTGCCATATATTTTTACCTCTTTTATTTTATTTTTAGCCTTGCGGCTTAGTACCCCATATATGAGTCGAACATATATGACGCGCTTAGAAGGCGCGGGCTCTGTCCGTTGAGCTAATGGGGCATATGGTGAGGAGTGCCTTTACCATCATTATTTGCAATATCTGTTTTACTCTTTGAGCCGTAGCAGCTGATACTAACTCTTGAGCGTAATGGCTCCATCTGGAGCATATGGTAGGAGTTGAACCTACTAACAGCGGCTTTGCAGGCCGCCACCCGGCCGACGAGCATCATATGCATATGGCAGGGGTACTGCGATTTGAACACAGATTGGCTGATTTGGAGTCAGTAGTCCTACCGTTGAACGATACCCCTATATAGGGAGATTATTCAATAATCTCCCATTCATCTTCTCCCGGAATTAGCGCACAACCGCCCCAAGTTCCGTGGATATAACCCATATCATCAATGAATTTGACGATACCTACACGACCAGTATACTGAGATTCACCACTCATAAAAAGAATACGAACTTTGTCTCCTACCTTTGGCATATTTTTTCTCCTTTTTATTTTAATGAGAATTAAATTTTTTATCAAATGTGAAGTCAGAAAAATACCTTATAGTTTTACCATTAGTATTTAATGGTGGATTAATTCGTAATCGTATGCTTTTCTGCCCATTTAATTCTTCAATAGGCACAAGTGCTAGCCAGTCCCTTGTTTGATTAACAAAGACAAAGTAATCAACATCATTTTCATATGATGATAATTTTTTATTAGTTGTGTGATTTGTTGAGCTTCTTGCCCAACAGCATACAGCACCGTTTTCTTCCTAATTAGCTGTTTTTATTTGAATACGATTAAATTTACCATCAAATTCAGCAACCATATCATAACGTTCATTATCTCCCCAAGGAAGACAAACTGGTATATGATACTTCTAAAATTCATATAAAACTCTTGCTTCAGAAATTTGTCCTTTTGTTTTAGTATTCTCCATATATTATCACTCTCCTGATAATTTATATGAGCTTGCGGGAGAGCGCATTATCTCGTTGGTTAATTACTCCAACGCTACCTCAAGTGTCCCATACAGGAGTTGAACCTGTCTCCCGACATTAAAAGTGTCGTGCCCCACCGATAGGCCAATGGAACTTATATAATGCTCTGAGGTAGAATTGAACTACCCACACGTAGATTTTCAGTCTACTGCTCTACCAACTGAGCTATCAGAGCATATGGTGCGCCGGGGTGGAGTCGAACCACCGATGTTTCTTTGTAACGGATTTACAGTCCGCTGCCTTCGCCACTGGACACACCGACGCATATGGTGGAGTAGAGGGGAGTTGAACCCCTGTCCAAGCTACAACCAATATTGAAAATTACTTACACGATAGTCAGTTTTAAGTTCTGACAAACTGGGAATGATCCTTCCACCACTCTATTCGTTGGACTGTGAATAGAGAAGACCAGCTGGCCCGAAGCCAATCTACTAATCTATCTCTGAACCGCAAACATTTACCGATTAGCAGGTTTGTTGTTTAGGCGCGAAACTGCAATTAAGCAGCCTTTAGTTCGCTATAGAAATAATCGTTGTCAGTTCAATTGTTTGCTGCGTAAGGTGCGCCGCCTACCCGTGATTTCAATACCATTCATAACCTGTCGAAACCAAAACTACCCCATATGGCACGCCATACACGACTCGAACGCGTATCTAGTGGTCCGTAGCCACTCGTTCTATCCCTTAGACTAATGGCGCATTTCCACGGCTATTTTACTTCGCCGTGGCGAAGGTTATTCACACTACCGCGAACAACTTTAAAGGGCGTCCAATTTTCCCGCGTAGCAACGGTTATTGTGGCTGCAGGTTTGATTTCTGGAGCTCAACCTACTGAACATCTCCGGAGCCTTTTCTTTCGACATAGTTCCTTATCGGTAGCTACATTGGCCTGGTGCGAAGTGACGGGCTCGAACCGCCGACCCTCACGGTGTAAACGTGATGCTCTCCCAACTGAGCTAACCTCGCATAAAATCGGGATGGATGGACTTGAACCATCGGTCTTCGCCTTATCAGAGCGCTGCACTAACCAACTGTGCTACATCCCGAAAGTGGAGCCACGGGGAATCGAACCCCGACTCACTGCTTGCAAGGCAGTAGTGCTAACCATTATCACTATGGCCCCATATGAAGCCGATACCCAGATTTGAACTGGGGACCTTCTCCTTTGTTTAAAAATCACTCAAATGCTTTAGTTTGCTCCAATTTGTAATCTACAGCTAAGGTAATGCCTTTATGCTGACCATTTTTAGGATATTGGAAACGTAAAATTTTTTCATTTACGCCACAATCTTTTACAGATATTACATAGCATTGACCTTCGTACATTGTAGCAAATACATCTATTTCTTCTTGTGAATATCCAGATGTTTTTACTCCATGAGTTGTAATTACAGTTGATCTAGTTTTAAATTTAAATCCTTCTTCTGAATTTGGTAATTTAGATGAAGTTTTACATTGTACTCGATATAAATGTTTACCAGTATCTACAATCATATCATATTTACAATCTTCACCATATGGAAAGCTAACTTTGTATCCTTGCTACATAAAAGCAACGGCACATTGCATTTCAGTAATATTACCTTTTTGTTTGGTATTTAATTCCATTTTATCATCCTCCCAAAAGAAGCATAATAAAGCAGATTTTCAAACCAAGGAGACGCACCTACCTACTGAGCTATATCGGCACCATTTCCCTTTGGTACAATTATATTATACTATAATTTTGGGAAAAGTCAAGTAAAATTATTTTAAAAATTCAACTTTTTAATTAGTTCACAAATGCGCTGGCAAGAATTTCCATCGCATTTATTCGCTACTCGTTGAATACATTTTCTTTCTACTTCTGTAAGTTCATTAGTAGAACGTAATAAATCTAATAACTCCTATTCATTAGTCGCATATTTAGAACAATACTCATTAGGATAATTCATATACATTCCACGGCTAGCGGCATAACCGCTACTTTTTTCAAATAAAATAGCAGGTTTATTTAGTAAATAGCCATCAAATATAATGCTGCTATAATCAGTTATTACAACATCACAATCACATAAATATGGAGTTGATGGCTCGTTTTGTGAGATTTCCACAATATGATTATATTTTTTAGATAAAATTTTCTTTCCAACCATATGTGCTTTTACTGCGAATATCTCATCATCAGTTAATTGTTTATCTAACCAATCATAATCTAACTAAAAGAATAATGGCTCACTAGAAAGTCTAAAAGTAGGAGCATATAAATAAGCTTTTTTATTAGCCAATAATGTATGCCCATCACCTTTTGTTTTGCCAATAAACTAATCGGTTCGTGGCATTCCTAGCGGCAAAATTTTATCTGCGGCTAAATTAGTACATTGCTACCACATTGGAATAGCGTCATCACCTGCGGCAATAATATAATCAATTTTATTTATATTTTGCTATGAAGTATAAGGGAATGGCTAATTAAGACCGATATATTTGCCGCCCTAAATAGCGTGCCATAGTAAAATACATTTACCAGGATTGCGACAGCCAAAGTCATCAATAATTAAAACTCTATAATTGCCAGAACGTATTTCTGGATGGTCGTTACTTCCGCTAACTTGAATATATTTTTTCAGTCCCTAATAAGCCTCATATAATGCGGTAATATTTTCTGCTCTGCCAAGTGGCCTTGTTCCTGCAAATAATACTGGTAATGGCATATCTTTCACTCCTAATAAAAAACGCGACTGATTTAATCAGCCGCATAGATAATCATAAAGTAAGTACCCGGAGACACTTCACTATAATTTACAATTAGATTATCATTTCTATCACCATTGGCATTCATTACATATCCCTGCCAAAGATTCGTAGAAATCATAAAGACACAGATATTATCAGTAGTTGTAAAGCCATAGGGGGTATGCCATACAACACGTCCATATGTCTGGTCTAAAGTAACGATAATCATATCAACAATATGAAATTTATCTGTTCCTAGAACCATTTCTGTGAAGCCCTCAAGGTCATAATAGGTTGAAATAAGTTCTAGATATTCAGCATATTCATCCATATTATTAATTAGCTGAAACTGTAGTGTTGGTTCCGCGTACCATAAAGCATCTAATGTAGGAGAACGGCTACTGTCTCCCAGAGCGGCCAATGGCATTAGCAAGCAACATAGCGTAAGAACAATTGTAGTAATTCGTCTCATATAAGCCTCCTAGTTAAAAAGAAAGAGGAGATATTAGGTTAGTAAACTGTTGCGACCTTCGCCGTACCCGAGTAATTCTTCAATCATATTCAGCCACTACAGAACCGAAGGCTGAGCCATAGGTAGCGATCCCATAGCTTCTTCGATCCGCTTTCGCCGTGTGTAGGAAGGATTGACTACCTTCAAGTTTCAGCCAAACCATTCAGCAATATTCAATAATTCTTTTATTCAATATTACTTGTACGTCGCTTTGGCCTACTCCCACCACAAACCTCTCTTATATGCCGTTTCCGGCTTTCATCAACGCCGATAGCTACTTATGGTATTTCCAGAGTTTGCATTGGCTACCACCCCAATGCCTTATCTGGATTCGGCTCGTCTGTTCAACAAGCTTTCTATTATGTAGCCGAGAGGAAAAGTGCTTTTGATTGCGAACACCCAAGCGCCTATCCTTAGTATTTGGAGTTTCTCCTTTATCGCCTAACATTGCTGTTTTGGCGGCTGTTTAACCAAAAGTATCCTTCGGGCAGTGACAGCTACTATACGGATAGCCCAAGCTGTGTGGTTAGCACATCTTCACTTGGTTCAAAATTTACTAACCTAATATCTCCTTTCCTTGTTTACATATATATTATAGCACAATTTTGAGAAAAGTCAAATATTTGACTGCTATATTTCAAATATTTGATAGTAGGCCCTCTGGGAGTCGAACCCAGCACCTGCAGTTTATAAGACTGCTGCTCTAACCTGATGAGCTAAGGGCCATCAAAGAGTGATTTCTCACTCAATTGGAATTTTCATAAATTCGCAAACTTCACGCATACCTAATCCATTTTCTTCCAATGGCCGCATACAATAATCCCACAATTTTGGATGGGTTTCTTTTAGCTGTTGGAAACGATTAGGTTCTTTTTCAAGATGCGCGCCGAAACCGCAGAAGATACAACCTGTGCGTTCAACACCAGTTGTTACTAGTTCGCCTTTTTCATTTTCTATAATATCACCATATATAGGACAATAAGGAATATTATTATCTTTTATATAATGATATATATCCTGATCGGTCCAGAATGATAAAGGCTTACTTTGAGAATCCTTACCTTTGAAACTATTACAACCTTCTTTATACCAAGTCAGCCGCCGATTGACTGATTCATCAGCCAATGTAGCTATCATTGGAACTAGTCCAGTTTCTCGATTGAATTTATGGGCAGGTTGTTTTTTCATTACTTCACAACAATAACCACTTGTGTTGAATGGAGCATCTGTTACCATATGCCACCATCGACCATTGCCATAGCCAAATGCTTTTGTTGGAATTTCTCCAGTAAGATATTTTGCGCGAGTTGAATTCGGATCGCGGCGAGCCGTAGCGATACAATTAGCAGTCATTTTACTAATCATTGGATAGCCAAAGCGTTCAATAACTTGCTTATACGTTTTTGCTGGCCGCACAATACTGACATTTTCGTGCTGCTTTACGAACTCTTTTACTTCTGGGTATTCAAGTCCAGTATCGACAAACATTGCTCTTACTTCTGGATAAAGTTGTCTTACCAAATGAAGAAGAACTGTGCTGTCCTTTCCGCCCGAAAATGATACGTATACTTCACCATTGAAGTAATCATAATATTCTTTGATCCGTTCTTGAGATTTTACGATTTTAGCCTCTAATGGTAAAGACTACATTTGTCGTAAATCAGTTGCTGTATATACGCCCATTGTATCACTCCTGTAATGAAATGCGGTTTACTTCGCTTCTTTGGGTATACCGTTTTCCGCTCCTTCGTGCCACATATCGCTACTGACCCGCCTTCTTGTTTCAAGAATACTCATATTGCAGAGTTATCTCTGCGGGGGTTTCGCGCCGGTGGTAGTTTAACCGCAAAATCCGTGTTAACGGTGCGAATTATTTTACTTGGCCCAGCCTAACCAATGTTATTATTTTATACTTTTCGGTCAATACGGAACCTCACCACAGCTGTCGTCGCTCACGAGACGCAGTAATTTTATTGGGTCACTTACATTGACTTCTCTAATTCGATTACTGCCGCCGGACCTCAACCGGCCAGTCATATCCTGTCAATTCAGGCTTTATGTGGTTGAAGCGCCCCGGGTAGGATTCGAACCTACGACACCGCGGTTAACAGCCGCGTGCTCTGACCAACTGAGCTACCGGGGCATATGCTCAAAATGGCTGAAAGCAGAGGCGAGAATTGAACTCGCAACGTGGGCGTCCCTCACACGATTACCAAATCGTCTCTCTGCTATGTGATGTTTGCCTTTACTTACGCATAAGTGTTTGCTGCTGCCAACATCTTGACGGGAGTGGTTTTCATCCTCCGTAAGTTCCATAAAACTTACCCTCTTTTCATATATATTATATCACAATTTTGAATAAAGTCAAATATTATAATTGATAAAATTCAAAATATCTTTTTGGCGCTTTTTCACAATTTTCTAACTCTTGAAGAAAACGATTATAATTTATTGGAACTTTTTTCTTCCAAGTCATTACTCTATACATAAAGCCGCCAATATAGATATTATTTAGATTAGTGTCTCTATATTCCTTGTAGGGCAATACATCATTGAGATAATAAGTTCTACATTGTTTCCAAGTAATATCAATTCTTTCTGGACAAAATGCGGCAACATTGACAAAATCAGTATATAATCTACCTAGCATATTATATAATATTTTAGCAATTATTTCTGCATTACAATCATTATCTTCTAATACTTCTACAATATGTTGAGTATTTTCAATAAGCCCAGGAACCTATTTTACAAATCCATAAGCATTATTATTTATATGAGTAAGAGATTGTTCATCATAAGTCCAATTAATTAATGGAACATCTATACATATAAACTTATTTTCTAAATTTTTATCTTCTAATATATGATGACATATAAAATTAAAGCCAATATCTTCATTGGCGTATGAACCAATTTTTCCCTAACAAAATGTTATGTGATATTGATTTAAAAAGCTACGACGATAAACTTTACCGTGTAATCTATTGTTAGTATGCTTTTCAAGACGAATTGTACCATCTTCTTTTATTGTATTATGAAGAAAAGAAATAAATAAAGCATCTGTATGTTTTATTGTTTCTATCATTTCTAACTACGAATCAAAATCAACAAAAGTATCTCCTGCATCTACAAACATAATAAATGGTTCTATTGTATGATTAATACCATATTGGCGTGCGGCTCCGGGGCCACCATTCTGCGGCATACGAATAGTTTTTACATCATATTGTACAGAAGAGCAATCATCTATAATTGTAATTGTAATATCCTTCATAATAGCGGGATTTATAGACTATAAAGTTTCTGTCAATCCTTGCTAATTATTGTAGACGGGAATGATAATATCTAGCATAAAATCCCTCACTATAATAAAAAATAGCTTTAAGGTCAGCCAACCGCACATCGGTTTAGTCACCGCTTTTGCTAAGGTGAGAGTACCCAGTACGAGAATCGAACTCATATCCTCGCCTTGAGAGGGCGACGCACTAACCATTATGCTAACTGGACATAAGTACCCTGCCCGAGAGTTGAACTCGGTACTTTGGCTTGAAGGGCCAACGGCTTAAACCGGCTGCCACGCAGGGCATAAAAGGGGTTTTGATAACCCAGCCACCCCATCTGGGTGAGATTGCCTAGCAGCATCCTCACAATCCTCAGTCCCGACCGTTCCCAATCTTGCGTGCGCACGCTTGTTGGGCGAACTTGCTGCTTTCCAATATGATTACCTGTAACATCGGTAATTTACGCCGCCGTTCTTTTATGTGCCTTTGGACGCACATAGGCTACACTGTGTGACGAGAAGCGGTCGGCGGTAGAACTTCATCTTTCCTATTCCGCTTACTTCAATTTCGGTGATCAATCCGTTTGAACGGAGCCTTCTCCTTCTCTTTCTCGTTTTTCGCCTATTTATGGGTGCAGTTACTATTTCTGCTTCTCCCGCCCATTTCGTCGCAACTACTCAGGGCCGGTAAGGACGTAACTCGTTTCCTTCCATCCCGTGTGCTTACTTTGCTCTTCTTTTATAATGCGCCGAGCAATCTGGTGTATGCCCTTAAACCATACAGTTTGCGCATTGGCTGTTCTTCAAACTCCATTTAACCCATTCTTCTTAGCAATGAAATCGTATTAGCTAGTTACGACCCACCTCAAAGCCTTCTCATTGCTTTGCATTTGGGCACCTTGAACCCTATTATTGAGCGGGCATCCTTCTCTTTTTGTTACGCAGTTTTCTTCAGCGCCACGGTCCATCCCATTTTTTGACGAGCTTAGTTTGCCGTGAAGTCCTGTTTTGCCCTTAAAATACATAGTTAGGTGTACGAACTAACTATGGGGCTAGTTTCCGTCGAAACAATAACCTTTAAAGCGCGCTCTTTTGCTATTGCTGTGGACTCGCACCACTCATTTAAAGATTACTTGTCGCCCTAGCACCAATTACGATTCGGCGCTTATCCACGACCCACCTATTCTAAGCCGGTTGGTTGAGGCTTTGGTAGCGGTGGTGGGAGTTGAACCCACTATATACTGGTTATGAGCCAGTTGGCTTACCGTTTGCCCTCGCCGCATCATAGAAGGTTTTTCTCCATAGAGAGGATATACCTACAACCCCAACGCGTTGTGAGCCATTTTATTGGTTCTCGTCCAGACTTTCACTGGAGCACCGGCATCCCATCTGGGATGGTTCCCGCAGTTGCTCATCTGCTTTCGGTAATGCACGACTTTCTTTAAGCGCTTCGCGGCCAAGTGAGGGGTGCATCATACAATCTCTTTCGCGGTGAGGCAATCTTTTATACGGCCTTCCTCACATTCCGTTAGCGGCGTCCCTATTCCTTTTGGTATGGTCTTACTGGTATGTTCATATGAACTCCACTTACTGCCACCCATTATCTTTTCGGGTCTGGTCTTTGCCTATCCCCACTTTCCATTTCCAAAGTGTAACGCACCGTATCAGCTTGGTTCATACGGATAGCCGCAGCGTAGATTAATGTCCTTACTGTCTTGGACGATGGCGACCTTGACGCGACTTGAACGCGCGACCTATAGCGTGACAGGCTATCGCTCTACTCTTCTGAGCTACAAGGCCATATTGGGGGTTTTAAAGGCGACCCCAGCGCCTGAACCACTACCCCACGTATTATGCACGCCGCGGGACCGTGTCTCTTTCCCCTTGGTATATTTATATTATACCATATTTTTGAGAAAAGTCAATTATTAATCTTCGTAAACTTCAGGTTCAATACCCATCTGTTCAAAGAAGGCTGCTTCAACATCATACCAGTCGTGGTCTCCACGATAATCATAATATTCATCATCATCAGGGTAGTACTCTTCACAAGTACGGCCACACACGAAGTCATCAAGATAGTCAGGCATAATGCTTATCTCCTCCATTTCTACAATTATATTATAACATAATTTTGAAAATTGTCAAGAAAGAAATGCCTGTAATTTTTACTGAGCTGGTGTTATATTGGGGTATAAACTAGCGTTCAAAATTACAGGCAAGTGCCTTCACTACTCGCGTAGTAGTGCTGGCGGCCGCCATTTTGCGTCACGCCGCGGCCGGCGTTACATCTATGTCGAAGATGAACCGAGCGGATTATCTATGCCGTATTCTCCACGACCCATTTCAATAACAATGGCTGGCTGTCCACCACGTCGCTTGGTAATCCGGATTCCCTTTGCAGCCTTGCGAAGCGGCTGGTGCTTTTCACGTCAGCGACAGAAACGCTAGTGTTCTTTGCCGCGGAGCCGGTGACACTAGAAACCTCTGGAGTGGTAAATGAGACTTGAACTCACAGCATCCACCTTGGCAAGGTGGTACTCTACCATTTGAGTTATTACCACAAATAGGTTGATTGCGGCTCAACCTTCAAGCCGTCAACCTATATTATAGAAGATTGAAAAGATTTAGGGAATCAAAGAGGGTTGGAATATCGGCAATTGAATTGGTAGTATAGTGGTAAGACTTATACTTTTTGATAAAATTGTCGAGTAGTTCCGCATAATGCTTCTGTGCGGCAACCATTGCCTTGCGGGCTTCATCAAGTTCAGCAGCTGCGGCTTTACGCTCTGCGGCTTCCTTTTCCTTCTTGGCCTTAGCTTCTGCTTCGGCGCGTTCCTTACGGATCTTCTCACGATTCTCGGCCTCTTTGACCTCGAACTCTGCCTTCTGGCAGGCTTCTACAGTATCGAATAGCTTATTAAGCTTTTCAGAATAAATCTTCATACAAGTTCCTCTCCTTATATTAGTGGTTCCTATCCCACATTTTATTATAGTAGAGAGGGATTTCTCCCTCATCTACTATATATATTATACTCTTATTTTTAAAAAAGTCAAATATTAAGGTACTTCGCGCCAACCAGCCGGATAATCAGCGGGTGACCAAACATTACCATTGATTACGCTTTCATATACTTTTCCATTAAAGCGTACTTTATCGCCCATCATGTACGGATTGGTACTGTCGGGTTGCTCCCAATCAGGAATAACATCGGGGTCCGGTATTAGAACTTTAGCAAATAAGCTTGGAGCAGCAGGTGGTGTCCAAGCTTCCTATGAAACGTGAGTTTGTAATACCTTATACAAAATACCATCATAACGTACTCTCATATCTGGTACATAATTTACACTATCGCCAGACCATTGAGGATAAAGTTCTTTTGCTTCAAGTGCATCTTCATCATTAAGAGAAAGTGCGGCCTTCTCAATGTAAGGCCGCAATTTCATTGCTAATTCATATAGTGTCATATGTTATTCCACCCCCAATAATATCTTGGTGGCAGCCAATTGATCCGCTAGATCATCAATTGCTTGTGCATTAGCGGCAGATATTGTAGAAATATATTCGTCTTTTGTATATCCAACATAATTATAGGTGTATAATATTTCTTCTACATCATCTACTGTATTTGTAATAGTTTCAATATTAGAAGCAATATATACATAATTTGGAGTTATTTCTACAGAAGGAGGTAGTTGAGTACTTTTTACGCGTCCATAATTAGTCATAAGTATCAACCTCCCATTTTAGTAGTCCAAGCAGCAATATTATTCGTATAAATATTATTTTTAGTTGGCACAAACATTAATTTGGCGCCATAAGAACGACCATATTCTGAAGGTGAAAGGTCACCAGCATAGCAGAATAGACCATCTTTTTCTTGGAAACCGCAATGCCCGCCATTATATAAACTATGAGTAGCATTAAGTTTTGCTACACTCCATAGGCAGTCACCTATTGGTAAAATATTATTAGCACTGGAAGAACATTCAATTGGCATATAAACCCAGTCATAATTTGGATTACCATATCCAAAAGCAGAAATAAATGATTCCGATACTGGCAATACAAATCCAAGAGCTCCATAATTATCCTATAAAGTATTACTATAATTATAGTCATTACAAATATAAGGCATACCACCCTATAAATTCTAATTACCATATAATAAAACATCGCTTACTATATGCCATAGATTGCCCCAAGGATTTTCTACTCCACGATAAGATACTGCTGTTTTACCAGAATCATTATAAGTATTATAAGTACCATTAATTTCATTAATCGTAGAAGTAGCAGTGCCAGAAGCATTGCCTAGATTAGAAGTTGAACCTGTAAGACTACTACAGTTTTTATTGGCTACAGTACTAATCATACAAACGCCAAGATCTAATGCTATTTGGCCATTTGGAGTACCATACTCTGTCATAAATAACATCTAATTAGCACTATCAACTTTTGAATTAAAACTATGCCATCCTTCACCGCGATTATTTGCAAGGTGCTCTGATGCTGCTGGAGTAAGCGCTTTATTTTCGCCACTAACAGGTTTTACACCAGCAATAGAACTTAATTTATCGGCGTTAAAATCTACTCCACTTTCATCGTGTTGAAAATATGTAGAAGCTGAAGTATCATAAACTGAGCCGTCATAAGCAGATAATAATACATACTCAACTTCTTCGCCATCTTCATTAATAAATAATGGATGTAATTTAAAACCAGCAATTTGTGTATCACTTAAAACTAATGATTCTTTTTTAACAATTTTACCATTAATTGGGCTGTTTTGACTATTAATTAACACTCTTTGATAATAGAATTTGGGCTAATATACCATAACCTAACCATTACTACCATCTTCAGTATAATTATTATCACCATACCAAGCAGTAATTGTGCCATCATCAGCTACATTACAACGCTTGCGACCGCCAAACATTGGATATTGGTCATAATCAGAGCCTGCTTGTAATACCCTACCATCTTGAGTACGAGTATAAATTTTATTTTCATAATCAAGCTCCATACCAACTACACCAGAAATAGAATAAGCTCCTGCTTTGATTAAAGCTTCAATTACATCAGCTTCAGTAGCATTACCAGCAGTGATATTGCCATCGGGGCCTACTACTACAATAGTTCCGGCGTTGTCAATGCCTAAATTAGTGCTGCCACCGCCGCCTGAAATAGTAATATTATTAATAGCGGTTTGAAGTTCTGTTTTGACGCTATTTACGTAATTAGTGATGGCTTTTTGAGTCATTGTACCATTAACATTGTTACCAGACTGCTGATACATAATTAATACATTTTGTAAAGTATGAGTAGAATCATCTGGATAAGTAGTTACCAAATTCTTTGAGATTGCTTCACTCGTCATAGAAGTTGTCATACTTAAAACTAATTTATTAATTTCATCATCAATTAATTCAGTCTAAGTATCAAATGAACCTAATGCTTCATTTACAGCAGCTAAAGCCGCATTAGCATCTTCTAATGCTTGCTCAGCATTCTCATTATTTGTATTGGTTTGTTCTGTGATTGAATCAATTGAATCTACTGCCGCTTCCGCATCTCGAGCGGCCTGAGCTGCACGAGCGGCATAAGTAGATATTTGGCCGGAAGGAGATAAGACTCTTCCTAAAATAACATCAATTATATCCATTTATTTCACGCTCCTTTTTGTTGTTATTATATTATATATTATAGGGCGGGACCTATATCCTAATCACCATTACCTTCGTTATTGGCGCCTTCTGCTACAGGATAATCATTGGCAGATGAGGCAGTCAATCTTATTAATTGGCCACTTGGGTCAAAGAAATAAAAATCATAATATCCTGAACTGTCTACATTTGCGCCAATACAATTATATAAGTATTCACCGTTGTTATTCCCAGTTGCTTGTGCTATTACTACTCCGGATTTTACCGCTTGGAATAAGTCCCCTGCGGCTATATCTAAGGCTCCTGTTGATAAATTTATACTTACAATACTTGCCCCAGCATTAGCAACTCCACTTTCTAAATTATTTAATTTCGCCGCGGTTACTACATCTCCTGCGGCCCACGTTGTCTTTTCATAAGCCATTTTAAATCACCTCATGCGTTTATTAAGGGAGTTGATGATTGTTGTGAATCATAGAATAAATCATCTGTAGATTGTAGTGCAGAATATGGTGTATTATCAAAAATTGCCATATAATTAGAATTTGTTCCAATTCCTACCAAAGGATAGATCTCTTCTTCGCCTTCAAAGTTTTCTACCATCTAAACTATTTTATTATTATTAATAGCTTCTATAATATCATCATAACTAGCACTTAATGTAGTACGTGTTATGTTTTCATCTGTTCCCCTTGATGGAGTTACGGTGGTAGTAGTGGCTGTAATATAAAAAGTATTTAAATTAGCAACTCCATTTTCTAAATTATTTAATTTTTCTGCTGTAATGAGGTCATTACTTGACCAATTAGTTTGATTATAGGCCATTAATAATCCCCCCATTATAATACAGTTCCAGGATTCTGTGGCGAAGGAAGATCTTGAGATGCGGTTAAGTGTTCATCTGCACTTTCACTATAAAAAACTGGGCCTTCATTAGTACCAACTAGATAATGGCCAGATTCGATTGCCATATAGCTTACATAGAAAAAGCTAATCCCGTCGTTTACTTCCATAGTAAAAATAATTGTGGCGCCGCCGTTTATCATTTCTGCAATTTCATTATAACTATAACTAATGCTTGCCGTTTCTTCCTCTTCATCAATTGTTATTGGAATATAAATAGCACCGCCTGTCGCCACACCATTTTCTAATTTATTTAATTTTGCCGCAGTTACGGTGTCACCCGCCTGCCATACTGTTTTCTCATAGGCCATAATTATCACCCCTATAGTACCATATTGTCGGCTGTGCCTTGTCCTACTATATCACTTGTAGCTCCAGAGCCTGCAGGTGTACTGCCGCCAGTTCCAATAGAAGAAATATCAATCCATTCTTTATCACTAGTGGCCATGTAAACTTCAAGCCCCGCGGATCCTTTTAAAACGATACATACAGAACCTAAAGTAATTTGATTATTAGGTATATTAGCCATATCTGCGCGAGTATCGCAAATATGTTCATATGTTATGATATTATCTACTTGTCCGCGTTTAGTCATTATATTCATATATTATCCCTCCTCTCCCTTTTATCATAAAAAATAAGAAGGGAAAAGTTTTTATTCTTCTCCCTTATATGTTGTGAAGCTAGTTTTTAATTATAGTTTCTTATGTCATTACCAACCAACATTTGAACCAGTTGCATCAAAGCTGCCTGGTGTTTCATATAAAACTGCTTCTAAATTAGTTTTTAATGGGTTAGTACTATCAAATGTTACACCTACAGCTGTGCCTATAGTTTGCCAAGGTGTACGAATAATATTATTACCAGCGGTAACAGAAGTATTTACACCATTAGCAGTTGCAACTGCATTTAATTTAGCCGCGGTAATAATATCTTCAGAAGTAATCCCTCCAAAAGGGCATTTAACGTAACAAGTCCAAGTGAATGATGGAGAAAAACTCGCACCGCCGCCACCGGCAATTGTACGACCATAATTAAATCTAAATTTTAATGTTGTATTGTTACCAATAACTATTGAGGCAGTACCAGTCTATTCTACTAAGTTACCCGTTGTATGAGCACTACGAGACTAAGATTGAATTATCTGCTCTGAACCACTATCTAATTTATATGATAAATTTAAAAACTGCTAACAGTATAGCCGCTTGCGCTTGACGCATTGTATCCTCTTGTATACCAACTAACAGTAATAGTTGTATTTTTATATGCTACTGGAATAGTTAATGAACCATACTAATTGGCATTAGTGCTTGTAGCAGAAATATTATTTGCTAAATAAAATTTACCCATATTACTTCACCTTTATCCAAATTCTTCCATTAATTGGTACTTGTCCGCTGCCCCAAAATTCATATTCAGGTACTTCACTTACGATACCTACAATACAATCTGGATACTTCATAATTTCATCTCTAGTCATAAAATCAACGGTGCCATTTGGTGCACAACATACCGTCATACCAGCATGATATGCTTTTCTATTACGATATGGATAGGCTAATACTCTTCCTGCTACAGCGATTGGAATTTTAGCATATTCCGTTTCACCCATAACATGACCCCAAGTATCTGATATTATAGACGCGCCAGGAACTAGACGTTCTTGTGTTCTTGTCAACCAGCCATCATCATTTTCCTACACGCAACGACCGGGTTCAAAATCTCTAGATTGACGATATTCAGCATAGTCATTCCAAACAGCATTATGGACTGCTGTTGCATAGAAGTGTCCTGTACTTGGATTGCCATACATTTTACTACTACAAATTGCTGTGGTAGCACCCGGATTTCCAGTACCAGTACCAGAAGAAGAGGTCATAAGCATACGATATGAATTATTTGAAGTGCTATGATTTTGAGTAACATAAGTATTTGTATTACTATTATAATCCACAACAGTAACCCATTGTGTACCATCATACCAGAATAAATGAGTCTAAGCTCCCAAATATCCTGCACCGGGTAGTGTATTTACCGCACCATTTCTGAAACAACGCAAATTCTTTTTAGTAGAATTACCAACTTTTAAAGTTAAATCTGCTACAGCTGCACTATTAGCATTAGCAAATGTTATTAACACGACTAAGCCAGTAGTCAAAGTACTTGGAAAATTTGTACAAGTAGCTACTTTATCAGCTGTAGCACCTGCTGTATCACAAGTAGCTTTCCAAATAACTTTATCTTCCCAAGATGGACCACTGGCGGCTCCAGAAACTAGACATTGTCCTGCGGTTCCTGCTCCTGTGCTAGCATAAGCAGATGTTGAACTAGCATATATTACGCCACCAGCAGTTGGCGCAGTTGAGGTACCAGTGCCACCTTGTGCGATAGTAACTGCATTTTTTGAAGTTAATATGTGGTAAGATACATCATCTGTTAACCCTTTTGTTGCTGTTGGTAAAGCATATGCTTCATATTTTTCAGTAGTTGTCGTATTTGCAGTTGTGTTAGGACTATACTGTCTAAACCAGTATCTGCCAGAAGTATAATTAGTTCCAGAACCAGCATCAAAATACATTTCTGCTACTGTATTACCAGAACTGTTTTTCATTACTAAATCATATGGATATCTTGCTTGTGTACCAGAAGCATAGGCTTGTGACTCTATTACACTAGTAATATATAGTCTCTAAAATCTGTAATCAGTAGAACCTAAATCTACAGTTTTAGTTTGTGCTGGCGTAATTGCAGTTTCATCAATAGTAATACCAGTAGTTGCTGAAAATGCATTATCGGTAATTGTCGCTTTTGGTCTAAGTCCGATAGTTCCAGTACTATACATAGCTAATGCTGAGCCAGTGGCACTTGATGGTGTAGCCTAACCAATATGACCGTATATTGTAGAGGCATCTTTATAATAATTTATACCGCCAGTAACATTAGCAGCGCCACTATTTGTAGGTGGCCCAACCGCCAGTTCCTTAGCATATACGGTTTGAAATCTATAACTAAATGAGCCTAATGAATAATTAGCATCAGCTGCAGGTCGTGTGCAGTCCTACCACACCTATAATCCTTTTGTTGTAACATAATTAGTCTCAGGAGTAGTACTTCCGTCATTACTAGAGCCTACTAAAGTTAAAACACGTTTAGCTACAATCATACATGCACCAACTGTACTAATCCCAATTTTTGCCATAGCAACTGGAGTAGAACTATTATCTGAAATTTCAATTGTATTTGCTGAAGTTGCTGTACTTGAACTTGTAGTTAATCTTAACTAACCAGCATAAAAATTACTACTATTATCACCAAAATAGCCTCGTTCTGTAAAAGCATTTGTTCCAGTTCTAGACTAAAAACTTAATTTACCACTAGTTACAACAAGTTTCCAGTCTGTTGAATTACTACCAGTTCTATCAAAAATAAGGGATGGTGAATCACCAGAACTAGTAGCTGCTAAAGTTAAATTACCATTTATAGTACCGCCGCTAGTTGATAAATAACCAGCATAATAAAGTGTGCGACCAGTAATTAAATTTGTGTCTGAAGAAGTTACTGCTGTAGCGCTTGAATTATCTGTTACTCCTTTTTCGCAAGCCGCACCTAAAGTATAAGTTTCATTTACTGTTAAAGTTTTAGAAGTTGTGCCGCCTGCTATAGTAAAACCGGTAGTTGCGGCGGTCAGTGTTAATCCATTCATACTATTTGCATAGAGCGCATCCGTAACTCGGGCACTGCCCTATATTAAAGTATCTTTAAGTTGTGCCATAGTATTCCTCCTTAACGCTCTATAAGATTATTAATATACCAAGTACCATTTGAAAAATTTTTAATATTAGTACTAAAATTCTATTCATCTATTTCTTTACACATTAATTGTCCCTATTTAGTAATTTTATTATTGCTATCCTCAATAACTTCAAACGTATGAATATTATTTCCATTATCTATCTTCATACTTGTATTATACAACTATTTTACTTCTGTGTCAAGTAATGAGGTAGCATAAATACGTACATCACTAATATTACCACTAAAATATGGAGTAGTAGGAGTTGTTTGATTATTTCCTGCTTCGGCACCAATAAAAATATTTGTGGCTGTATTATAATAGATTGGAGTTTTTGTTTCATATGCTGCTGTAGTAGCTTCTAACTCTCCATCTACATAAAATTTAACATTAAATCCATCATAAGTTCCAACAAAATGATGCCATCCTGCACTTAAAGCAGTCCAGTTTGATGTAGAGGTAGCACCTTTATAAGTATTACTACTTTCACCAGTTCCAATATAAAAACGTCTTTTAGCTGTTGAATTATCAAAACCCCAACCACCTGACTGTAAGCAACTAATTGTTCTACCATAACCTATACTCCAATCTGCTTCATAAGCCCAGCAAGATACTGTAATTTCATCTTTTAGCATTCCTGCTTGAGTGCATTTAATATACGTACTTCCATTAAATATCATAGAATTAGAGTATCTACCATCATTTATAATATTAGAATATATTGGACTAACATTAGCAGTTCCGTTATTATTGTATCCACTACTATCAATAATAGTTTTTCTATTTTCTGAGCTATCTTCATCTGCGGCAATCCAAGGAGTAGCAGTAGAACCTTTTTCTAATTTCCATCTGCCAACTTCTAAATTACGAGTACCAGTAGCATTGCCTGGAGAATTATAAATGCGTAAATAACTATTAGTAGCACCATTACCAGAAGCCTATGTTTCTGTGACGGTAAAAGTTTTTACTAAATGATTTGCGTGATAATTTGTATCACTTGTTTTGGTAAAATAAGTTGAGGCATCCCAAGCAAATAAATTAACGCTTCCACCACCCCACCATACAGATGCAGTGGTATTCGCGGCAGTTTTAGCAGAATGATATAAATCTACATTCCATAATTGCATTGTATATGTTTCTCCTGCAACTAAATTTTCAGTCATATTTATTGCATAAGCTTGATAGGCGGTTGCATCATGAGAATTAGGAGTTAGACGCATACGATTTTCATTCGCGCCTTCTAATTTATAATGGCAAACTAATCCTTGTGCTATTTCTTTAACTTCTGCTGCTGAAAGACAATGATCATATAATCTAAAATCATTCATTTTACCATTAAAGGCTGTAGTTCCAGTTCGGTTATCTCTTCCTAAATAATATGCGCCAGAAGTTTTTATTCTTTCACTTAATGTACCAGATCTTTTATCAGTAATTAATGTTCCATTTTTATATATTAAAATAGTATCACCGTTATAAGTAACAGTGATATGGGTCCAAGTTTGTAGTCCAACACTTGATTCACTATTAAAAGTTTTATCTGGAGAACCATTCCAATAGAATCTTATACGATGAGCAGTAGATAATTCAATATTAAAATTAATATTCCCGCTAAGTTCGTGATCACCAAATAATATTGCTCTAGTACTATCATTATGATATATCCACATTGCTATTGAAAATGGCTATGAGCCGCCTTTAATTATGTCATAAAGTACTGAACCAGTTAATGAAATATAATCATTTGATCCGTCAAAAGAATAGCAAGATCCTATTTTTCCGGCAGTATTAACTACAACACCGCTTTCTACTATAGTTAAATTACTTATTCCTTTATTTTCTAAGCTCCCGTTAAGTGGGAGCCATACTTTTAAACTCATATAACTCCCCCTTAAACGAAGATGAAATCAATGCAATCATCTGTAGTATTATAAGTTATATATGCTTTTTCAGTACCACTACTATTTAAAGAATAACGTACTGTACTTAACTCGCCGCTAGTAGTAGTTAAATAAACAGCAGTATCACCGATTAATGATACATTTGCGGCTGTGGCTGTAATTGCGGTTGATGTACCTAATAAATAAGTTTTAGTAGTATTGGCTAATGTTGCTGCAACTTGAGTTGCACTTGAAGCATTACCAGTAACATCACCAACAAATCCACTACTAGCAGTAATAGTTGTAGCATCAATAGTACCAGAAAATGTAGCATCACCAGTATTTGGCTCTAAAGTTAACGCTATTTGTGAATAAGTAGATTGTACTGAAGTAGTATAATCATTTCTAAATATTAATTTACCCGCTTGACTATTTAATATCTACCAAGACTAATTACCCTTACGTTGTAATTCAATAGCTACTGCATTGGTAGAATTATTATTATCAGCTGTATTTACAAGAATAAATGAAGATGAACCTCTAGTATTAGACGCTCCTGTCTATGCTAAAATAGTAGAATTACCAGTAAAAGTTGATGTCCATGCACTTGAAGTACCTGCTAATACTAAACCACCATACCATGACGGCGTTGATGTACTACCAGTTGCAATTAATGGATTACCAGATGTACTTCCACCAGTAGTAGGGGCATATATTGTTGTATTTGATGTATAATTATGTGCATTATTTATGGTTGGTAAACCATAATATAATGTATTCATTGTTGGTAATGTGGTATCATTGTTTTCAATAGGTGTAGCTACAGTATTATCAGTAATTGGTAGATTAGATTTTGTAACAGTAATATCACCATTAGCTGTTTGAGTAACTTTTGCTACAAATTGTGTAGCAGTATTTCCAACTTCTGTAGTATCTGTCATTGGTGTCTACACAATTTTATATGATGTGTCACTACCTAAACGTTCCCAAGTATAAGTTGAATTTGCTGTACTAATGCATACCCATTCATCCTAATTTATACTATTAATTACTACATCTCCTACTGATGGAGTATATGAATTAAGCTCTGTTATAGTAGGAGTACCAGTATAACTATTGGTAGTATCAGTATTATTGGTCATATCTGTAGTAGTAATACCAATAAAACGTAAGGCTTGAGACAAACCTAAATTTGCGCGCAAATCAGTTAAACTATCTACTCCAGTGCCACCATTAGCAACATTTAATATACCAGACACACCAATTTCTTGTACTGTATTTTGGCCACCATTAATTGTTGTTTCACTTTCTCCAGTTGAAGTTCCATAAATAGTTGCTAGATTAACTTTAGTTTTTTGTGCGGCTGCCCAAGAGGTTGCTGTTGAAGCATTACCTACAAAATTGGTTGCATATATATTTGCCCATTTATTACTACTTGTTCCTAAATAATATGTATTATCTACACCCGGATATAATTTAGCAATTAAACTATTACCCGTTGTAGCAGGCTCTAAGTTTAATATAGTTACATCAGTATTATTAGTAGTACCACTTAAATTTTGTGAAAATGTAAGAACGCCCGTGCTTCCTACTTGTATGCGCCAGTCTGTATATGTGTCATTTGCAGTTGCACGCTAGAATATTAATTTTGGTGTAGCTCCGTGAGAACTTGAACCTGTCCCAAGAATTAAATCTCCGCTCAATGTTCCACCAGTAAGAGCTAGAACATTTTTTGTAAGAGCCATTGTGCCTGCACCCTAACTTACTAATGTAAATTCACTACCGCCAGTACTTGAATTAATATCAAGTGACGTTTGAATATCACTAACTGATACATTTCCCCAAAAATAGAATTTAAGAGTGCCTACATTAGAAAGAGTACCTTCTGGAATATAAACATCTAAATAAAATGATGAATTAGTATTAGATTTTCTTAATAAGCGATATGATACTATAGGACATGCTTCTACTCTAGCATGTAATAATATTGGTACTATAGACTAATATCCACCTGTTACCATAATGAGACCGCTATTTGGTTTATATCCATTATATGTTCCTTCAATAGATAAAAACCAAGAAGGATATAACTCTAGTGTTCCTACTGTACAAATTCGTCTCCAACCTGCTTCATACGTGCTTGCAGGAATTGCGTATTCTACTTTTCGTGTAGCAAAAGTAGTAGTAACCGTAAAATTTTTAGCTACTGTAACACTACCACTATCAGTAATAGTTAAATCATTGTCATGAATACCTAATGTACCGCTACTATTAATATATGCCATCCACTTTGAATTTCCATAATCATAAATTCCATAATTACTATTCCTACTACCGACGCCTACAAATAATTTATTATCATTGCCCTATTTAATAATCAATTCTCCGCCTGTATTATTAGTATGTGTAATATTTAACTAACCATTCAATGTTCCACCAGTTAACGTTAAATATCTATCATCATGTAAATGGTCCGCCAAAGCATCCCCAATTAAAATCCATTTTTCACTACCACTAGTTCCATCATAAACAAAACCATAGGTGCGGCCGCTAGCTAATTTTCCAGCAGTAATTTTACTATCATTATAATAAATATCTCTTGCAGTACCTGAATTAATATTTAAAGTAGCATCAGCTGCATTATCAGCCGTCATTGTAATATATACAATAACTCCGCTAACTGCCTCAAATCCGTCAATTGAGGCAGTTATAGTGGATGCTGTTCCACTTGCAACAGCATATAATGTCGGCTCGATTAAATGGGTGCCATTATCAGTAATTGTTATTTTATTAATATATCCCATTTAATTCACCTACCTATTAATTTGATGGTCCTGCTACACTTGGTGTAATTGCTGTTACCGGAGTTATTGAAGAAGCATTTGTAATTGTTGTAATTGTTAAAACGCCATTACTTACGGTTGCGGTTTTAACATAATTTGCATCATTTAAATAATGAATTGTTGTATTTGCAGTTGCCGTATAAGTTGTATCTGTAAATACGGCTCCACTAGGTACGCTAGTTTTTATTGTATAACTAATAGCAGTTGCTATACCATTCGCTGCGATATATACTGGATTATCAGTATCACCAACTTTACTAGTTGTATTTGTACCAACTAAATTGCCGCCAGTGGTCTTCGGCAAAGTAAGCACTTGTGCTGTTGTATTATTTGTACCTATAATATCAGTATAAGAAGTAGAAGTACCATATAATCTTAAAATACCTTTTTTATTATTAGCAGTACCAGTTGCTATATTATTACCTAAAGCAAGCACACTATAACCTTCCGCAGAAGTTGTTCCTTTTAATGCGATATGCTATATACCAGTATTATAATAGCGTGTTGCGGCACTATCTGTATTTTGTTTTGCAAAAATTAAATTATAAGCCGTAGATGTGCTTGGATCTTCTGATGCGATTGCTAATTTTTCATCAGTATTATCACTAGCTGGTAAAGATACTGTGATACTACTAATATCAGTAACGTGGCCTGCTTCATCAATAGTAATTTTTGGAATATTAAATGTATTACCACGAGCACCAGTTTGATTTGAAGTAGGTCCATTATTAACATAAGCAGTAGAAGGTACGTAGTGAGCAAACTTTAATTCATCTGAACCAGCAGTATTACTATTAGTGCCTGCTAAAACAATCCACTTATTGGCACCAGTAAATTTAATATTTTCACTATAATTGGTAGCAGTTACTACAGTAGTATTACCAGTTAAAGCACTGGTTCCATCAGTTGTATTCGCTGGTGTAATTGAACCATAACCTGGATCTCTATCATTTGTAGGAGTAGCCCATGTTCCATCCTCTTTCAAAAAGCCAGTGCCATTTGAAGTAATTTTAGGTCCTTTAGTTACCGTATGTGTTCCACTAAATTTAGTTAAATAATCTGCGGCACCATCACTTGCGGTAATGGCACCATCAATATTTGTTTGTGCTACAGTCCAGTCGCTATTTGATGCAGTACTAGAATTATAATCTTTAACCGCAATAATTAGATCGCCAACTTCACAAACCTATCCAGCATATGTACCAGCTGTAATAACACGATAAGTATAACCTGCTTGATAATCAGCTGTTGGTAATGTACCGGGATTACCACTAGTGCCAATAGTGCCTTTAAATTGCATAGCATCATTTGCCGCCAATTTATTGTTGATTGCAGCCGCAACAAATGCAGTAGTTGCAATTGTCGTAGAACTGTCAGTAGCATCAGACACAGTTGGTGCTGTAGGAGTACCAGTTAAAGCTGGGCTAGCTAAACGAGCAATTGTGCTAGGAATATCAGCATCTGCCAATGCTCTAAAAGAGGGCACACCATTAGCATCAGAAGGAGCAGCTAGCACATAATTTTTTGTTTTACTAGTATATGGGTTTTGTGTGTCGCCGTAGCCGCTAGCTAAAGAAATAGTTGTACTTAAAGTTCCATTCTGTGCCGTATCAACGCTTGATACAACTGGAGAACTACCTTGTACCTAAACACTAGTGACAGTACCTGGATTATTAGTAAATGATTCCCAAGTACCAGCCTATGTTAGTGCTTTACCTTTATTTGTAGTATTATTTGCCCCAAATGATAGCGAAGCTCTAGCAACTTTATTTCCATCACTACTATCAGTAATAACTAATTTATCTCCGTCTCCAATAGTAACATCATTAGTCTATAGAGCTCCACCATTAGTAATATTACCATGAGTATGCTCATATGTTGCGGCACCGCCAGAAGCTCCTATTTTTGTAATGCCGGCTACAGTTGAACTAGCTTCTTGTTCAGTCTATAAAGCCCAAGTATTCGCTGCAGTCTTCTTTAAATAGCCACTGGTCCCTGTTAATGCTTCAATTGCTTTTAAATCATCAGCATTATTAACATTTGCTAAACTAACTGATGCTAATCCATCAGCACCTGTGTCGGTACCGCTATTCATTATCCAACGTTTAGAAGTAGCTGTTGCATCTAATGCACCATCATAAAAAGTAAAGCTGACAATTGCATTATCATGCCAAGAAGTAGATAATGTATTACCTACTGGGCTATCACCATAAGCATAAATTGGATAAGTGGTTGCATTAGATTCAGAATTAAATTGTAATGTAGGATTAGCAGCAGTATTTGTATGTGTAAATAAAACGTGAATAGTTAAGCCATGTGTCGGTGTAAAATTTGTAATTTCTTCTATTACAACTTTTTTCGCGGCTACATTTGCTTCAGTAGTACAAGTTCCAAACAAAGTAGAACCAGTTAAATATTCAGAACCATCTACTTTAACTATACCAATATAATCAGTTATTGAATTAGTCATTCCCGCCATTGTTAATCACCTCTGGAGATGTTTCTGTAAGATTAGTAATAACAACAATATCTTCAGTCTCCAATTCAGGAGCAGTTCCATTCTCAGCCTATAATTTATTATTTTCTACATTTAAAATTGTCATGCTTCCGGCAGACCAAGATTTAACTGATTTTATTGTTTGTGTTGTTATTTGATATGTAAAATGTGATAGTTGAGTATAACCAATACCTGCGGAAAAACAAAAAATACGATTATTGGCTAAATCAACATATAATTTATTTGATTCACCACTACGTGGAAAACTACTTGTATTAGCATATAAAATTATGCTATCGCCTGGTAGAGAAGAACCGTTAATAGTTCCTGCATCAATAAATGGTAATGCAGTAACATCCTGTGTTCCATCTCCTACTTTTAAACGAGAAAAGGGGTGAGCCCCATCAGCTGAATAGATGATGAGCTCACCCGAAAGTGGTACGAAACCACGGCTTCCGTCCTTAGGACCAGCCTTATTCCAATTAGCTTCAGTATCACTTTTCAACTGAATTCGTGTGTTCACGGTTTTAGTAGCCATGAAAGCACCTCCTCGGCATCATTCCAGCCAAGTTTAATCAATTAAGGTTGTTGAATCACCGCACCTTAGTATTAAATAATCTGTTGTATTACTTGCGGGTGTATTAACTATATCATATACCCACCCAGTTTTTGCTATTTTAGCAAATTCTAATTTTTTTGTAGTTTCATCTAAATCAATATCTTCATATGGCGTTGCGGGAATACCTGTAGGTACTCGCGCGCCTTTTAATACAGTAAAACTAACTGCTGATTCATCAATTTGAATATTTACATATTTATCCTAATCAGGCACTTGTTCGACACCATTAAGATAAATTTTTTCAATTTTATTAGCATGCTCAGCATGATCTGGTATTATAATATCTACTGTTTTTTCCTAAGTTGGAGAAATGGTAGCCCCATTAACACTAATACTTTGTATTGTATTAACTTGAGCTCCAGTCTGTATGCCAGCTAGCTTTTGTTGTTCTTGTTCAGTATATTCAATTAATTCTAATTGAACTGATTTTGTCAATCCTTTATAAGTCTTAGGTATGATTTCATTTTCATTTAAAAAGAAATGCTCGATTACATTAACTTGTGCATTTTGTTCAATACCGCGAAGTTTTTCTTCTTCTTCAGGTGTTAATGAACTTAAACGGATTGCAATAGAATTTTGATTACCATCAATTACAGAAGGAGTAACTTCTAATCCATTTACATATAAATGTTCAATTAAATTACGCTAAGCTCCTTCTTCAATGTCTGCTAATTTTTGCTGCTCTTCATCCGTATAATCATTAGATGAAAGGCTTTTTCCTTCTTCTTTATCTACCTTATTTGATAAATCTGTTATTAAATTACTAATTTTAGATTGCGCTATATCGGCATTATCTAATATGTCGTTGTTACTAACTGTACCTTTAATAATATAGCTGCCTTCATCTCCTAATAAGCGCCAATTGCCGCCAGTCCAAACGAATTCTTTATAATTATAAACAATTACATCTCCAGGCTCTGCCTATGAAAAATTATATCCATTAATTTGTGGATTAACAGCGCTATTATTAACAATTTCAACTGTTGCTTCGCCGCGATAATGCATCGCGCTAGTAATACCCGCAGTTGCATTCGTAATATAATTAATTATAGCTTTATTTGTTGCTAAATGATTATTATTCGTTAAAGTAGTATCAATAGGCTTACTAGTGAGACTTTCGCTACCATTTCCAATTAATACTTCATCATATTCAAAAACTTGACGACCTGTACCACCATGAGCAACATCTATAACACCATTAATATTAGAAGCATATAAAGGACTTCGAGTAACGGAAATTAAACCATCAGTCTAATCTACTCCTATTACTACCTAATTATTATTAATATTATCTGTATAATTTAAAGTAGCTAATTTATCATTAATTTTTGTATTAACATAAGTTGATAAACTCCAATAATCACTAGGACCGCTACCTAACCAAGCAATAACATCGGCAAATTCATTTAAATCTATATAATTTAATTCATCTGTTACCCAATCAGTATCATTAGCACCTTTAGACTATAAAAAATACTTATTAATATTAGCATCTGTACCTTTCTATAACCTATAACTACGAGCTTCAACAGTTACATCTCCTGAAATATTATTAATATATTCTTGAATTAGTGTTGTTAAACCTATAATTTCATTAGCATTATAACTTGGTTTCGTTTGAGATTTAGCCCAATTATATACATCCGCGGCCACTCCCTAGACCCAAGGCAATTCAGAAAAATAATGGTATCCATCACCTATTTTTATACCTATAGCTGGTGGTGTATTTTCAGGCCTGATATTAGATTCAATAATACTATATTCCTATGGCATCGCCGCGATTGCGGCTTCGCCTGTTTTTAAAATAACAGTACTATGCATCCAATTATCATAGGTATCGTAGCGTAATAATATGCGCGTTTCAATTTGATGTTCCGCCATTTACGCCACCTCCCTTATGCATGTCCGCCGTATATAATAAATATATCTCCTGTTGGAACATATAATTTAGTTGTTGAAACATCATTAATGGTCATAAAACCAGTATTAGAATTAACCTATACGCCGTCAGGCTAAGTAGTGGATTTAACTCCACCCAATCGTGCTTCTGTGGCTATTTGTAAATCAAAACCGCCACTACCGCCATCGCCAGTTTCGCCTATCATATCCCAAACACCATTGATTACTATATATTCTTCATAATAATTTCCTGATGGTGCTGGAACCATATACATTGCATTTGGATCTGCGTTCATGGCCGATGGCAGTTCATCTACTATTATTCTTTTTAATCCTACAGCTTCAGCAACTTTATCATCTACATATTTTTTATTTGGCACATCTGTATCATTAACTGGAGGCTCTGTTATTACTAAACTTGTAATAGCTTCTCCTGCAATTGCTTCTAAAGTTGCAATTGTATTCTAAAATGCATCACTAAAAGTAATTGTACCATCTAAATTCTGTTTAAAATAAGATAAATCCAATTTATTTAAATAAGGTAAATGTATCCAATCAAGTATTCCATCACCAATTTTTAACCAACCTGTATCTACTTCTAAGCCATATTCACCTTGAGCTAGAATAGGGTTTCGCGTAGTCCAATCGGCTGCTTCATCATGACGAATTTGTAAAGTGACTTTTACACTATTAGTAGCCATTACGCTTCACCACCATCAAGTCTAGTATTTGCTATTAGCATTGCATTAACTGGAATATATTCATCATTCCAATAATATAATATTTTAGTTTCTAAATCAAAATATAGCTTATCAGTAATACCAGTATCTGGAAACGCCGAATAAGTTGCAAACATAATACTACGTGGTCCAACATAACCTTTGAAGAGCTCTTTAAAGTCCTCCTCAGTTCCATCAAACCCATTTTGAACAGCGATAAGATATAATTGATGATTTAAAATATTTAATGATGTGTTTTCCCAAGGATATATCATTGATAAAGTTGTGGTATGTGGATTATGAGGAATTGACATATCCACTACATTATCATATACTGATGAGCCCCAAGGATAAATTATTGCTAGTCCGCCCGCGCGAGGATGAGGGGGCATAATAGCGGCATCGTACTCTAATAATAAATCACGAGTTCTCCACCGTTCGTGATTCCAATTTTTCTGCATTTGAAATCACTTCCTTTATTTTCTTTTTATATTTTTTATAATAATGCTATTGCTCTTTAATAATTTCTATAGCATCATAATTAATTGTCTCCAATTCAATTAGCTTCTGCTATGCTTGCCGCAATTCTTCAATGACGTCTTTAATATATTTCTCTAAAAAATTAGCTGCAGCAATTTCATTGAGAACTGCTAGTTCCTAGTACATATTTTGATATAATGTTTTAGTTTCACGTTCCCAATTTACCCACTGCTTCATCATATTTTGTATAGCAGAACGCTTTGTGTTGGCATCAACTTCTTGTCTAGTATATTTGTACCAACTCTATGAAAATACTTCAATTTCTGCCGCGGAAACATTTAATATTTTATAATAATTTTCTGTATAGTAATGAGATAATTGTAATTGCTCTTGAATTTCTGAAAGATAATGATATTCTTGACATTTTTTATAGCCCGGTAATGATAAGAAATCATAAGCTTCCATCATTTTATAATGCATCTCTATGCCAGTTTTCATATGAGTAATTAATGTGGTAAAAATTTCTTCTATATTCATAGCTAAAAGAAAAGGCGCTGGACTATTACGTCCAGCGCACTTTATTATCTAATTTTAGTAACCACAATATTAATATGAGCATCGGTCAATGCCTGCTCACCATTTAATACTTGTAAAACTGTTGGGCTAGAGAAGCAATTACAATTACAATTATTTTCACTTACTTGGACAAAGGTTTTAAAACCAAAATTAGCTACTGTAGCTGCCGCTGTTGTAAATGAACTAATAGCTTGCGGCAATGCTACACCATTTACATTAAGTTGAACTGTATTCACTCCTGCGGCCGCACCTGTTGCGAAACCGTCAACTTCAACGAGATAAACACCGCGTTGATTTAGTTGGATAGTTGCGGGCGCAGATAACTTTTCGGCGCATCCTTTGTCAATAGTAGCATTATTAAATGGAAAAGCAGCATTAGCATCTATTGCTAAATTAGAACTATAAGCCTGTAGCATAAGTCATCACTCCTTATATAATGCGAGCATACCCTTAACTGCCGCGGCGTGAGCTATATATCTTTTATGTAAAATATCGTATAATAACTTCATCGCCTCTGGCGGGTCCCCTTTCTTTTTTCTGTAGTCCTCTATTATAGAAACTACTTGGGTATGTAGTAAATTCATATGTCCCATTTTATCATTAGCAATTTTATAGAAGGTTTCTGCTAATTGAGGGTATTCTTCTTTTTTCTCAATAGCGCATTTCGCATAGCATTCGGCGCTATCAAGCTCCTCCTCAATCATATCGCATAATTTTTCAATTATCTTCATATGTTTTTCCTCCAAATAAAAAAGAGGGACGCGTTAGTACGCGTCCCTTAGTCGGCGTACTCAATACGCTCTATTAATTGCACCCACATCCACAGAAAGGGTTGTTACCAGCATTATAAACGAAGCCTTGAGGATAGCGAACTACATTACCAAGCTGGTTTTGTAGCTCAAGCTGGTTAATACGGTTTTGCATTTCTTCCATTTTATTGCCCATAATAGCATCAAGAATTTTTTGACCTACTGCGGTGACATTAGCATTGATAGCTGCAGTATTCATAGCTGCGTTATAATTTACGCCATCAATTGCGCGAAGAATGCCGCAACCAGTTTCATTTTGTTTAGCGAGTAAGTTAGCCTGTCCAACAGCAAGACCTGCTAAATCACGTTGGAGTTCCATATATTTGTCGCCTACATAGCTTACTACATCGTGATATACTTGATTAGTCGCGGCAACAGATTGAGCAGTGCCACCAGTTACTGCGGCTAAAATATCACGTGTTTGAGCTTGGAGGTTCTGGGTGTCGAAACCATTTTGAACTTGATCGCGAGTAGCATACTGTTCATAGCCACCACGATTGCCCCAGTTGTCAAAGCCGCCACCCATTAGAGCAAGAATAGCAAATAACCACAAACCCTCGCCCCAGTTTCCATCACGTCCGGTTACGGCCGCCATATCAGCAGCAGAAAGATTTCCATCCATATGAATCACGCCCCTGTTAAAATATTTTGATATAAAAAGAGCACGCTTTCGCGTGCTTAAAAATTATATCCCTAATCCTTTTAGCACTTCTTGCGGGTCTACACCCGCTTCACGTGCTAATTCATAAAATAACTGTTGTGCATTTCCGCCATTTCTATTAACGAAATTCATAACAGTTTTAAGCTCTTTATTTTGCTCAAGCATATTCTGCATTGCGAGCATTGGATTTTTGCTATTTTTATACAGTTGTACCATTTGTCTCAATTGGTCCATTTGTGGGCTCTGTTGTGGCCGTTGGCTAACGTTGCTTCTTGGATTTAGAAGTGGATTGTTGTACATATAAATCCTCCAATTTCTTTACGCGCTCCGCTAAATCATTTACATTAACGGGCTCTTGTGCTTTATGTGGATAAATATCATAAGGCTCTACAGTTAAGTAACCACCGCTATCTGTATGAGCAAACCAAATCATTGGTGCTGTTTCATCAGCTAAAATTGCTCTACTATTTGGCGCCATACGAAAATTATTAGCACCGGCTTCACCTTTTACTTGAATAATTTCATATTTGGGAGCCATTTGGTAATAATTAGGCTAGGCAACCTGTTGCATACCCATTAAAGGATTATTCCAATTATAAGTATTATTCATTCACTCACCCCAACTTGCGGCCGCAAGATGGACAGTAAGAACAAGGGCGCATATTGTTTGCGCGATCAAGAAAGTAAAGTTCAATGTCCTTATTCTTACGTTTGTCTTTACAAAAGCCGCATCCAATTTCAATTTCGTTTACAATTGTAGTTTCTTCGGTTTCAGTAGAATATACTTCTTCGTAGTAATAATCGTCTCTATTTCGTCCCATATTAACCTCTCATTTCTTTTTTTCTTTAATTATATTATATCACAAACATTTTAGTTTGTCAAATCTTTTCCATAAAAAAAGTGTGGGCGCAAGCAGATATGTATGTCTGTTTACGCCCACTGTAAAAATTTTTATTCACCTTCAGGCTAAGGATTTTCTTCAGGCTCAACCTCTAGTTCTGGATCAGGATCAGGAGCAATAGAACCAATTACTTGACGTTCAATTGGTTGACCAGCAGAAGTCATAAGTACAACCATCTGTTGCTGACGGTCGTCACGCTTGCACATTGCGCCAAAAGTTTCGTGGAACTCTCCCTTTGCGCGCTGAAGTGTTTTCTCGACATCACCATTATAAGAACGGCTGTCGAATACCTTAGGATAACCAGATAGGGTGTTGTAGGCGCCATTAGCGTCTACTACTTTTGCATATACTTCATAAATTGTACGTACCATAGAGATCACTCCTTATGTGATGTTGTACTCCCGTAGGAGTAGTTTATTAGTAATTAATGGCTCCAATAAGCCAATTCAATGTTGCCGTTTGCGTTGGACCAGACGTTGTTAGTGCCACGGAGGGTTTTGAGCTGGGTTGGGGTGAGGGTTGCAACCAGTTGTGGGGTTTGTAGAGTGTATATTAAATATGGATTATACTCTGATAACCACGCAGCCACCGCCGTATTTCTATCACCAGCAGAAGTTTCTGATGTAACACCAATTGCATCGTTAGAAACAGAATAGTGCAATAAACCTGTTCCGTCATAATTACAACGCCAAGCCTCTCTGCCACAATTCCCTTTTGACATGTAATTCCCAATCAGTAACCCATTCGTGTTACTTTGTTGAGATATGCTAAAATATCTATGGGTAAACGTGGCTCCTTGATATGCTGGATTGTCAACAAAGCCACCAACTCCGCCTTTTATGTCATTCGGTGGTATTTGTACTTTTCTATGAGTTGCCACCAACTCCCCCTTCACCAAATCCACATACCCGCCGTATACGGTCCCGGCAGAGGAAGTCCAGTCGAAGGGAATGGTCGTACCGTTGTAGGGTTCGTAAGAAGTGGCGGCGGTTCCGATTTCCATTTGCCAGTACGCCTTTGCGAATACGTCGTTCAGCGCCGCTTGCATATTGGCATAGCCGCTCTGCGGGTTAATCGCAAATCGAACAGCACCGTAAGGCCCGGTTGTAAAACTGGTCGTATATCTTCTCAGACCGTTTGCACCATTCACATAATACCTAAACGTTCCGGTGTCTGATACATCACTATATGTGCTATTATAGATTTTTATTCCCCAATAACACACAGGGTCTGCTGTTGCGTCTTGTCCTGTTCTGTCCCAGTTGATATAGTACTGCGTATTCGGTTTCAGGAAGATCGCATCAGTATAGCGGTATCCGTATAAGCCTAAAGTGCTATACGATTCGGCTTGTGACAGTACGCTGGCATTCAACAAGTTCTTCCCCGTCCGATACACCTCGCACCCAGTCCACCCCGTAATCGGCCTGACATTATCCGGACTTGGGTCACCACTACCTTCTTGTACAGGTTCAAAATGCACCTTACATTCCTTCAGCGGCGCAATAACATCCGTCCTGAAGCTCTGCAACGTTGCCGCCGCTGGTTTTACAATGTGCGGCTGATTAGCCATAATGAAGGCTTTTCGCTGCAATAGGTCTTGCGTCTCGTGCAAATCGTACTCAACTTCAACATAGTCCGCGTTGGACCAGACGTTGTTGCGGCCGAGGAAGGTTTGGAGGGCGGTTGGGGCGAGGGGGTAGTGGATGGGTTCTCTTAATTTGTATACTACGGATGCTGGATGTTCTTGGAGGTAAGCATTAACAAAGTCTTTTCGCTTTTGCGCCGTGTCAAGTTCAGGATGATCTGCCGTATTAGCCGCCCAAATTCTAAGATACAAATATCCAGCACCTGTCGTACGCATAAATGGTAAAGATTGTGGATTCGTTTCAGTGTTTGCTACTATTGGCATGCTGTCGCAGCAATACTTTGAATGAAACTCACTATCATACATTCCGGTTGGTGAAACATATACCCATCCGCCGATAATATAATTGTCATTGCTGTAGTCACTATTACACTTGATATTTACTCCGTCCATAACAACTTTATACCACTCCGCCACCACTTCCCCTTTCGCCAGATCGACATAGCCGCCGTAGACGGTGTTGTCGGAGGAGTAGGGTTCGTAGGTGGTTGCGGTGGAGCCGAGTTCGATTTGTTCTTGTGATGTATTTTTATATGATTGTAATACAATATAATAAACATTATCTGCCACAGTAAAAGTCATTGTGTAATTTTCAGAATTTTTAAGCTGTTCATTAAGCATTGAAACAAAAGTTTTATCTTTTGTATATCCGCATACTCTACTATATGCCGCAACACTATCATTTTTTACAGATGAATAAATATAATCTCCAGGCGATAAATGAAGATAATCGGTACGCCTAAAGGAATTATTAGTATCAAAAGTTCCATCAGACTTAACATATTCATTATCTATATAAGCAGAAACATCAAGTTTATTCTTCCCCAACACCCCGAACTTGTAGTCCTCAGTATATCCGCTTACTTCAGGGCCATACAGGAACTCGCCTGTTCCGGCATTGGTGTAGAAGGTTTGAGATACCGTGTCGTACATTCCGGGTTTGTTATCAGATTTGCGAAGACAAGGGACAAAATCGGCGGCAATAATGCCGTTTTCACGGAAAGTCAGAAAATAAATTCTTGCACCTGTATTCAAGTATTGAGCATTACCACTACCATTCCATGCGAAAATGTACATCGGAAAAGTGTTTTCGCCATCTCGTATAGTTTTATCTGTTGTCGTATTGCCGCCTATTGTAAGGCACACGTTATTAACACGCAAATCATACACAACATCAGAACTTGTACAAAACCCATACAACTGATTTCGATAATTATATTTTCCGCACGCCACATACCAGCCCGTTCCAGCATAACATTCGCATTGGAATGTCCATTTAGTGGAACCTGCAGAGCTACCAAAATACATTGAATCGTTAGATTGGGTAGCTCTATGCATAAACCGCATTGTTATATCAGCCCAGCCAGACTGAACAATGTAGTTCGTCGCGATGTACTGCGTCCCGGTACATTCCAGATACTCGACCTTCTTATACTCACTTGGAACAGAAGAGGTGCTTGCGTTTGCAGAAGTCCAGTCATACGCTTTTACTCCATCCCATCCAACAATCGGCCGCACATTCTCCGGACTCGGGTCTCCTGTTCCATCCTGCTTCGGGCTAAAATGCACCTTCAAGCTTCTAATCTCCGCATTAGTAGGGCAGTGGAATGATGCCACAGGCCCAGTATATTTTACAGTGCCCATGACATCACCGCCCCATACCCATCTGTAATGCAAATTTCATAAACTCTTTCAGTTTCAAGTGCTGTGTCATCAAACCATTCAGGCCATACAACACCAGTCGCAGTAAGCACAGTAGGCGTTGTGCCGCTGGTGAAGCGTATAATGCAAATGCCGCTTGCGGGTGGAGTAATGGTCAATGTAACAACTTCGCCGCAGACGTAGCGGGTGTTTTCAACTGCGGTGATTGAGGGAGTTGTGCCCGTGACAGATACCGTGCCAGTTGAGCCATCAACAATACCGAGCATTGATTTAATGGAGGCTTTGGCGGAGTCGGTGTAGGTGCCGACTGCGTTACTGGACGCGCTTTGGGTTGAGTCTCCTGCGGCTTTAGCAAGACCATAGAAGACAGATTCATGCTGATTATATGGAACGATGCTGTTATATTGATGTGTCCCTGCTTTTATTTCTGCCGTGATCGGCTTTACAGTATATATTTGTCCTGCTGAATTAACCGAAATACCAAATCCGTTCTTTGGCTTTATAAGACCAAGGTTTGATGTGCTTGCTATCGGCACATTCGCCACGCCGTTACTAACTACGCTCGTGCCATTGACTTGCACATCATGCACTGCATAATCCGTCATTTTACACTCTTCCGCATTATGCCCACTTATTTCATCCCCTTCATTTTGCACTACAATACTCTCCGCAGCCGCAATCGCTGTCGTAACTTTGTAGAGCTTGCCGTTCGCAGTAAATACATCGCCAACCGCATAGGCTTTTGAGGCGATGAGGGTAGGTTCGGATGGGGCGATGAGGGAGGAGACGCCGAGCATTTGTTGGATGCTTTGCTTGGCTTCATCGGTGTAAGTACCAACGGCATTATCAGAGTTCTTTTGTGTTGTGTCTCCTGCCGCCTTAGCTAAACCATAAAAAGTAGATTGATGTTGCATTGAAGCAGTTATAGCTGTTTCTTGATTCTCGCCTTTAATATATCCGATTGGCCGTGGTTTTATGGTTAATTTTGGTATACCTAAATAGTTTGCTATACCAAGACTTGCATTATCGGGCATTACTACACCATAGCTATTCTCTGTTGCCATCGGTATATTAGCAACTCCATTACTTGCAATACTCGTCCCATTCACCTGCACATCAGTTACAGGCTCCGCTTGCGGCGTTACGTATATATCGTTCTCGTTGTATGTAACGGTGACACCATCCACAGTTATGGTGCCATTGGTTATAAGCTCTTGATATTGAGCTTGTGATAGGTAGACTATTTGTTTTGAATAATCAGGCATTAGGTGTCACCTCCTCTATGCGAAGTATAATAACTTAATTTATATGTCCAGCCAGATATAAATCTAACTGGGCTATTTGTAAAAATTGTAAATGTTTTTGCGTCTGCATCATATGTAATATTGCCTGCTGCTATTTGCCAATGGTCTTCCTAATTGCTTTGATTTATTCCAGTCGCACGGCCGCCAGCATACTGGCCACCTTGATATTCTGTCCAAACACCACAAGCCGCAGTACATCCATAAAAACCACTTGGTGTTATACCAGACATATTCATCACACCAACTATAAAAGCGTCTGGTTTATTTTCAACATTGCTAAAAATAATAGTTTGTGAATTATTTTCTTGGGCTATGGTTGTATTCTGATATATTTCTCCAACAGGTATTTTTGTCGCAATACCCACAGCATTCTAACCTAAATACATCATATCAACCTCACCACCTTTAATCCATTCACTAGCTTTTCGCCGCCAGTGCTATCGTTATTACAATTTATATATATGTCGCCTGCGTAGTGTCCGTTACCGGACCAATCTAGGGCGTAGGCATTTGAAGTACCATAAGCTGAACCATTACCTACAATATGGGCATAATTCATTGTTGTATTTTTAGTCCAATTAGCCGTAGTAAACTCTGCATCTGAGTTAGCATTTTGACAAATATAACCTTCAATAGTTGTTTCATTATTTACTGTAGTTGTTATTTTTACTTTATCATCTACAGAATAGACAGTATTAGCAACCCATTCTGGCCAATTACTAAAAGAATCGGGAACATTATATACACCTTCTACATGCTGACTTTCTCCGTTAGCAATAGTATTGCTTCCCTCGGCATGAGAACAATTGCCGTTCGCGTCAGTAACACCGCCTTCAGAATGAGATGCCATACCATTAGCTCCGGTCATCCATCCTTCAGCATGAGATCTTGAAGCAGACGCAGTAGTATAATAACCCTCTGCATGAGAATTAGCACCGGATGAGGTAGTATAATAACCCTCTGCATGAGAATTAGCACCGGATGCGGTTACACGATTTCCTTCGGCATGAGCTCTGTTCCCAGAAGCTATCGTTTGCTGCCCCTCTGCATGAGAATTAGTACCAGAAGCGGTCGTAACATTTCCTTCTGCGTGAGAATAATTTCCAGAAGCGGTAGTCATTATTCCTTCTGCAAATGATCCAACACCTTCTGCCGTTTGAGTAAAAGTAACTCCACTATACACAAATGCTTTTGTCTGTACACTCCCAACGCCACTTCCGCTCTCAACAGGCACATCGCTTTCTTTTACAAGTTTCTCTCCGCCTGTCGAATCAGCATTAGCGCCAACATACACATCACCTGCGAAGTGGCCGTTACCATCCCAGTCAAGAGCATATGCATTA